GAATTCCGCGATTTAGAGCGGCACTGTCTTGAAATCGAGAGCAAACTTCTAACATATGTCAGATTAGACGGAGATTCTTTGCGTGCGTGAAGCGACCTGGCCATTTCCGATTTGCTTTGACGAAGAAAATCATCTCTACAGCCGCAATGGAGTCACCTACCGCAGCGTGACCCAAGTCATTGCAGAGGCAGGCTGGTGCGATTTTTCTTTTGTCGAAGAGGATCTTCGGATTCATTCCATGAAGCGCGGGAAGTCTGTGCATTGGTTGCTTCAATGCGAAGACCAGGGCGCGTTGAATTACCGCACGGTGCCAGCGGCCTTGCGAGGCTACCGGAGAGCTTGGTTGGCTTGGAAGAAAGCCAGCGGATTTATTCCCGAACTGATCGAGTGGAGATTTATTTCGGAGTTCGGATTCGCCGGCACGATCGACAGGTTTGGAAGTTTGCCAGCAACCGAATCTTACAAGACGGAGACGAAGGCTGTGATTGATCTTAAAAGCGGGCCAATCGGAGATTGGGTTAAATTCCAGACTTGTGCCTATGCGCTCGGCGTCGAGCCGCGGCTTGCTCTGGCGCGGCGCATTCGGAGGATCGGCGTCGAACTCCGCAGGGACGGGACGTACAGCACGAGGGAATTTCCGCTGATGACGTTCGATTCGGACATCTCAAAGTTCATGAAGGCAGTGCGATGAGAAGGTTGTTGTGCCGCTGGCTGGCATTCATCTGTTTGGCTTGCGTGATGGCCTCGCTCCTCCACGAGAGCAGCAGTGGCAGTGATGCAGGATGGTTTGCATTGGAGTTGGTATTTTCATTAGCGGCAGCAGTATGTTGGGAAGTAGCAGAAATTAAAAGATAGGAAGTAGGAAGGAACGAGGCATGGAACATCAGAAAGTAATTAGCGTAAAGAACTTGCCAACTAGAGCGCCGACAACCGTGACAGTTTTGGCCGCGCTTGTTTTGGATCGCCTAAAGGCTCCTGGTTGGGTGGCGGGTGCGGTCTGGACTGTGATAGCAATTCTTTGGATTGCTACGGTCGTCGCATGGTTGCGAGAGGATTATGTCGAACTGAAGGAGTTGCAGAAGGAAAGGAACATGTCATGCCCGAAGTAATCGCCAAGCAGGAAGAGGAGTTGACCCAGCAGGCGCTAACGATTGTCGAACGCGCACAACTTGTGAGGATCGTAGATCAGCCGACCTATGATCTGGCGACGACGCTTTTGCTAACGGAAATCAAACCGTTACGGAAACGCTGGACCGACTATTGGGATGAAGTCAAGCGCCCCTTGCGGAAGGCGGTGGATGCGGTCCAAGCCAAGTTCAATGCGGGTGACGGACCGCTGGAGAATGCGGAGCGGCAGATTAAGGGCGAGATCAATCGCTGGGATGCTGAACAGCAGCGCATCCAACAAGAACGGCAGCGCGCCGCTCAGGAGTTGGCGGATAGAGAGGCCGAAGAGGAACGGAACCGCGCTGCCATCGTCGCAGAAGAGGCAGGTGCTACAGCAGAGGAAGTGCAGGCCATTGCAGAGGCGCCTACGCTGGCGATTGCACCGCCTGTGCCGATGACCTACCAGAAAGCGAGCGGCGTCAGCAAGCGTGACAACTGGAAAGGCCGAGTCGTTGACATCAAAAAGTTATGTCTGGCAATTGCGAAAGGGCAGGTGCCAGCGAACTACGTTCTACCAAATGAGGCTGCGATTAACGCACGTGCGAAGGCTGACAAAAATACACTGAACGTTCCAGGCGTCGTGGCCTACAACGAACCCATCATTTCAGGCCGACCGCGATGACGTATCATCCCCTTGCGAACGACACAGGCCAGACTCCAGAGTGCCGCACGCAAGAAGCGCAAGACCTGATTGGAATGTTGCGGCCCTGCATGGACGACATGACGCTCAAGGAGCAGCGGTTCGTCAACGAAACGATAGAGAGGTTCGCGGAGTATGGAGTGCGGACTATCGTGAGCGTGAAACAATTGTTCTACTTACGTGACATTCGCGATAAATACCTTTGACATCTCCGCGATTCACTAGTATTCTATTGTCATGCCATACGATTTTAATGACATCAAGAGCAGTATTGCATTCATAGAGGCCGAAGGTCTCAACTGCACAGTCTTGGTGCCAAAGCCGAACCAACTGTTTATCGACTGCGACGACCTTGAGGGAAATAACTGGTTCAACATGAACATCGGCAAGGTGGATGAGCAGGTTGGGCCACTTGAAATAGAATGGCTCCCGAGTCCATCGGGAACGCTGCATCATCATCACATCGTCGTTACCTGTTCTCGTGACCTGACAGATATTGAGCGTATCGCGATGCAAGCATTTCTTGGCTCCGACCGGAAACGCGAGGCGCTTTCATGGGTGCGATTGGTCAATGGCGATCCGCAGCCGACGCTGTTTTATCAGAAGAAACCCGAACTACTGGAGGCTGCAAAGCCAGTTGGACTATTGGAGCAAGGAGATTCGCTATGATTCGTGGCATCACGGTGACAGAGGACGGCACGCAAATTCAGCGCTTGGCAGTCAGCACGAAAATTGCAATAGGGCTGCCGCCTAATCCGGCAGAGGGAAAGAAAGCGCATCCGACAAAGCTGGACCATTTCATTTTTCTACGTAAGTCCACTGTCGAGCAAAACAGGTGGGAGATTGATCCCGAGTTAACGAAACTCTTCGGCGCGAAGTGCAAGAGCGTGGAGATCGTGTTGCTTGACGATGACGTTGAGAATGTGTTCCCAACGAAGTTGGCGTGGTTTACGCAGTCGGCTTGTAAGTGCTTCGGCAATGGGATCACTGCAACCAGGCGCACTGAGAAACACCCCGAAGGCGAACCTTGGACGCCGTGCGGGCCATCCTGCCCAGACCTTGAGCGGGGCGACTGTCGGGCGAGCGGTGATTTGCGTTTCATGCTGGCGGCGATGCCAAAGCTGGGTTCTGTGGTCAGGATTCACACAAGTTCTATTCGCAGCATTCAACAAATATCCTCCAGTCTCCAGCAGATTCAAACTCTGCTCGGGGGAAGATTGGCTGGCATTCGTTGCAATTTGGTTGTCAGGCCGGAAAAAACGAGTTTCATGGGAGAGGACCAGAAGCGTCATGCGACCACGATCCATGCCTTGAACTTAGAGATTCAGTCCGAAGGAATCCACGCTCTGATTAGCAAAATGACGGACCACGCACGCCTATTTGAGCAGACCAAGAAGCTTCTCGGTGGTGGGCGCATTGAAATAATTGAACCAGACGAGGAGCGGGCACCGGAAATCTCGGCCGAGTTCTATCCAGCGTCGGCTATAGCGCCAGCGGTCAAGTTCCCCGAGCCAGAGGAAGCGGAAGAAGTTATTCCAGCGCAGAAGCAGCCGAACATGGACGTAATGTGCCAAGAGTGCCGCCAAGTGAACGGACACAAGCCGGATTGCTTCTACGCGACACAACAGCCTGCTACCTCTGACCGTTCGACGAAGTGCGGCTCTTGTAATGCTCCTCCAAACAAACCCCATGCGACGACTTGCCCAGAGCGAAATAAGCCTTCTCCGGTCGCGGCGAAGCCCTCAGAACCGACAATTCCCGCTACACAGGAGACCGTACAGCCACAAACAGCCGCGTCAACCCCTCAGACTACCCCTCAAGCCACAGAAGAGGCTCCTGCGGGGCTACAAACGATGCCTTTGCAGGTTCTAGGCTTGGCTGTCAAAGAGAAGCCGATCAAAAAGAACGGGAAACTGACTGGCGAGAAGCAATCTTATCGTGTGCTCACCGTCCTTGACAGCGAAAACCTGCAATGGTCACTCTACGCATGGGACACAAAACATTTTGAGTTCTTAGATCCGATTCCGGCAAAGACGAACTGCATTTTTCAGGTCAGCAAATCGAAGTCCGGTGACACGGTGTTCTACTCAATCGAGCACATCGTGGAAACGGGAGGGTTGAAGTTTGTTGACGACAAGCCAGTGATCGAGGGCGAAGTAGTAGAAGCGGAAGATGAGGATATGTCGCTATTTGACGAGCCGACGCCGGAGGGAGAATAGGTTCAAAGCCTACACCGGGTGGAAGCATTCGGTTATGACAGACGAAGAATTCGTAAAATCGCTACATCCTCTAGCTTCGTGCTTTGAGACGACGATCTTCTGGCCCGGTACTGGCCCAGCACGTCGAAGAACGCTGGTAACGCTGTCTCCATTTAAGAGCATGAGCGAAGGCTCTGGAGATACCGCCGCAGAAGCATGGTCGGCGGCAGCACGAAGTCTTAGATGGAAAGCCGACTTGAAGGCAGTGAAAGACGCTTTCGCAAAACTGGCAGAGATCAATTCATGGGCAGAGTTCAAGGCAAAGTTTGCCGAGCACGCGGCGGCTCCTATGCTGCCACTCACCCCTCGCGAACTGGAAATTTTGCAATGGCTTTCCGAAGGCAAGAACTGTAGCGAGATCGCAACGATTCTGGGTACGGCGCACTCAACAGTTTCGCATCAAGCGAACATGATGCAACACAAATTGGAGGCGGTCACAGCGGCCCAGGCTGTGGCAGAAGGGTTCAGGAAAGGATTGCTGAAGTGACTGAGTTGACGAATGCCGTAAGGGAATTTGTTGCGAGTGAAGGAGTACCAGCAAACCGACGATTAGTCTCCGAGGAGATCACAGAGAAGGCGATGCTCCTTGCCATCGAAGAGACAAGGGCGCTTTGCTTGGAATTTCCAAATCGAGAGATGACCGCCGCTACGAACAATTGGGAAATAGGTAAGCGCATCGTGAAACGCCTAGAGTTGATGAAAGTGTCAAAGGAAGTGCGATGAAAAAATCAGATACATGGCCCTACTGGATCGAAGAGGACGCACACGGAGCGACGTTGAAATTCAACGGGACGAAGGTGCTCCATGTTCCGATTCGATTCAGCGAAGGTGGCGAGTACGAGTTCGGGTTGCGGCATCTTCACGAACTGGTAAAGGCCGCACAAGTCACCAACGGCCAGCATGTCACGCTCAAGGAATCTGGTCATAACATTGTCGGGAGTATGCCGCGGAACACCGCAGCCGATCATCTGCACAGTTACGATGTCACGGACGTAGTGGAAGGCAACAGTGTGTGCGACGCCCTGGTGAAACTTGCCGAGCAATTGAAGCGGGAAGGGCGCGACTATACGGCAGATGTCTATCGCACAGGGTACGCCTGAGACCGCATTTCGCACAGTATTCATCAGCTTTTTCGCATTCTCCACAAGTTCTGCACAGCAGGAAACCGATTCGCTAATGCGGATGCTGTGAATTTGTTGTACAGTTCAGGCTTGCAAGAACCAGAGGTTGTGCGGTAGATTGTTCGTAGGATTCCGGGCTGGCGCGCTGGACAAATCTTAGCCGGTTCGCCAGCCCCAGCCCGAGCAATCCCAAAAGGAACCGGCTAACTTGAAATCCAAAAAACATCGGCGTGTGCGCCGCGCATGGCTTTTCTGCTTTGACGCGGATTGGCACCTATGGGATGAACTCAGGGGGATATAGGTGATTCAGTTTTTGGTCGAGGCTATGGAGTTGCGGATTCCGACTGAAGAGAAGTTTTTGGCAGTCTGTATTTCCGACCGAGCAGGTACAGATGGTGTGTTTACCTTCTCGCAGGAACAGTTGTCCAGAGACACTTCCATGTCCGCTGAAAGACTCGGTAGTGCAATGGACTGGCTTATTGAGCACGGAATTGTTGAGTTAACCTTCCAGTTCATTGACGATATTCGATACCAACAGGAGCGCAGATATCGCCTACTTCTTCCTAGCACTGAAACTCCCCGGTACCCAAATTTTACCAACTGCCCAAGTAAGTTGCGCGATGCAGTAATCCTCAATTTTGCCGAAATTTGTAGTTATTGCGATGGTCGTGGCGACAGCACAGTCGGACCAGACGGCGCTCCTTGGAGTGTTGACAGAATAATTCCAGGTGCTCATGGCGGCCTCTATGTAGCAGGTAATGTTACGCTGGCGTGTAAATCATGTAACTCTTCCAAGGGTTCAAAGGTCGGCCTAACCGCGCGGAGTTTAGCGACCGTTATCGAAGAGTCTGAGTTGGTATTATGAGATTAGGTTTTCCTTTTGTTCCATTCCCGCGTGAAATCTGGGAGAAGGACATTGATCTCTCGAAGGCAGAGTTTCGTCTTCTAGGATGGTTCCTAGCCGGACTCAGGTTAGGGGTTCAGCAGGACGGTTTTACGGATGAGGAAATACTGTCCGGCAATAATCGGATGCCTTCGGTTGGACTTAGCCGGAACGCTATGAAAGAAGCGCGGGATGGATTGACTAAGAAAGGCATGTTGAAGTGCGACAAAATCCATTATCACGGGCGCTGGACCTACACTCTTCCAATCATCGACAATCTGTCGGAAAATGACACATCATCTGTCACGGACCGACAGTCTAAGTGTCAAACTTCGCCAGATGATCTGTCAGAAGTTGACAGTGTAATAAGGAAAGAGAGAACTACAGATAAAACCGTAGAGAAAAAGAAGCGCACCTGCACCTTGCCAGAGGATTTTCAGCCGAGTGAATCGAATCGAGCACATGCATTAAGGGAAGGTGTTGATCTTGATAGGGCACTCACCAAATTTAAGGCAAACCATCGGTCTAAGGGATCACGGTTTGTGGACTGGCATGATGCTCTCACGACCTGGATTCTACGGGACGCCGATTACGGGAAAAGCAACGGAAAAGGAAACGGTGTAGATCGACATGAACAACAAATCAACCACCTCCGCGCAACACGCGCAGCAGCCCATGAAATACTTCGACGAAGAGAAGAGGCCGATCAGCAGAACACGATGGATTACGGACCACCTTCTGCTGACGTACGCGTCGATGAGCAAGCCGGAGCCGAACCCGGCAGTCGTAGCGACGATGGCTCAGGATCTAGCCAGCGAGTTGTCCGACGAACAACTGCTTAGAGGGTTGGCGCGGCTACGGAAGGAACGCGAGTGGGTCAGCATCAAGGCCATCATCGAACTGTCCGGCGCAACGGAAGAAGATGGCCGACCTGGAGTCGAGGCAGCATGGGCAATGTGCCCGAAGACGGAAGAGGCTTCGGTCGTGTGGACTGAGGAGATGATGGAGGCCTTCGGGTTGTGCCGGCCGCTGCTGATGTCGGGAGATGAGATTGGCGCACGGATGGTATTCAAGGAAAACTATCCGGCATTCGTGAGCAGAAACCGAGTGAGCCATATTCCGGTACGGTGGACTGTTTCGCTGGGATGGGATCAAAGCGACCGCGTGCGGGCCTTGTCGGAGGCAATTCAGAAAAAGCGCATTCCGCCAAAGCAGGCACTTGAATTGCTGGGCGGTGAGCAGCGCGAGGAATTGCTTTTGCAACTGCCTGTGCCTGAGCGGAAACTTCTGACTGGCGAAGCCGAGCCTAACACTGCGATGCTGAACGGAATGCAGAAAACGCTACTTACACTCAAAGAGCAAGTCAAGATGCCTGAGCCTCTTCCGATTCGCAAGGAGCCTAGCGAGGAAGAAAGAGCAGCGCACGCAAAGCGGGTTCGGGAACAGGCGGCGCAAATAAAGGCGCGGACGGAGAAAGCATCGTGAGTCCGCAAGACTACATTGCAGCTGCAAGAGTTCCTGATCGACTGACGCCACAATCGTTTGGACCGTGGACGATCAAGCGCGTGTCGCTGAAGGATCATCCGAAACTATCTGGCTTCCTAGCCCTGGACTTCCTCAGCAAAGTTGGCTTTCGCGACTACACGCTCTTGCTCCGGCACACATATGCCACGCTCCACTTAGCGGACGGCGAGGTTGTGATGGAAGATTCCCAACGCGAATTACAGAAACATCTTCCGATATGGCTTCGCGCAAAAGGTCACGTCTTGGTCACGGGGTTGGGCCTAGGCTGTGTCGTTCGTGGCTTACTAGCTTCGTCAGCAGTTGAGCAAATTACCGTAGTCGAAATTGACGCGAACATTCTGCGAGTCGTAGGCCATGAGTTTAATGCGAACCCGCGCGTACGATTGATTCACGGCGATGCGTTCAAGGTTCAATTGCGAGAAAAGTTCGAAGCGGCATGGCATGACCTTTGGACCGATGGAGATGTTCATTTATCGGTACTACATGCGAAACTCCTAGCGCAGTTTCGACCACAGTGTAAAGTGCAAGGTGCTTGGAATCTTCCACGGTACTTCAAGCGACAGATGCCAGAGTGGGTACTGCGCTAACGGAGAAAAACAAAGTGAACGACAGAGATCACGCAAAGAAATCCAAAGAGCCAGCGATGCACGTTATGCAATTCGGGAGTGGTTGCGTCTACGCGGAGCCGGTCGCAGGGAATTCTGTTTCCCCTACGTCAGCCAAGTCCAAACGACTTCGTACGGCGATATTCGGCTCGCGAGTAGAAGTGGTTGAGATAAAACTTGATCGCAATCCCGTCACGCGATTGCCCGGTGCCGGGAAAATGGTTCGCATCGAAGTAGGTCCCGATGGACTTCCGCCGGGCACGAGAACCTTCCGCCATGAATGGGAAAAGCCCGATTGGATGAAGCGCATTGCAGCACGATTTAAGCCGAGACATAGTGGAGGTCGCGGCTGAGATGGCTTGTGCGGCGATCTTCAGTTGCAATCACTGCGGCACCATACGGGCAGCGGGAGAATTTTCAGGTCACCGTTCGGGCATGTGGGATGGAGCAATGAATTGTGCAACCTGTAAAACAAAGCAGAAGCATACGTTCGTGAAATACATTTGGCACGATACGAACCCGGAAGAGTGGGCGAGATATGCGAGGGCTGCATGATCCTGCGAAGAGAGGAAAGCACGGAAGAGTTTATGGAGCGTCGATTGACGGCTGGCAAATTGTTTCTTGAATACGCTGGCGACGGCTCTGGTGCGGGAATGTATGCACTGCACGATATGCGGTCGCAGTGGGCCAATCCCTTTCCGCTCGGATTATTCCAGTCCATTCCTGAAGCAGTAGAGTGGATCAGTGCGAACGGGGATTATCTGCGGCGCACGGATACGAGGAGCGCATGAAAGAGACGCCGATCATCATGTCAGGGGATCACCCGGCGAAGATACTCGCAGGAGTCAAGACGCAGACGCGGCGCATCCTTGCCCCACAGCCAGAGCATTCTAAATTTGCGGAGGAATATAAAGACAATCGAACCGTTCCGTACACGATCTGGCAATTCAGTGATTCACCGATAGGAACAGAACATGCCGGATTCACAATGGTCCGCTGCCCATACGGGCGACCAGGAGATCGGCTCTATGTCCGCGAAGCTGGCGTATTGTCCTTGCCATATTCGCCAGATCAAAAAGGCCCGTGGTGGACATTCAAGGATGGTAGCCAAAAGAAACAGGCTGGAAGTTACTGGCCAACGCCGAACCCGCGAACGGATGAATGGTGGAAGAAACAGAACCATAAACTGACGCCAAGCATTCATATGCCGCGTTGGGCATCCCGAATCTTATTGGAAATAGAAGCCGTGCGCGTGGAGCGGGTGCAGGCAATTAGCGAGGAAGATGCGGTCGCAGAAGGCATCCTAAAGAAGTGGGATGACAGCGTGAAAGGGTTGGAAGGCTGGCACTGCATACCGGGCGGTTTCGATACTGCTGTCCGTGCCTATGCATGGCTCTGGGATTTGATCAACGCAAAGCGTGACGGCGGAATCTACTCATGGGCTAAAAACCCTTGGGTCTGGGCGCTGATGTTTCGGAGGATAGATGACAGCGAAGCTTCTACCTTGGCCGATTAAGCCGAAGCGCAAGCGCCGCACGAGTGAGCAGGTCATGGCGGAACACTTCGGGATGTCGGTAGCGGAGTGGCGGCGATGGCAGATGGTACGGGATGCGAAGATAGCGGACGGAACGTGGAACGATGCAGAGCGGGAGAAAGCGTACTACGCGATAATTGAGCAGACGAGTTAGCGCGAATCCGTCCACCGGGTGGAGAGATTGAGAAGAGGTTAAACGATGGCTGAGAAAGAATCCTTTGATTTGGAATCGGTTTACGACGCGGAAATAGCGCCGCTAATGACGAAGATCATTGAAATCTGCAAGGCGCACAAGTTGCCGATGTTCGCCACGTTTCTCTACGTTAACGATCCGGAAGCCGGAGACGAGGGCGTATGTACTACAAATCTGATGTTTGGGGACGAACGTCCGGTCCCACAGAAAATCAGAAATCTAGAACCGAGTCTACGCTCCTCAACTGGCGCATTGCGGCTCACGGTCAAAGACAAAACAGGCGCAATAACTTCAGAAACAGTCATTATGCCCTGAAAGGCGGGAACCATGTTCGGCACGGAAGAGGAAGAGACTCACGAACTCTGTCGCGAAGTAATTGCGGAATTGATGCAACGACCAGCGGAACGGTTTTATGCTGGCGAATATACACTGCTGCAAGCGGCGGCTCTTGGGTTTTACGCGCTGGATCAATTAGTGCTGGAGTGGCTGCTTGACGTGAGGCGATTGACTGACGGCGACCGTCCACTTGAAGGCAATAGCGATTGGGATGCCCGAGGCGGAACAGAACGATGGCCGGGACATTTCAACTGTATCCGACGGGAGATAGTGTCGCCATCCCATATGCTGAGGATGATATGAAACTCAAGGCTCGTCAAATCATCTCCGGCTGGCCGCGCGGCAAAAGTACGAGCGGTCCTGCATCAAAAGAATTGCCATACCACATGAAGCAGCAGCAAATGGTGGATGATTATTTTCACCAATGCTTCGTCAACGCCTTTGTCGAGAAATGGGGAACGCAAGCATTGGACAGCCGAAACCTTTCGCGTCTTAGCCACTTACGTACGGCGAGTTTAAGCGGCGATGTATTCGCACAACTCGCGTGCTGGGCGCATCATCCACTACAGAGGCCAGCATGAAACTCAAGGCACGCGATTTAATTCCAAGCTGGCCGTGCGGTCGGAGTTCAAGCCAGCCGATTCGGATTCCGACATGGTTCCAGTTTGCGTTTTACAAATCGTTGATGGACAAACGATCCTCGCCAATCTTTGGGCCGAGCGATGCGGACTTCGAGCAGTTCACGCGCACGAATGCCATTCTGTTTTTCGAGGCTGAGGAAGAGGCGAAGTATCGCGAAGGGCAGGAACGCATGATGGAGGATTGGAGAATCGAGACCTACAAGATGGAGAATGTCATGCAATACGGCACACGCTATGGCGGGGAATGGCGGTTTGATATCAGCCGCGAACCATACTTATTAATTGGGGCCAAACCATGAGCAAGAAAAAGAAATTTCAAGAGATCATCCCTCCCGACGACTTAATGAACCGCGCCGAAAACTTGGACCGTGAAGCCCGCCGATTATGGACAGAACTTGACATGCACGTTACCGCTGCGGAAATCATCACAATCCCGTTCGGAAAAGTCTGCGCGGAGATGAAAGAGCTGGCGCTACACAAGTACGTTCGTAAGGGGAATTCGCGCAAAGGCTACCCGGCATTTCCTGAGTGGGTGGAGTCGGTGACTGGCGGAAAGTTGTCGAGCAGTTCGTTGTACATGGCGATGGGGCTTTCACGATTGACGGAAGGCGCGAATCCGATTTCGCCCGAAGAAATCGCGCAGATGCCGAAAGAGAATGCGTATCGGCTTTCAACGCAACTTACGCCAGAGCAGCGCACGCCAGACATGATCGAGAAGGCAAAGAAGACGCCGAAAGAAGAGTTCCCGAAGCGCATCCAGGAGAAGTTGAACGAAGGGAAGCCGCTGAGCCAGCAAGTAACGATCCGTGTTGAATTCTTTAAGCAGTGGGCACCGGACGTGGTGAATAAACTCAATGCCACGATTGAACGATTTACAAATTTGCCGATCGTGCGGGACGGCACACACAAGGATAACGATGGGCGCATTCGTTTAGACGCCTTGACGCTGGAAGAGAAAGCTGTGTTGGCGATTTGTTTCGCGGCCGAGTGCGACTGCGATTTGCTTTTGAAACAAGCAGAGGCGGAGGCGGAACAACATGAAGAGATCATCCTACCTGAAGCGCAGGACGCCATTGCCGAGACAGACGAAGCCGTTGAAGCGGACGGAGATCAAGAGGGAGAGTACGTGGAAGAAGTTGCAGAAGAGTTCCACGAAACGCGGCGCGTCGTCCCGCTCGAAGAAGTCGAGAGCTAAGCCGGTACCGAAAGCCTCGCAGCATTGGACGCTGAGCGAAGACGGGGCATTGCGGACCTATCCAGATGGTCGCGAGGTTTGCACCAAAACTCCAAAAGGCAGGGCGCTCTACCGACAGCGCACGCTAGAAATGGCAGCACGTCAGGATTGGATCTGTGGATTCAGAAAAGTAGACCGCTGTTTGATGCCATCGGAAAGCATGGACGACGAATGGAATCACGGGCGCGAGGCTACCTTCGAGCACGCGAATAAACGCGGAGCCGGCAAGCAAAACGATTCGATAGCGCTGGCTACTGGTAACTGTGCGGTCCACGGGCTCTGCAATGGAGCAGTGGGAAGTGAAAGAGTCCTGTGATCCATCCAATAAATTGCTTTGACATCATGAGGATTCACTAGTATTCTAACGCCATTGAGCTTTAATCCTGATCCTGCCGCTGTGACAGGGCGGTTGGAGTGAGGGTTAAAAGAGAATGAAAGAGACAGTCAATCATCCTCAACATTATGGCGGGGACGTTCTGCATGAGACTTGGAAGTGTCTGCACGCTTGGGGACTGGAGTCGGACGCGCTGATCTGGAACGTGGTGAAGTATCTGAGCCGCGCCGGGAAGAAGGGCGCACTACTGGAAGATTTGAAGAAGGCAAAGTGGTATCTCGATAAGCGGATTGAGTTGCTCGAATCGGAGAAGAAATGAGAAAAGGGCAGGCCGATCCTCGCGGGAAGTTCGAGACGCCGTACCGCATATCGGGCATGTGCGCGGATTGTACGCCAGAAAAGCGGCATCCGTCGAAGCACGCTAAGTGCTACAACGTTAACTGCATCTGCCCTCATCATCCGCACTGGACGGCCTTGTACGCACGAGAGGCTGGGTTGAGGACGCAAGCCAAGCCGGGAGATTTCGATTACAGGGTGAAGCCCTAATTGTGAGTGAGGGTTAAAACGGAGGAGATATGGAATATCACAAGATTGAAACGTTGTACGAACGCGACGAAAAGACGCATCGACTCAAGCCTGAGTTGGCGTTAAAAAATCGCACCTATGGGATGCTGAAGTCTTGGCAGTGGACCGAGAAGATCGACGGCACCAATATCCGGGCCATCTGGGACTTGGCGACTGGCAAGCTTACGTTCGGCGGTCGCAGCGACAATGCCCAGATTCATGCTGACCTGATCCGCTACCTTTACGAGAATATCCCGCTGGAGAATGTGAAGGCGGTATTCCCGGAGTCCAGCGCGGTCCTCTATGGCGAAGGCTATGGCGCTGGAATCCAGAAGGGCGGCGGCGGGTACTCGGAAAAGAAGAAGTTCATCCTCTTCGACGTGCTGGTTGACGGCAAGTGGTGGCTGAATTGGGAAGCCGTCTGCGACGTGGCCGCGAAACTCTCCTTGGACACTGTTCCATACCTCGGCGACATGACACTGGAAGATGCGACCGATAAGGTCCGCACTGGATTCCCATCGCTACTGAATGGCGGCAAGGTACAGGCTGAGGGCATGGTTGGCCGTCCGGCAGAAACTCTTTTCGACAAAAAGGGCGCACGGCTGATCGTGAAGCTCAAGACAAAGGACTTCTGAAGCCGGTGAAGCCCTGAAGGTTCTGCTGTGTGCCAACATAAAGCTTATGGCTAATATTTTAGATGTCGCGTGTCCAGATTGCGGTGCTCAGGTACGCGAGTTCTGCACGACCATTCCGGTATGGGAACAAGGCTGGCATGACCGTACTGCCGCTCACGACGCGCGTCTGCGGGAGGCTGGGCGCTTCAAAAATACCGGAATATGCTCTGAGTGCGGGAAGCGTTGTAAGGCTTTTATCCCTAGCGGCTCCATGAGGCCGGGAGTTAGGTTCCCGCACGCTCATAAGTATCGCGGAAAAACTTGCGCTGGATCGTTTCATCCAATAAGCGAATATGAGGGTTGAACCGATGGCTGTGTGCCACGAGAAAAGAGAGGAAGGAAGCGAAAATGAAAGTTCCAAAGGACATAGCCAAGTACATCCCGTCCTTGGTTGCCGGAATTCGCCTGATTGATTTGGCGGTAAAACATATCTTGTGCTGCCGGGACGGTGTGAGAATCAAGTGGCAACTTAAGCTGTGGCGCTACTACCCACCAGATGTGCTGAAAGATTCCAAGATAGTAGCCGTGCCGACATGCGGAACTTTTAGCTCGGGAGAGTACGGAGAAAAAGCGAGTTGAGCCATGAGCGTATCTGGATACGAGCAAAGACTCAGACTTAGGAGATGGTGAGTGATTAGCGTCCAAATTTGCTGCAACGATGACAACGGCATCAACACAGGCCGCGTCACTCGCGTTGACTTCGATCAATATGAACTTGAGTGCGAAGATACCTTGTGGCCTCCGCGTGGAATCCGCCTAAACTTCCGCGAAGAGAGTCAGGGGACGCATATGCGCTTGGGACGCGATGAATGGCGTGCAATTTACGGCATCGGCGGTGGCGGAAACATCTTCTGGATCAGTACGCGCATGGCAGGCGTCGATTGCATCGGTCTAATGAATTACCTGATGACGCTGAAATATTGGCATGCGACGGCGGGAGAATGCTATCTCTTCGATCACTTCAACGACAAAAAGCCCATCGTGCCAAAAGAGTTCTTTGCATCTCGCGAACATTGAGGGGTTCGATGAGTCTATCTACTGGATTCGCTACTCATATTCTACGAAGCAGTTGCGCGAAATAGTGCAAACCGGGGCCCTGCCCAGCAATCAGGGAGAGAGGTGGCAAGTATGGCAAATGCTAAGAACGATCAGCCGCGTTATGGTGACGGCTCTGGGTTGGATGACGGTCCATTGCTTCCCGGTAAGCGGCCCACTCGACTTAAAGGCCATCAGGTTGCCGAACCCGAGCAGATTACAGAAAGTCAGGAAGATGCGCTCGGCCAAGACATCGACACGCTGGACAATCTAGCTCACGCCTTGCTGCTTCCCATGCCGGCGGAGTTTCATGTCAAGCAACTAAAGTCTTCGCTGCCAGAACTAATCGAGAAGATGAAGAACCATTTCGCCGATGCCTTCGGCTGGGACCCGTGGGAGTATCATCCTGACCACGTTCGCAAGGTCGGAGGGTAGGGCCCCATCCCAAAAGATTTAAGTTCGGAGACGAGAAGATGAGAATATCGGTTGGATTCGCTCTAGTGTTGCTGGCGGAAAGGAAGAAATGAATATGCCTAAGATTTACGCTGCAAGTCGAGCGAGTCTGCCTGAGCGTCCTGCGATGTGGCAACGGCTGAGGGCTAGCGGCGCGAATATTGTCTCCTCGTGGATCGACGAGGCGGAGCCGGGGGCAACGGCGGATTTAGGCGAACTGTGGAAGCGGATCGAGCGCGAGATTGCGTCGGCGGATCGAGTCGTGCTTTACGTGGAAGAGACAGATTTTCCGCTTAAAGGAGCACTCATTGAATGCGGGATTGCGCTCGGCATGGGTAAGGAAGTTTGGATCGTCGCGCCGGGAGTAGAGCTAGAACCTCGCAGCATGAGGCCGCTAGGATCGTGGGCAAAACATCCCCGCGTACACTTCTGCACGGACATGAACGACGCGGTTAGATGCTCTAACTTTGAGGTGAATCCATGAGGTACGCCCTTGCGTTGTTGCTGGCGAAAGGAACGCGATGAGTAACTTTGTGGCATTTACGCGACACGGCGTCTTGGAAATTCACGCTATCTCTGCGGATGGGGCGACAGATACCTTGTGCGGCTGCGACGGGAATGATTCGCATCAGCACGTAGGAACGTGCCCAGCAACGCTGCCCGACAATCCCAAAATTACCTGCAAGGAGTGCTACCAGATCGTTCGGCATTCCAGGCGTTACAAAAATTCAGACTTCAAGGTGACCCCATGAAACATGCATTGTTATCCGTGTTGCTGGCGGGGATGATCGGATGCGGGACTATGCCGCACACGTTAACGCAGGACGATATTGAGGCCGCTGCGGCGGTGGGATATCTCTACGGGCAAACTGCCACGACGTTCGTTGTTGCTAAGTCTCAAAATGCTGAGGCCGAGGAGAAGGCTCTATGTGTGTCTCTAAAGCAAGCTGACGCACTCAGCGCCGAAGCCCGCAAATATTGGGACGTGACTCGGCCCATGTCAAGAATGAACGATCTGACTGCATTGCGTGGATACTGCGCTGAGGTGAAGCCATGAAACCTTTTTACTTCCTATTCCTTTCTGTGGTAGTGGCGATGGGGCAGACGCCGCTCGACACTCCGTTCGGCTTGACGATTACTGGAGGCAGGTCGGTTGCGGAGCAATGCACTCGGACGATCACATTCGGCAGCACGACCAAGACCATCAAGGAGTTGTTCCCGGAAGAATGCGCTACGAAGGAGCATCCGTACAGTTCGTGCCACTGGATTTCAGGCTATGAACCGCAGTGTGAATGCCTACCGGTGGGCGCAACGAGCATCGTCTCCAGCGCGTCGGTTACGCCTATCCTGCCCGCTCCCAAGCTGGAGTCCGCAGAACCGCCGACGTGGCCAACAGCCGCCAAGATAAGTTTTACTTTCATCGGGGACCAAGAGGGCGATCTGGTTGAGCCGGATGGCTGGTATCGTTGCTCAGACGGTAAAAGACTGGGCTGGTGTCCGCCGAAGCCCGAGACTGACTGGCAGGCCATCGCAGATCACTGCCACATCGAAACGCTGAATAACGGATTCTTAGGCGATTTAACTCCGCCGCCCAATGGAAGAGGTTGGGAAGCGATGACGGGAATGCGGATCGTGTGCAAGTGAGGAGATTATGAGCACAGAGAAAGATCGGCTTGAGCGTAACGGCTGGGTTCGTATCAGTTACCGGAAGATGGGATGCATGAGAATCGCGCGATGGGAGGACCCGAAGAACGGTGACGTTATGTCGCAAGGTGCGGCAATCGAAACGCTCATCAGGCGAAAGTGGGCCGATAAAATACAGGCGGCGAGAGTGAAGTAATAAGCAGTGTGCGGGCTGGTCGAGAGATCGGCCCGCAAAGAAAGCAGGAGAGAGATGGCAACCTCAAAAGAAATTTCGGACGGACTGGATAAGGTGCAGCAGAAAATCACTGAGTTCAAAGAGGACGTTCTGGTACTTGTAAGGGCAGCGCAGCGGCTCAAAGATGAAGGCCGGGGACATCTCGCAGTCGAATCTGCCATTAAAGACGTAGAACGCTGGTACTGAGGGAGCGTCTTGTCTCTCACGTAGTCAAGGAGGAAGAAGATGGCCCAAACGTACTATGAAGTGCTGATTTTAGCATTAGCTTTATTCTCCGCATATTTGCTCACAATCGTGCGGCGGCACAAGCATAAGTGGAATGAGGCCGCGATGAAGCGAGGTCGAGCCAAGAAGCGACTCCGGCAAATTTGGCTTGAGGAGCACCCCGGATGCCTAAGTATCGAAGATGCTTTTCGCACGCCGGACCCGTGGAAGTGGTTCAACATTTACGCCAACCTGCAAAACCGCGATGAGACCGTAGAGACTGGTAATGTATCAGTTTGAATTTTGCCACTATGGAGTCACGGCGCGGCCTGTGGCATACTCGTTTCGTGACCAAACGTCCGCGCGATCCCGTCCAGCTTGCTAAGCAGGTATTCGACATTGCCATTGGTGAGGCCGAGGACACGGTAAGCGAAATTAAGAAGCATCCCGAAAGCGTTAGGGGTCGGGCTGGCGGTAGAAAAGGCGGCAAAGCCCGCGCCAAAAAATTGAGTGCCGTTGAACGTGCTGAGATCGCGCGATTGGCGGCTGAGGCCAGATGGAAAAAGTAGGCCATGACCGCAAGTGCCTTGTTTCATGGGCACTCTGGAGTATCATGGCTGATCTGGAGGACCGACCAGCCATGATTTTCACTCTCGCACATTCTGGAGTTAGTTTGCCTTTGCAGCATTCGCTTGCAACGTTCCCGGCGGTAACGGGAACGGCTGCAACATGCCAATCGTCTGTTGTAATTGAATGGTCCTCAGCGCCTGTCCTCGGAAATGCCAGCGGCAATTTTCAAACTTCACATTAGGCATCTCGAAATCGCCGCCGGAATAAAACAGGTCGCAGTCCTTCAGTTCGCAATTGATGAAACAGCATTCTTCGACAACGAATACTGCCTTGGTTAGCGTCTTACCTTCGTACTTGGTCATGTTTCACTGTTCTTCCTGTGGGCTTGCGTGCTCACTGTTGAATGGTGATTGAATCCTCTCGGCCTTGGTCTTATCCACCTTGGCCGAGAGGGGCTTTACCCACTACGCTGCCAACAAGCCAACGACTAAGCTAGTGGCAGAGTGCTGGGTAATGTACTTAGCGACTGTTCGACAACTACCGGTACACTGGGAATTGCCGAGTAGGATCAGTCCAACTACCAGCCCGATTCCGGCCAGCAGAAGCACTTCGTTTTTGTTCATCTTGTTTCTCCATCTCCGACCTTGCGATCTGCAAATGGATTGTGGTTATCCTCGCGGCAGGTTAACCGCAAGGGGCTTTCCCATCTCCCGTTAGAGACGGGGAACTTTGCCACTTTACGATTGACTCAGGATCACAGCAGGACTACTCTGGGGCTGCTAGGTCATCCCAAGGGGCTGTAAAGTTTTGCCGAGAGCTACCGTGGCGCGGTGGCTCTTCGGCTTTTCAGCTTGCTTTTTCTCCCTCGTTAGGTGCGTTCAATCTCCACTCAACATCATCTGTCAAATCGAGCGGGAGCTTAATTGGGTCTTCGGTCGGGTGGATATTATTCCAGTGCATCGCATCCAGTGTAAGTTGCAGGCCATCACCGACCATTTGTTCTCGTCGCTGTACTAGCGACTTTAGCATCGGCTTTCGCGGCGCTTCGTCGATGTCAACCCACAGCGTTAACTGTTTTGCACCGTAAGCGGTTGTGACCGCGTGATTCGCACGATACGGGTGTCCGGTCTTCTTGTCGTGTCGAATTTCTTCGCGCGCGGCCTCGGAAAATTCCTTGGCGAGTCTATCGAGTGCAGCGATTGGGCGTGGTAACGGCCAACCTTTGCCCACCGCAAACTGAGCTACTTCGTGCATGTTTACTTCTGTTTTCTGTGTCACATCTTTGTAATGACGGATGAGACGCTGCATTTCTTGATGCTTTGTTGCCATCACTTCTCCTATCCGACTGGAGCAACATCGCCCCAACCATCGACCAATGCACTCGGCGCGATGAAAGACCGAATCTTTACCAGATGATTGCGAAAACGATCATAGCGTTCAGTTCGGTGCTGCAATTGTCCGGCGACAAGTCCTGGATGGACCCGCATCGTGGCAGCAAAACCAAGGATGTCGCGCTCTGCGTAAAATGGGTCTTTCCGTGTGATGAAACGTTCCATTGCTTCCGCCGGAACACAAAACTCTTGCGCTGCTTCGTTCGCTACGCTCTCTTCTTCGGGAATATCTGGGCCAGTCCCCGCACGCTGTCCTTCAAGATTTACGTCGAGCATATCTCGCCCGCTCTCTCGACCGTGACGGCGCAGAATGTGTTCAATTTCGTGGCGAAGGACAAACCAGAAATTGTCTATGCGGTCGTAGCGTGTCGTTATACCGATCACTGGTTCTTTGGCCTTCAGCCAAAACGATACGCCATCAATTTTTGCTCCGCTTAATGATTCGACTATCACGAATCGAATACCACTTTCGGCAAGGATGCGGGGCACTTTTCTAGCAAGTTCTGGAGCGGTTAGGAGATGGCTTAGTTGCGTGACCGCACCGCGCACAGCTTCATGCGAATACTTTCCAACAAGCATTTCCTTCGCAATCTCCCGAACTCGATGGAGCCATGCCAATTGGGGCAGTGTGGGAGGACTGAAAGCATCGGTTTTTTTGGCGCGATGTCCCAAGTCCTCAATGTCGTTTAGCGTGTTCGCCCCAAAAAAACGTTTGAGCGCGGCTTCTACTTGTGGAATGTCTCTGACATTTTCAACATCTGGCAACCAGCCCCGCTTCATCATCTCTGCAATAGGCAATTCTCCAAAGACATTGGCGCGGGTCGTTCGCTGTGGATCAGGTCGCACCATGATGCGCGCCTTGCGTAAGTCGAATCTGCGCTGAAGTTGGAGGAATTTTTCGGGACGCACCCCAAAAACCTCTCCGAGCAAAAGCGCCATAGGCGCTTCCACGGGCCTCTTGTCGGCGACCAAACGATTTATCCCGGTTTCATCCATGTCGAGTACAATAGCTAGCGTCCGTTGGCTCCAGCCCCGCTTCGCCAACAACGCCAGTATGTACTGACCGGGGGTGGGATACTCTGACGGTATGATTGACATCTCCCCTACTGATAAACCAGTCGCGAAGAGTTGTCAACCTGCAATTTGCGCATTGTTGCAAACTGAATTATATGCTTGACAAACTGTAATAGTTCATTTAGGCTGTTCTCCATGAACCGCCTATCAGTTGCCGACCGAGCCAAGATTCTGGGAATGATGGTAGAAGGAAACAGCCTTCGTTCCTGTGCTCGCCTTGCCGATGTCTCCGTCATTACGGTAATGAAGCTGCTTGTTGATCTTGGCTTCGCCTGTGAGCAATTCCACCATGAGCACGTCAAGAACGTCCGCGTGCGCCGTCTCCAGTGCGACGAAATTTGGTGCTTCGTGGGAGCCAAGGCGAAAAATGTTACGCCAGAGAAGAAAGCAGAGGGCTGGGGCGACGTATGGACATGGACAGGCTTAGATGCGGACACGAAACTTTGCGTGGGCTATTTAGTTGGCGGACGTGACGCGGATTGGGCAATGGAGTTCATGCTGGATTGCGCGGCGAGAATCAAAGGCCGCGTACAGATAACGACTGACGGCCATAGAGCCTATCTGGAAGCGGTAGAAACTGCCTTTGGAGCGGATGTTGACTATGCACAGTTGCAGAAGATATACGGCGCACCTACCGATGCCGAGGTGCGCCGCTACAGCCCCGCCAAGTGCATCGGTTCTGATATGAAAGTTGTTAGTGGCGACCCAGACCCCAAGCATGTGAGCACGTCCTACGTGGAACGCCACAACTTGACGATGCGAATGGGGATGCGCCGATTCACTCGGCTCACAAACGGCTTTAGTAAGAAGTTTGAGAATCATGCGGCGATGGTTGCTATTCACGCGGTCTATTACAATTTCGCACGTATCCACAAGACGCTGCGAATCACTCCGAGCATGGCCGCTGGCCTGAGTGACCATGTTTGGAGCCTTGAGGAAATCGTAATGATGGCCGACAACTACATGCCTAAACCCGGCAAGCGCGGCCCTTACAAGAAAAGCGATTCAGCGGCTTAGCTGAGAATCGGTTTCCATCGTTTCAGCAATCTGCGATCTCCGGTTTTCCAGTCAGCCAATACAGGCGCAATCTGGAAGCACGGCTGAAGATCAAGGGTAAGCGAAGTTTTGTCTTGAAACCGGATGTCAACGACGCGATATTCCGGGGAAAGGGACAGTTCTACATCGGCAATGATCTTGCCTTTGGTTTGCGGGAAGTTGAGAACTTTCCTTATTCGGCGGGAGCGGGTACTTTTATTAGCAGCCATGTCGCCTCTTGTACAGGTGATTTGGTTAGGGCCGCGTTCGTGGTCACACACGAGCGCGTCCCGTTGTCCGCTTATATCCTCACCCGGACTGGAAGGCAACGAAAATTGAACGGATATTCAAACTGATACATTGCCTAGAGACTCTTGTGCTTGCATTCCGAGAAGCATTCGAGAGACGCGCCCGCGAAAAACATCAGCTAGAGGCCGTAATCGTTCGCCAACGGGGAGAACTAAAGAAGCGGCTTAAAGAGATCGATGGACTAAAAGAACGACTTGGCGAGTTGGGCGGCTCCGCTCCTGCTGGGAAAGAGGAATAAGAAATGGCTGAGCAGGTAAAACTATCGAAGATGCAGAGGGTCCGTAAGCGAGAATTGCGCAGGGCTAGCGATGCCCTTCACGAACAGCTAAAGACCGCGAAGGCAGCGTTCGGTAATCGACACAGCGTATTCGGTTTGCGCGTGGCGATTATGATTATTGGGGAGCTACGGAAGACGATTGATACTGAAATAGAGGCCGGAGGCTAGCCATGGATAATCCTACCGATCCGATGAAGCCGAGCGTTACCTTGCTGGTTAAGCTGGGCAGCATTGCAGTCCATGCTGATGAACTGACAGATAATACACAAAACGCGGTTCGTGGGCACATGGAAGACGCGGCTACTATTAAGAATTTACTGTCTGATCCTGAAGTTTTTGCCTGGATGCATAAAATGCGCATGATGGCATTCCTTCCGGTGAAACGATGACTGACCCTACCCTGAAGAAACTGAAGGAGCTGGCGGCGTGTGAAGCACATACAACTTATCGTGGAGGAACTTGCTGCTACTGCAAAGCGAATATGAGGCGCATCGAGGCCGCTTACACCCTTGGCCTGTCGCAGGGATACGAGAAAGCGGCAAGGATTTGCGAAGCGGCGGAGAATTGTTCGTCGGCAATGGTTAAATTGGCTGGATATGATTGTCATGTTCAGGATGCGGCGGCTATCAGGAAGGCAGTGAACAATGGCGACTGAACTGGAAAAACTGGCAAAGGAAATGGTAGATGTGGGCTATTGCAATTACGCGGCTTGCCTGACATTTCTGCAACGCGCAAAAGCACTGGGCTATCAGGAGGAGCATCTCAAGCGGGAAGAAAAGGAAGCTCTGGTTTGCCCAGAAGGTGTAGGATTTGTGGAATACATCGGAGTTCTGAAAAAGCAAATCGAGCGTACGAGGGCTCTGGGACACGAGGAAGCGGCGGAGGCGATTGAGAATGGCTCTTATGCGACGATTCCGGGTCGATATCGTAATGAAGCTGCGGCGGCGATTCGGGCGCTGTCCAAGGGTTCCGACTAATGCTGAGAAGTTTTGAGTTGCGATTGAAGCCGAAGGCCGCACAGAGAGCGGCAATGGCAGTCATTCTAGCGGATTCCTGTGAGACGTATAATGCTGCCTTGCAAGAACGCCGGGATGCATGGAAGTTGCAGCAAAAACACATTACCTACTTCGACCAATGCGCTGAATTAACGGAACTTCGCAAAGGCGAGTGTTTTACTGCGGTCGCCTTGGATATTCAGCGAGAACCGCTTCGTCGGGTGGAGCGCGCGTTCAAAGCTTTCTTCCGGCGAACGAGGGACGGACAGACGCCTGGGTATCCGCGTTTTCGTTCATGTAGCCGATACGATTCTTTTGCATGGCACAAAGTGCGGTTTGCGGATGACGGATTGCGCGTGCCGAATCTGGGATGCATCCGCTTTAAGGCTAATCGGATGCCGACAGGTATTACGAAGATGGCTACTATCGTTCGCGTCGGGGACAAGTGGATAGCTCGAATTGTCTGCGACATTGGCCCAGCGCCAGAAAAGCGCGTCGTAGGTATAGCTATTGGCATCGACGTGGGCTTAACTACGCTAGCCACGCTATCTGACGGCACGGAGATTGCGAATCCTCGCTGGACGAAGCGACACGAAGATCGCGTTGCTGCCGCAAATCAGAGGTTAGCGCGAACCAACAGAAATTCCAACAACAGACGCCGAGCAATTGCAGCCCTGTCCAGCGCTCACCGATGCGCCATGAATGCTCGGAAAAACTATCTGCATCATGTATCCAAATGGCTTGTGTCGAACTATGATTTAATTGCGCACGAGTCCCTAAGCATCAAAGGGATGTCACAAAGTCATTTCGCCAAATCAATCTTAGATGCCGCATGGGGAATCCTCATCTGGCAACTCACGTACAAAGCTGAAAAGGCTGGTGTTTGGGTTGTCCCGGTAAATCCACGCGGTACAAGTCAGAAGTGCTCCGGTTGCGGTGAAATTGTTGTCAAGAAGCTATCCCAGCGAATGCATAACTGCCCGTACTGCGGCTTAGTTCTTGGACGAGATCACAACGCAGCCGTAAATGTTCTCGCGCTCGGGATGAGCGCTGCGGGGATAGCCCCTCACAACGTGCATAGTCGCATGAGTCCCTTGTCCAAGGAGGGCTGAGCGATCCGGCCTGAGCGTGGAACGGAAGGAGAGGGGAAAAGCATGGATATGCGAGACCCAGATCAATGCAGTGAGCGCATTCGCGACCTAGGAGGGATCGGCCATGAGCGCCATTGTAAGCGCAAGGCTACCGTGGAAACGAGAGGCAGAAAATATTGCCGCTGGCATGATCCTGAACAGGTAGAACGTAGACGAGCCGGAAAGGAGAAGCAACCGCAATGAGCGACACACGCGAACAATTTGCTAGCGATTTGCAACTTATGAAGCATCGAGCGATGAACCTGGGCCTGTACGCGACCGGGCAGAGGCTCGACTACCCTATACGCATGGCTGGCTTCGAGATGGCAGGGAATACCGAGGCATGTCTGAAGTACGAAGCGTCTCTTTCCGAGGCCGAGCGATGAGCAAAGTGAAGTCCAGTGGGAAGGCGGAATGTCCCTACGTCGGCAAAATGATTGCTTCTATCGAACAAAGCTATGATGGCTGTCAGTTGCATGACACCATTATAACTTTCACGGACGGCACGTACCTGAGCTTAATGAACGTTATCCATCCCGAGGTAGAAGTACGATTCGTTTACGGCGAAAAGGATGATGAGCAGATGAAGTTAATGCTGCCTAGGATTCGATGACCACTCCCGTAAAGCGATGCCCCAACGTTTGGCTGTGTGAAGTCAAGACTCGCGTGCAACTATTGCCAAAGACTGCGAATCGATGGCGCTATGAATGGCTGCCGATTCTAGGAACTGCCGCTGAATCGCGTGAGATCGGGCGCGGCCATCTCGAAACGCAGCAGAAATGCTGGACGCATGTAAGGCTGAGAAAGTACGTGAGGAGCCGATGACGACTGAGACCGTAAAGCGATGCCCGAAGTGCGGCGGACAGGTAAAGTTGCTTGGCAGAAAGCCGCTGGGCTTAACCTTTCACGCAGATTGTGAACGTTGCAAAGATGTGTTTACCGAGGCCGAGTTCAACGCCCTGCCTGAGTGGGGAGAAAAGGAGGTGCCAACTCAATGAACGCCATACCGCAACGCTGTACGTGCAACGACTTTTGGGATAGTTCGACTGTAAAGCCCCCATATCCTACGCATCAGCCAACGGTAGGTTCGACGCCGCAGCCATAGGTCATCCGTACTGGCTGGGCGATTCAAAGTCCGGGTGAAGAAAGAGGAGAATACGAATGAGTGAGTGGAAGTGGTTCGTAGTTCATAAGTCTGACAATGATTGTTGGATTGTATCGGAACCGTTCAACAACAACGGAGCGGCCTTCAACGAAGCGAAGAGGCTAGCGGCAACTTTTCCCGGTGTCGATTTCTTCGTTACGGAATCGACTCACATAGCTGTGTGCAACCCGGTAACGTTCAGGTCGATCAATAAGTGAGTCCGGGTGAAGAAAGGAGCAAACGAGTTGCGTAAGTCACAAGAGTTAACCAATCCGAGCAGTTGCATGTCTCGGGCTAAGGATGACGAGATGACATTCGTCCTACTAGGCCGTGACGCGGCGGCTCCTGCAACAATTCGATGGTGGGCGCAAGAGCGTGTGCGTATGGGCAAGAACACTTGGAAAGACGCGCAGATTATGGAGGCAATGCAGTGCGCGGCTACTATGGAGTTGGAGACGAAGAAGCGAAGGGTGAGTGATGCCTGGGTAATGGACCAGTTTCAATTTCCACAGGTCCACAGCGGGGCGACCTCAGCCCAGACCGGGCTAGTGTAGGATGGTGGGCCGTAGGCCACTCCCTTGGTTTCGCCACAAGCCAGTTCTGCGCTTATTGCCACCTCGTCGGGAAATACTTGGGGGTAGACGGCCTATAAGAAAGCCGAAGGCTATGACCGTCTGCATCGCCGCAATCACTCTTAATAGTGAAATCGTGACCGTTTCAGACACGATGATACATGGCCTCATGTCGTCTGCCGATAAGATTGCGGTGAAGATGAACACCCTAGCTAAGGACTGGAGCGTGATGTGGGCAGCAGATGACATCACGCAATGTATCCCGATTATTCAGCGGGCGGAGAAATACTTTACGAACAGAGAGAACACATTACAAGTTGCGCGGTCCTGTCTGAGGCGTGCGTATCAACAGCATCTATCCGATTTCAGAGCAGACCACATATTGGGCGGGTTTGGTATGGATATGCGCATCTTCCTTAACACAAAAGCTAGTCGGTTTAGCGAGACAGAATCGGAAACCTTAATGTCTCGAATGGAACAAATAAGAGGCGACTGGGAATTTTTGGCGTTTGGGTTCGACGCTAAAAAGGAGCCGCATTTGTTCACCGTGCTTGAGCCGGGGGTAGATTGTACCTACGACAGTCCTGGATTTTGCTCGATTGGATCGGGCAAGTATGCGGCTGACAGCTTGCTGTTCCAGCTTGAACAGAGTCGTGATTGCACATTAGAAAAGACGCTAGTCAATCTTTTGTTCGCGAAGTTTATGGCGGAAAAAGCCGGGGCTGGGAAACACACGTTCATATGGGCCGGAAAATACGGATCGACAATGTGCTCAATGTCGCCAGAACTGGAGCCGACAGCGAGGCACGTATGGGAGGATCAAGTCAGTCCCAAAGTTACAGATCAGATGGTGAATGAGATTTGCAAAAAACCGATAAGACTAACTTAGTCGCCTAGCGCCTTGCGTATCATCTCGATGCCAATCGTAGAAGCCTTAACAGTCGGTTTCGGCAGAATCGCGCACAGCTCCTCAACACTCCAAACATGGTCCGATAATCCGCTTTCCATTGCTGGCGTGACTTTCAACGTCTGGTGAATCCGGCAGAAGTTATAGAACATGTAGTGCAGAGCTACAGAGTGCGCGTGGTTTTCTACTTTTTTGCTGAAAGCATTTGTGAGGCGAGTAAAGCGGCGCATGTGCATCCGCATGGTCAAGTTTTGGCGCTCAACAAAACTGGTGCTCACATGCTTGGGGTCTGGGTCACCACTTACAACCTTCATGTCACAGCCGATGCACTTCGCCGGGGAATAGCGCGTCTCGCCCTCACTCGAAGCGCCGTAAATCTTCTGCAATTGCGCGTAATCAATATCGGCACCAAAGGCAGTTTCAACGGCCTCTAGGTAAGAGCGATGTCCGTCCGTCGTGATCTGTACTCGATTGCTAATTCGGTTGGCGCAATCCAACATGAACTCTGTGGCCCATCCCGCATCCCGTCCGCCTACCAGATACGAAACGACTAACTTTGTGTCTGCGTCGATTCCTACCCAAGTCCAAACATCGCCCCAGCCCTCTTGCTTCTTTTCGACGCTGGCATTCTTTGCCTTCGCTCCAACGAACTGCCAAATCTCATCGGCCTGTAGGCGGCGCACTTTCAAGTTGCGGACGTAGCGGTCATGGTAGGCGGCGCACGCGGTTCCCAGATCGGCCAGCAGTTTAACGATTGTGGTCTTGGAAACTCCGGTCATGCGAACTGTGGCGCGAACGGAGCAGCCTTCGATCAAGCAGCTAACCACTTTGGCGCGGGTCGCATTGTCTAGGCAATTCATACTTACTCTTATACGACAGCCGCTTTAGCATGTCAACAAAATAGTGCGGGAAGGTGCATAGAATCTGTGGATTTCTCACTTCTATGGAATAGAGTCGCGTCAATTGCGTTGAACTCCGTTAAAACGGGCTTCATGCCGACCACAACATATAGTGGTTTGACCAGCGCTTTACAAAATAAAAATATATTTCATGTCTTTTCATGGAGTTACGCGGAAAGGGCGCGAGATCAGTCAGTCCACCATTCGTCATCCCGCCCCGTTTGAATCCCAACACCCCCAAGCGTCTGGCCCGCCTTGTCTATCGCCGGATGTCCGCGTTCGCAAGAAATACCGTGGAACATTGCCTGAGCGATTACGGAAATTGTTCTGGAGGACTGTATTGGGTAGGTTTCCACGACTGCATGGAATCGCAGTCGAGATTCGCAGCCTTCCGTGGCGCAGCGAGTTTCAATCCAAACTACATCAACGTCGCTTGTCTCTGGTCCTTGGACCTGATTCCGAAATATCTCCCACTGGACATGTGGTGCGGTGTAGACGTACACATGCCCGCATCGCAGACACAGAAAATTTCGAGTCCATCTGTCCGAAGGCCACCTGTTTTGAGATGTGGGTTTTCCTTCAAGGGTGGGAAGCGGGAGAGCGATACGCTCTTCGCAATTCTGACACGCGAGAAATGGAAGCCGGGACTCAGGCATAAAATACGGCCTGAATTATACTCTGCTGTGCGACAACTCCCGCCTTGCCAGAAGGGAAATGATGCCACGCCGCGCCCTTATCGCTTGTGCCGTTGCGTTCTCTGCTATCTGCTTAGGACAGAATCCAGGTTCGCTATCCCCGCAATTCAAGGCACAGGCGGCGCGGGCCTTCCACGCGATTCAGCGGCTTGACCCAGATGACCGGGAGTTCCAATCCCAGCCCGCGCACCGGGCGGTAAACGGCTTAGTTGACGCAATCAAGACACCCACGGATAGGTATGTTTCCGATGTGCTACTTACTTGGCTGGCGGAAATGGAAGAGGGCAGAGTCGAAGCAAAGAACCATCCTGCTTCGTGGCGGCAATGGATGAAGGCTGAGGCTGAATGTGAGGCAGAGGCGGAGTTCTATTTCGGCGGACTCATAGAGGAAGCGAAGCCGCGAATCGCCGAGAAGATCGCGCACAAGACGTGCCTTGATACGGCGAAGGAATTGAAACTGGTAGTCCCGCGCTCAAGTCCGAACTAACCCTTGGCCTTTTTCCATCGGGCTTTAGCCGCTTTAACAGCGATCTTGGATCGCTCCGCTTTGGTCATGGTCTTGAGACGGCGCTTTCCGCCGATCTGACCGCCTTTGCGCCCGATGGCTGACATGTACTCAGAAATGCTCTGAGGCGCGGCGCTTGTGGCAGGCTTGGGAACTTCCGGCTCTGGCGGGGGAATCTGTCCCGTGGAAACGGCAACCGTCCACGCGGCGAGTTGATTCGGGTCACGCGGACGTTTGCCCTTGCCGATGGTCACGGAACCATCATGCCACGGAGTCATGGGTGACGGGAAGCCCTTTAGCGGATTCATATTTTCATCACGTCCGAGACGATTTGCTGTGAACGGGCTTCCATCGTTTGAGCATTCTGTAATTGCCAGTGCTCCAGTTCGCCAATTCAGGCATGACCATCACGCATGGCTCAATAGCGAAGGTGAGCGCGGTTTTGTCCTGAAAGCGTATGTCCACAACGTAGTAATCCGGGGAAGCCGATAGTTCCACGGCAGCAACGATCTTGCCTTTGGCTTGCGGAAACCTGAGAACTTCCCTTCTTCGACGGGAGCGGGTAACTTTATTGGCAGCCATGATCGCCTCTAGTACAGGTGATTTTGGTGAGGGGCGCGTTCGTGTTGATAGCACGGGCGCGTCCCGTTACCCTTATAACCTAGAAAGACTGCACTCTATGTGTGGAAATTGAAACTGGTCCATTACCATGTGTGGAAATTGAAACTGGTCCATTACCGTGGGTTGCGATTTGCGAACCACCATTTATCAGACTCAAGGAGAAACTGTTCCATGACTCATTCCGCGGGTACAGGTATTTCGATATTCAACAATTCCGATCAAGTCCAGAAGCCCATATCGCTCTCTGAGTTGCAGAAGATCGTGAATCAGTTCGATAAGATGGAGTCAGTTGATGATGTGCTATGGATGAGTAAGGCGACCTGCGAATCGTTGCTTGAGCAGATCGGCGCTAAACCATCCGAGCCGCTGATTCCTGGCGAAGAATATTTAACGCTGTATGCTCTGGAAGGTGTTCAAATCCATCTTGATGAAAGTCTGCCGTTCCGAGCGGTGGAGAGCGGCACCTATCAAATGGACCCACGTGTTTCACTCGCGGCCCCGGCGCGATTCGCGTTAGCGAAGAAGATCGTGCGCCATCGCTACACGATTTGACTAGACATTCCACTACTCTACTGTTAGGTTACTAGTGAATTAGGAAAAAGGAGAACGGCATGGCAACAGCGGAAGTCATCGGCGAGTCGGTTTTTGAGATTCCCTTAGATCAAATCATCCCCTCCAAGAATAACCCACGCAAGAACATTGACGAGGATTCACTGACGGAACTGGCGGCGAGTATCAACAAAGACGGTGTACTTTCGCCGATTCTGTTGCGACCGCTGGAGGGCAAGAACGAAATTGTTTGCGGCGAGCGAAGATTCCGCGCGTGCCTATTGCTGGAGCGCAGTACGATTCCAGCATTTATCCGCGACTTGACCGACGAACAGGCGGAAGAGGCTCAGATTGTTGAGAACTTGCAGCGCGCCGACCTCGACCCATTGGAAGAGGCCGAAGCATTTCGGCGGCTCATGGGCGAAGGAACGCCGGCCGACGTTGCGGCGAAGCTCGGCAAAGAGGAAGCCTATGTCGCAAAGCGGCTGAAACTCTTGCAGATGATCCCTGACGCACGAAAGGCGTTGCAATCTGGCAAGATCCAACTCGGTCACGCGCTGGAGATTTCGCGGCTGAGCCCCGAGGATCAAAAACGCACGTTGAAGTTTTGCCAAGGTGACGCACAAATCAGTACGGGCGACTCCTGGCAGGAAGTAAAGACCACGATCACAGTCGAATCGCTGCGGAAGTTCATCCAAGGTAGTTTGCTCGTTCAGCTCGCGAACGCTAACTTCGACATTACGGACCCGACTCTCAACGAAGAGATGGGCGCCTGTACGTCTTGTCCGCACAACACTGCGAACCAAGGGGCGTTGTTCGGAGACATCAAAGCCGCACGCTGTACGCTGCCGGAATGCTTTTTCGGAAAAGAGGCTACGGCGATTGAGCGGACGGTTGAAATTGTTGCGACCGAGACCGGCAGCAAGAAAGTATTCCGCCTTGGAATCGGGAGTGAGCACGCGAACCGCGGCATGAGCAAGAAGAAAGTGGACGGATACTACCAAGAGCACAGTCCAGCCATCGCGCTAGTCGAGAAGGGCAAGGAGTGCGAGTCGGCAACGCCAGCGGTTGTGGCTTTTGTTGATTTGAACGTGGATACGAAAGTTCCGATCGGAAAACAGTTGACGGTCTGTGTTGATGAGAAGTGTAAGGTCCATCACGGCTCAGCGTCGAAGCCTGGAGCGAAGAAACCGCTGAAGGGTTTGGCGAAAGTCGAACACAAGGCCGAAGCGCTGGCGGAGAATCTTGGGCAGCGAGTACGGGAAGAGGCGTTCAAGCAACTCGCGGACAAACTCCTGGCGCAAGCGAAGTTCGGCGGCAAGAAAGAATCGTTCGCTGCGCTGACGGTCTACGTTACTGCACATCTGTTCAATGATCGATTCCGCGACATGGGTAAGGCGCTCGGTCTTGAAAAGTCAGAGAAGAAAGATGAGTTCCGAGGCGCGGATTGGGAAGGCGCAGTAACGAAATATTTCGAGAAGAACCCATCGGCGTTCATCCTAGCTATGGTCGCATCGGAAGGGATGTCGAACGATGAAAAAGATAACCCGCTCTACCGCATGGCCGCAGAGTACAAGGTTGACGTAAAGAAGATCGAGAAGGCCATCACATCGGAGGACAAGGCGGAACTCAAGGCGATGCGGGAACGAGCGGAAGCGAAAACGAAACCCAGAAAGGAGGCGAAGCCGAAGAAAGAGAAAAAGGCCAAAGCCGCAAAGAAGGCCAAGAAATCAGAAGCGGAACTGAAGGCGGGAAAGTAAGAAATTCGTCGGCTTTTAACTTGCACGCCAGACGGTTCTGTGCGATAAACGGATGAGCAATACAGACCAGCCTCGCACGGCCCGCTTGAACTAGACTGAAGGAACGTATGAATATCCCGGCAGAAATTATCCAGATCAAACTCGGAATCGAGCGCATTGAAACCGCAGTCAAAAGCATTCCAGACCTGGCCGACCTGCTGGCGCAACAGTCCTTGATCGTTGATCGCAGTCTCCGGTCCGTAGGGGCCGAAGTGCAACAGATGACTGAAGTGTTAGACAACGTAAGTCATAAGATTGACGCTCAAGGTGAGCAGATCACGCAGTTGGTTCAATTGTTAACCCCCAAGCCCGCTGTAAGTGCAGTCGGCTCGGTAATCGCTCGCAACCCGCAGAGGGTAGACTCTGCAGAAACGGATGAGGATATGTTGAAATTCAAAGGACGTAAGCTTTCAGGTAAGCCAGCAAGTCGCAAGGCGGGCGCCGACGTAGAAATTCAGGACGACGGCACAGCGCTTTACACCGCAACCGCACTTGATTCAGACGGCAATCCGACGGCCTGGCCGGCAGGGGCAACGCTAACCGCTCCGGTCGTTACCGATCCTAGTACGGTCGCAGGCGGACCCTTTTGGGCAGTGACGCCGAACACGGCAGACGCAACGGGCGCAAGCCTGATTGGAACGCCGCAGAACGTGAGTCCGGCTCCGGCTGGCGCACTGCCTGATGTTGGAGTGGGCGTTTCGGTAACGGTGACGTTCCCGAACGTTGCGCCATTCAGCTTGACCTTCCCTCTGATTGATGTCATTACCGATCCGAACGCGGCCAGCGCAACCGGCGCAGTTGCAGTCGCCACAACCTAATCGCGGGCGCACTCTGAAACCCGAGAGAAAGTAGCCCGGCCTGAAAAGGTCGGGCTTTTGTTTTTCAACCCGAGAACAGGAGAAACTTTATGGCAATCGTAATCAGTCCAAGCGGTCGTCGTTTTGACCGTAACAAACCGGACCCGCTGCCAGCACACAGAATGTTGAGTCGCGTTAGTCCAAGCTTGCCAAATGTAGCCGATCTGCGTACGTGGGACGGGCCAATTAAACAGCAAGGGGACGAAGGATTTTGCACAGGAAACGCCGGAGCAGAAACTCGCGAATGGATCACTCGTAAATACTTTCCGTCGCTAGGCCCGCTGATTTTCAGCGCACAGTACACCTATGCGAAAGAATTAATCGCACAAGGAGACTTTCCGCAAGACGATGGAAGCGACGGCACGACGCTGTGCGGAACGCTGGTAGTCAACGGATGCTGCGAAGAGTCTCTTTACCCATCCATACCCGGCAAGATTCTTAAGCCGACGCCAGAGCAAGATGCAAATGCGGCAAAGTACACGCTTGGTGCTTGGCATGGACTCACAGGATCGCGAGTCGCAATTAGTGTGCTCGGCGACCCCGTTCCTTGGCCCGTGATGATGGGGTTCGATGTAGCTGCATCGTTAGAATCGGATGAGGTTGCGGAGACCGGTATCTACAATCCAAAGCCCGAAGAAGAAATCATTGGAGGACACGAGGTTAAGGCTTCAGGTTACGACATAGGCCCGACTCCGACGATTCGACCAAAGAACTGTCCTCCAGCTATTCTCTATCAAAATTCCTGGGGGCCAAAATGGGGATTAAAGGGATATTTTTGGTGCGTTCTCTCTGTGCTTGATTTACCGGACACAGATCTTCGCATCGCCCACTCAGGGGGTCCCTGGAAGTAGAACAATGCGAGGCGGAATCTCTGGTTCCGCCTCGACATTTTCTCCTTGCAATCCCTCTCGCCATTCACTAGTATTACGTATCCAACGAACGGCACGAATGAAAACAGCAAGTGAGTCCGCGACCGTACTCCTCGGTTACGAGATACCGACCGGCGAACCGGTCTCAGTTCCAATCCGTCATACCGTTATCACTGGACGCACGCAAGAGTCAGGGAAGACCACGGCGCTCTCTGCGTTAATCTCTCGATCCAAACGTAAGGCTCTGGCATTCATCACGAAACGTTCTGAGAAAGCTTTTCCGTCCGGCACTGTCATCCCGCCATATTTTCAGGAGCGAACGGATTGGCGCTTCGTGGAATCCATTCTAGAAGCGCAGATGCACGAGAAGATGAAGTATCAGCGTCAGTGGATTGTGAAAGTCACTGAAGGCGCGACATCTCTTGCAGAAGTAAACCGCAACATTCAGCGGCGCATGGCGAAAGTCGGACCGGACAGTTATGCAGGCGGAATGTATTTACTGCTGTCCGAATATTTCAAGTTGCTCTTGCCGGAACTCAGTCGTATTCGCTTGGTCAGTGAACGGTTGCATCTTTCGCCGGGGCTGAACTTGATGGACCTGCGCCCCTATCAAGACATGCAACCGCTGGCAATCGCTTCCAGTATCGAAGCGGCATATCATCTTGACGATGTGACGGTATGCTTACCGGAAGCATGGGAATTCATTCCCGAAGAGCGCAACACTCCGGTAAAGATGGCAGCGACCGCATTCATCAAGAAGGCTGCGGGTTCTGGAAACTTTCTCTGGATTGATTCTCAAGACTTGGCGTCAGTCGATAAAGGCGTATTAAAACAAGTTGGCGTCTGGATTTTGGGAGTGCAGGGCGAGATCAACGAGGTCAAGCACACCCTCGCGCAAGTAGCGTTACCGCCAAAGCAGAAGCCGAAGCCAGAAGAGATTCAGCAGTTGAGTGTAGGGCAATTTTATGTCTGCTACGGAACGGTGACCAAGAAGGTGTACGTGCAACCGGCGTGGATGGATTCGGAAACGGCCATTAAGATTGCACGGGGCGAGTTGCCTCATACCGCAGCAAACTTCCGAATTACCCTTGGGCCAGCACCGGAGCCGGTTGGCTACGCATGGTACGGTGGTCCAGATAAAGTGTTCGGCGGGATCACGAAAACGCAAAACATTTCCGAGTTGATGGCGCAGGAGGATACGAACGTGGATTATAAGGCAGAGTATGAACTGACGGTGGTTAAGCTGCGTTCAGCCGATTCTGAGATTCAGGAACTGAGAACTAGGCTTGCCAATCTAGAGCGCCGTTCAGGTAATGCAAAGCCGGAATACTTAGAGCAACCGGACGACCGCATAGCACTTCCACCGAAAGCGGATAGTGCCGATGCGACCAAAGCGATTCGACTGGAGCATCATCCCGGTATGCCGCTAGACGATGTTTACGACTACATCTGCGAACGATTGAGAGTTGATAAACCACTGCTAGCTCTGGCGATGCAGGTTCCAGAGATTGAGGTCAGGCAAGAACGCAACGTTTTGGCGATGGACATGAAGTCCTTACCAGGGCGCGTGGCTGCGCTAATTGCGCGTGGCTTCTTCGACAAGCCGACCTCTCCGGCGGATACAATCAAAGAGTTTACTCGGATCGGACAGCCGACTATTCATCCGCGATTGTCCGAGGCTTTTACGAAATTGACAGGGCTCGGTTTCCTGACCAAGGAAGAGAATGGATATCAGGCGGTCGAGGGGATGAAGGTTCGCATTATTGAAACATAGATATTTCCCCAGCGCAAAAGGGGCCAGTTCTAGGGAAGCGGTGGAACTGGCCCCACTGTCAAGCAACAGTGAGGATAGAACTATGATGCGGCAACAATGGGAAAGCTTGGAACATCGCCTACGTACTTCGATGGAAGCCCACAATGAGGCGGTTGGATTCTTGGGGCGCAACTATGGCGTGACGTTCACCAAAGCCCAAGAGTGGCACAAGATTGAACGCGACGCCGCGAAGAGGCTTCTGGAATGGTTAGAAGATAGAACCCGCTCGCAGTCCATAGCCTTGGCGTTTGTGGGTCGCAAAGTTTCAGCATGAAATAGAAATTCAAAGTCTCCACCGGGTGGAGGGATTAGGAGAGGAAACAAATGAGACAATTCTTGATTGATCTACTGAAAGGGTTGGAGGCGTCAGTTCCGCCTCCGCCGAACTGTCATCATGCCATCACCTATGCGAAGCATGGCAGCGACGAGGATGGCTGGACTGACAAGTTGGCACTTCAGGTAAATCACAACCGCAAGTTCTATTGCTTCTTTCTTGAGGAAGACGATCTCCCTAACGATCCACAACGCATAATCGGAGAAGTTCAAAAGGCGTTGTCGTCGCCAGAGGTCATCGTAACTCTTCAGGAAGGCGTCGCACTCGGGCAGTACCTCAAAGAAACGATCTAGGGAGTTTAGGTATAGATGGCTGAAAGGAGTAACGCCTTGGAGTTTTTCTCAAACCAAAAACGCAAGCTAACCTTGGTCGATGCTAAGATCAAGCGCAACTCGGAAGACGAGAAGCGCATCCGCCTCGACTTCGCCATGCCCTTAACCGGTCAGTCAGAAATAGGAATGCCGCAAGAGATTGGCGCGGCGATGCGGTACGTTGGAGAACTCAAGAACGGGGCGATTGAATCAAAGGTCGAAACGCTTCCGTTTCCGCAGACGATTCAGTTCTGGGCGACGGAGGCGTCAAAGCGGCCGATGTTCTCTGCAATCGCCGCAGTGGATCTGAAAGACCTTATCGTAACCAGGCCGAAGGTCTCTGAGACTGCGGACACGTCGGCAGTGGAGTTGGCTTTCCATGCGAATTTCCCATTCGATAAAAACATCTGGGATTTCGTGCCGGACTATCATGGGAAAGTCTTTTGGTGTACGTTTGAGCGAACGCAGATAGAGATTACGGATGTAGTTGCGGAAAAGGCTGGCGGCGCTGTGCAGAGCGTCCTCTCAATGCCAGAGGGAAAGAAAGGTCGGAGCGGGAAGGAAGCGGCAGCGGCGGACAAGTGAGGCGCACGAAATCGGTAGACAAGCAGTGGGTAACGCTAGGGATTCAGCCTTGTCGGTACTTCATAGTCTGGTCGCTGAAGGACGGGATCATTCCACTGCCGGAGGACGGCAAGCCTCCGAAACCAGTGAGCAAGAAAAGTTCAAAGGCGAAGACGGGATGAAGGCCCTTTCTCTAACTCAGCCTTGGGCGTCGGCGATTGCTCTTGGCATCAAGCAATGGGAGACGCGAAGTTGGCCCACGAGCTATCGCGGCGAGATTCTAATCCATGCATCCAAGGGCTTTCCGAAATGGGCCAAAGAGTTTGCACGTGACGAGTGCAGCGAACGGCGGATGATCTTCCTGGACCCGCCACTCGGTAAAATCCTTTGTCTCTGTGAACTGACGGAATGCAGGCAGACGGATACTGTTGTAAACGAAATAAGCGAAACCGAAAGAGAGTGGGGCGATTACACTCCAGGCCGCTTCGCGTTCAAAATGGAAAATGTCAGGGTACTTACCGAGCCAGTGCCAGCGCGCGGCGCATTAGGACTTTGGATTGTCAGCCCGGACACCTTGACGGAAGTTGCAAGAAACCTGAAAGGAAAGTAAATTTAGGGAACTATATAGTTAATTCCCTTGACAATCGTGCGGGAGTCAAGTACATTTAAGCCATGAGCAAAAGCACAATATCTACCTTCCAGCTTTTCGAGATGTTCCCAGACGCGGAATCTGCCCGGCTTTTTCTGGAATCCCGCATCTGGTCTGAGGGCGTTACCTGCCCGTCCTGCAAGGCCAAAGAAAACATCACCACTCGCAAGGGTGGGTTCTATCGCTGCAACCCTTGCCAGCTTGATTTCACGATCCGTACAGGCACGATCTTCGAGCGCAGCCACATTCCTCTGCACAAATGGCTTTACGCCATGTACCTGCTCGTAACCGCTCGGAAGGGTATCTCTAGCCTGCAACTGGCAAAAGAGATTGGCGTCACGCAAAAGTCGGCATGGTTCATGCTGCATCGGCTGAGAGAGGCTTGCGGTGGGCCGAAACTGACGAAGCTTAAGGGCATCGTGGAACTGGACGAGTGCTTCATCGGCGGCAAGGAACGCAACAAGCACGAGCACAAGAAACTCAAGGCTGGCCGTGGAAGCGTGGGCAAGACTGCCGTTCTCGGGATGCGTGAGCGCGGCACAGGTCGCACCTTCGCCGCAACCATGCCAGAGCGCAGCCTGCAAGAGGCTACGCAGCGCATCCATGACAACATCGAACTCGGCTCCCAACTCTACACCGATGAGCACCTGATGTTCACGGGCCTTGACGGGCTGTTCTACCGTCACGATGCGGTCAATCATTCGGCTGGCGAGTACGCGGCTGGCCCTGCCCATACAAACGGAATTGAGAGCGTCTGGGCAGTCCTGAAACGCGGCTACTACGGCGTGTATCACAGCATGAGCGGCAAGCATCTTCGCCGCTATTTGGACGAGTTCACCTTCCGGCTGAACGAAGGCAACGTCAAGCGGCACAGTCTTGAGCGGCTGGATTCGATGATCGAAGCGGTCAGCGGGAAGCGCCTGACCTATGCGGGGTTGACGGCATGACCAGCACGCTAGAGCAACGATGCCCCCGCTGTGATTCCACCTACTGCCTCTGCCGCCAGGTAGTCTGCTTAAAGTGTGGCGCGGAGGAACTGAGGGCACCCACGCGCAAGGTGATGCGTTGTCCCTGCGGTGGGCAGATGATCTCAAATCCGAGGGTCGGTTAGATGAAAACCTCCGATGCCGAATTTCGAGATTGGGAAGCGAAGCTGGCAGATCATGCCGAAAACAAACGCCTTCATGGGACGCCAGCCGAACGAGACTTTGCGGAAGCAACGCTTGGGGCAATCGCCGACGTAATTCTCGCGCACCGTCCAAAGTCAAGACAGCCCCAACCCAGAAAGCGAAAGAAGGCGAAGCGCCGTGCAACTGCGTAGGGCACAGCCGAGCGAGACCCGAAACCTGAAAGATTGGATTGCGGCCAATCACTACCTGCAATCGTGTCCCCCCGGTTTCGTGCATCTCTACGAGTTCACAGAGGGCAAAGAAGTCATCGGCGGAATGCTCATCGGAAGGCCGTCCGCGAAGCAATATGATCCTGACAAAATCCTCCAGCTTCACCGCGTTTTCTTCATAGACGAGACAGCGCACTGTGTTGAGAGTCAGGGGCTTGCTATGATGCGCCGTTACGTGCGCGTGTGGATACCTCAGATTCGCGGCCTCCTGTCGTACTCTGATCCGAGTATCGGGCACGAGGGCACGATCTACGATGCCGATATGTGGTGCCCCTTGGGGCTGACTGACGAGCCTTACGGCTACGGCTGGAAGTCCCGCAACGGGCGGCGAGATCAGCGCCCCAGCAAAAAGCAGCGATGGTTTAGAACGCCATGACATATTTGAACTTAGGGAGTTATGTATATAGTTCCCTAAATTTATGTATCAGCATGTCACCTTCGCCAACGTTTCCCAAATCATCATCGAACAACTCGGAGTGCCAGAGGAAGAGGTCACACCGAACGCCAAGTTCGTCGATGACTTGGGCGCAGACTCCTTGGACACGGTAGAACTGGTCATGGCATTCGAGGAAGCCTTTGATCTGGAGATATCGGACGAGGATGCAGAGAAGATTGTCACAGTCCAGGATGCGGTGGACTATCTCGCGGCGCGGAAAAAGAAGTGAAGAGGCCTTGCGCTGAATGAAACTAGTGCTAAAAACTAAGGAGGATGCGGCATTTGTGAGAAGTCACATTTCCGAATTGTGCGCGCAACTCCGAGGCCGTAAAGAGTACTACGCGATAATCGCGGCGAATGCGCTCGAAGAAATCGTAGTCTGCGTGGCCAAACCATGCACAGGTACAGTCACTATCGGCGCAGAGATAAAGCCTTGTTGTCTGACGGCTCCCCACGACCCTCCGTGCCTTGCTTCGCTGGGAATGCTATGAACGATGATGTCGGAGAGTCCGTAAAGAAACGCAAACACGGTCGATTTCCGTACACGCGAATGAGCCTGGAATACATTAGGGCACAAGGCCGAATACCGGAGATCGTCGAAAGGTTGATCCCGACAGGCCAGTCCTTCCCGAAGCGTCACGACGCATGGGGCGTCTTCGATATTATGTGGGTTGATCCTGCGACAAAAGAAATGGGATTCGTCCAAACCACAAGCTGGCAGCAGCGGAGCGCCCACAAAAAGACAATCATCTCACTCTCGACAGAAGGCGATACGGCATTAGTGCTGCAAGTATTGCTTGCAAGGCGCGATACGCACGTCGAACTCTACGGATGGCGCAAGGACGATCACAACAAGTGGGAAATCTCAGTGGAGCGATTGGAGTGCATCCACGAATTGCTCGGAGACCGCTTACAGTTTGTAGCAGTGGATGCGCCGAGCATGAAGGAAGTACGAGCCCAGGCGCGGGCGCGCGATGACTTTTGAGAATGTTCTTGTGCTCTGTGCCTGCCAGTGATACAACCTTAGTCAATCCGTTAACGACTGCAAATGAACCGCACCGGGGGCGGCATCTCCACAGGGATGTCGCCCTTCGCAAAGCCCGCACAATGAAATTCGGTCGCTTCGATTCCGGCAACAAGAAACCCATCGAAACCTACGAGGGCGACCGTATTCAAGTTGATGGCGGGTATGTCAAAGTCTTGTGCAACCACGCCGAGTTCATGGAACCAGACGGCGGCAATGTGGTTGCTGCGTTCCATTTGAGCGAAGGACAGAGCGTCCGCATTGTTCCCGCCAGAGCAAAGCAGCGCAAGACGAAACGCAAGCCGTAGCCTCTAAGTAATCTTCGTAATTCCGCTTGACATCTCTATCGTGATTCACTAGTATTCCTCTTGTGAGTGCAAGCGCAACAAGAGTGCGGTCGGCCAATGCGCTCGTGAAATCCACGCAAAGCCTGCCGACCGCACAGAGTTCTGAAGGAAAAACGAATGAGTAAGACGGAATACGCAGCAGCGGCCTATGAAAAGTGGGCCGCTTGGAGAGAGTCAGGAAAAGAGCCGTCGCACGATAGGGCGATGAAGATCGTCCAGCGCGAATTAGGGAAAACGAATGGCTTGGGCGTTGAATATGCTGTTCCATGCGACGATGGCAGACCCGATGACCGCCTCTCATTCATCGTCTGGGATTTGACCGAGAACGGACGCGGAGCACTCGACTACGACAAGCAAGACGGCTTCATCAAGAATCTGTTGGAGCAAGCCCGCATGATCGTAAGTGGAGTTTATGCGCGTGACTCAGTAAAGATCGGCGGGCGATGGAGCAGTTACCCGAGAACGATGCAAACCCCAAATCGCGGCAGAGTGAGGATTACGGATACGACCGCAGAGGAGCGGGAGATGGAGGCGGAGCGCATGATCCGCGTTGCGAAAGGAATGATTCTGCGATGGAAGGGTGTCGCTGGAATTGACTGGAAATTTATCCGTTCTGTGCTTTTGCGGTTGGCTCGCGAAGTCCGGAAGGAATGGAAGATAGCTTGAAAGGTTCGGCCACGCATGATGTGAAAACCACGGGAAATCTGCTGAACCAAGGGAGGGCGGTCCACACCAAAGGTGAGAAACCACCTTTACCGTGACCGCCCTCAAGATAACAGTTTCGTCGCCGGTGAATAAGTGTAAACCATTAGTGTGCTGCGGCGACAAGGTTGGTGCGGACCATCCGCGGAGTGTAATCCAAAGTCCACTTGTCCGCACCGACCAAAGAACTTAGTCGGGCCAGGCTGCCATTGAAAACCACGATCATCATGCCCGACAAGAGAAAGAAGGAACGAAGATGCTAACGCTACATCGGAAGTACAACGGAGTCGCTAAGGAACCTGTGTTCTATGTCGCAGACAACGGCAAAGCAAAAGAAGTGAAAGGTGCCAAGGCGCGAAGTTGGCTGGCGAAACTTGGAAAGAAGGTGCGACTACTTTCGACTTCCGCGCATTCGAGTGACGCCACGCTGCTGCAATTGGCAGAGCAAGGCGTGACGATCTTTACTGCCCACTGGCACAACACGGGCATAGACAAAGGCATGGAGCCGAAAGAAATTGCTCTGGCATTTTCGCGGCTGGAAGATTCCGTCCTGCGTCCTTATGTCCCGCGGCCTGACTTGTCGCGATTGCGCGGATTGGTTACGGTTCGGAATGCAGTATTGGAATATCGAAAAGGAGCTGCTAGTCAGATAGGCTCTGCCATCCGGTCGCTAGGGGTTTCCATAGACCGGCTTCCCTCTTTTGTCGCGTTAGAGCAAGAGGAACTTGATGCCGACAGTTCGCCCATTGAGGCCAAGTGCGCCCGCGAGTTGACGGCGGAAGCAAAGAAAATCCAAGAGTGCAAAACGTTCAATCGCGTCTTCGGAATGAAAAACGGCTGGATTGTCGCGGCACAATTCGTCTCGGCGATTGGAGATATCAGCCGCTTCCCGAATGTTGCAGCCTTTTGGCATTATCTGGGGCAGCATGTAGTGAACGGCAAAGCGCCGAAGCGTGCCAGGGGCGCGGCGAACGATTGGAATCCTGGCGCACGATGCACGCTTTGGAAAACGATTGACGCTGGCCTTAAGAATAACGTGCCATTGATACGCGCCATGTACGAGGATTACAAGGCAGAAGAACTCGCGGCACATGACGTGAAGTGCCCAAACTGCGAAACGAAAGTGGGACATTGCGGCGCACGTGCACGGCGACGTGTGACAAAGGAACTTCTAAAACAGTATTACGTCGCAGCGGGAGGCACTGGTAAAAAGATGCCAGCCAGCGCCTTCTTGGTTGCGGCATAGATTCCGCCATAAGGCCCTTCGAAGACCATGCGAAGACTGCGGAATGTCTGCCAATCAAGATGTGAAGCCCATCGACCTTCTGCGTATTAAGGGTCGGCCCATTCGCTGACTGAAAACCAAAAGAGCAGTGGCCGACCCGTTGTTTCAAAAAGGAGAACGCAATGAAAAAACTCAGCGCCAGAGAAGCACGAAGGGCGCGTCATCTGGGAAAGGCGCTAAAATCGCTCTCCAAAATGACTAGCGATGAGTGGCAAGCGCTATGCGATGAGGCCTTTGGGGCTTTTGGTTCGGAAAAAGCACAAGGGAGGATGTGCAGGGAAGATGGAAGACATACGCCCAATCTCGAAAAGGAGGAGAAACCATGAACCGACGATCACTTTTCCGGTCACTGCTTGGAGCAGTGGCCGGTGTGTTTACCTCTTCACTCCCGGCTTTTAGTAAGCCATCAATTCACCCGAATGTCGGGCGAAGGCTACGCCAGATTTACGGACTGGAGACACATCCACTCGATGAGCTTATTCCCGGCAACGAGGACGGGTTCACGTACCGAGAACTGGCTACCTACACAGATTGTTTGTATCGTGGTGAGATTGAAAGACAATACGGCCCTAAGAGCGTGCCTTATTGTGAAAGCGCGACATTCCGTAAAGCTATTGATCTGCAGACCGCTGCACGGAGGCGAGAATGCGGGAAAAAGGTCAGAGATGCAGAGGAGGAATTAAAAAGACTGGCTAGGGAAGTTCACGCGAGAGAAGCACCGGAAAGGGAAAGGCAGCAACAGGCCGCAATACTCGAAAAATATCGAGAGGAACTGAAGTCGGTAGTCGATACCGGGCGAGAGGGGCAGGAACTAGCCAATCTTAGATATGCGTATGCATTAGAAATGCACGCAATCCTGAAACAATCAAAAGAGCATTTTGGCGAACAAACAAGGAGGGAGGCGATGATAGCCCTTCACATCGGGGATGGTGACTGGCACCTTAATCCCGCTGGCTATATCTGCACCTGTAGAAATGACAAGCACGACTGCCCAAGATTTTGATCCGCTGTGCTACGGCACGGTCAGAGGCCCCGAGAGATCAGAGCACACGGAGAGGCAAACAAACCATGACACACGTACTAACCTATACGCTGGAATTCACAGGCGACGAATTGTTTGCCGTGCGACAGGCGTTGCAGCAGCGGGCGGACGTCTGGAAGCGTACGGCAGACTATCTTGAAAGCGAAACTAACGACCCAAACAACGACGGGCCTATCGAGGATGAGGAAGATCCGAAAGTAGCGCGGGCGATTGCGGACGATTACGAACGTGCACTCAATAAAGTTTTGGCATGTCCAGTGGATGAAGAGAGCGTTCGATAGCCTGAAACTTTCCACCGGGTGGAGAGATTGGATCTGACCATGAATCTCAGTCGAATAGGAGACGCGGCCTTAACGGATAGTTTATTGCGTGGCGATTCACGCGGTATCCGTATACAGTCGTTCAAAGGCAGGGACGGCTGGCGCATCTCGGTTTGGTTGCCGACTACCCAAGACTTTGATCCGCCAGACGGAACCGGTGAGACCGTAAGTGAAGCGTTGGAATACGCGGCGCATCGGGTGCGGAATTGATTTGACAACTTAACCGATTCACTAGTATTATTTCCCCATCGCAAGCACGCACGGCCCAACCCGTGCGGCGAGTACCGGACAGGGATTGGAGTTGAGGTTGATTCCGGCGTCCGGTTTAGAGCTAGCTTCGCAAGAGGCCAAGTATCGCCGCACGGGAATATCCAAAGGAAAAGGAGTGACCCGAACAATGGGACACACAACACAACGAGACGAAGCAACGAACCCCACCTACCCGGCATGGACCTTTATCGCACGGCAGCGGTTTAACGAACTCGCCGCCGAAGGGCGAAAGCATTGCTACTACGTTCCGCCAGTCCCAGACCTAGCCGGATATTTCCGCACGGTTGTAGTCTTCGAGAACGAGCCGGGATTCTTCTGCATGGGAGTATTCAAGAAAGACCAGGCAGAGGCGGAACGGCGGGCCTCGGCGGATAATCAACGTAGCGGAGTGAGCGAGGATGAGGCTACGCGGATTGTGGCGTCGGCGCTCATCGCGCAGATTGCGGAAGGGAGTACGAAATGAAAATTGAGATCAAATTCCCAGCTAGTGATTGGTTTGAGTTGGACGAAAACCTCGCAGGAGTTACGACCATCGAGACTCCGCATAGCGGAAGTCTGCGAGTAAAGGCCATCAACTCCGTAACGTTAACCAGCAGCGGAGACCTCTTGATAATCTGCGACCCGGTAGAAGCAATTCCCGAACCGCTCGTAGTTGATGTCCCGTCTGTTGGCGCGGTAGCATTAACCGCGCTGGACGAATCAGGAAAGCCGACCGAATGGCCGAATGACGGCGCAACGGTGAATGTCACGGTCAATGACGAAGGACCGTTTTAGGCACGGAAGGACTAAAAGCAATGGCGGAAAATAGCGGAATTTCTTGGACCCACCACACGCAAAACTTCTGGCTCGGTTGTTCTAAAATCGCGCCAGAGTGCGGCCACTGCTACATTGATCGCATGTTGCGGAAGATGGGCCGCGAACCTTGGGGCCAGCTCTACAAAACATCTGAAGGTCTCTGGCGCAATCCTGCCAAGTGGGAACGCAAGGCGGCAGCGCGTGGTAAGTCTCTCCGAATCTTCACTTGCTCCCTGAGCGATTTCTTCCACCAAGATGCAGAGATACGCCACACCTTGCTTGGTTAATCTTGACGAAACGACCGGGACGCATCCTCTCTCATCTCCCCGCCGATTGGGGCGATGGCTACCCGAACGCATGGATGGGAGTCTCTACCGGATGCCTCAAAACTTTGCACCTAATGGATATTCTCCGCAAGGTGCCAGCCCGTGTTAGGTTCACGTCATCAGAACCGCTTCTCGAACCGATCGCGGAGCAGATCAATCTTGAAGGTTTTCATTGGGTAATCACTGGCGGCGAGAGTGGACCCGGACCTGAATATCTCTGGCCCGGAACGCAGTGGCAGGACGAGCAAAAGGTCGGTCGGCGCACGATGGAATTGGGATGGGCAGCGGACTTACGCGACAGAGCCTATTCAGAGAATGTTGGATTCTTCTTTAAGCAGATCACGGCATTCGTATCTGGCGCGGGTGCGGACGCGCTCGGTAGGGTGTACCACGATTTTCCGGCTGGCCCCTATCCTTGGTACACCGACAGGGAACTTGCCGAAGATTTTGGAAAATAGAAAGAGGAACGAACGTGCAAGACGCGATGGACTTCGGCCAGCCACGGCAGAATGAGTTCTCATTTCCTCAATCGCTCGCCGTGAAATACCAGCCCGACCTCAAGAACTTCATTGGCCTTGATGCACCGAAACGAATGCTACTCGGATTACTCAAGAAGCCCCGACCGTGCGCGATACTGGCAATCGGCGCTCCTGGTACTGGCAAGACGGCGGCGGGCATGGCTCTTGCGAGAGAACTGCCGGCCAGCCTGAATCATCTCAAGTCGCAATCGTGCGATGTTGCCACGCTGCAAAATACTTGGGAGCACTGTCAGTATTACCCGGCGAAGGGCAGCTTCCACCTTGTGCTTGTGGACGAGATCCATCAAACGAGTGACAAGACGCAGTTGCAATGGCTCTCCTACGGTGATGCGACGGCGACATTGCGGCCGGTAATGTTTGGCGGATTTGAGTCGGGCGAAGCGCCTCCCGTCATCTGGTATTTAACCTGCAACGGCGTAGGTCCGAAACAGACCGATATACCGAGCGGATTGCTGGCAGCATTGGCGTTGCGGTGCATGATTCTCCGCTTTGAAGCTCCCGAACCTGCAAAGACGGCTGCATATCTGAGATGGGTTTGGGAGCGCGAAGGTGGGCCAAAGCGATACCCGGCAGAGTTCTTTGAATCGCTGGCGAAGGGAATTGGCGTGCGCGATGCGTTGATGCGGCTGGACATGGAACTCTTGGCGCCGCGGAGTCCAAAGGAAATTCGGGAGCAACTTGCGGCAGACCGTGAAGCCGCACAGCGGGTGGAAGCAGAGCGCGTCGAGAATGCACTGGCGAATGCACCGGACCCGGATCGAAGCGCAGCGGCACGGAGAGCTTGGGTGACGATGCGGACGGACAGGGCGAACCAAGTTGCAATGAGTGGCGGAACGGCGTGACAGACTGGAGGCGAATTATGCGCGGGCTGGCGCGTCTAAAGGCCCGCTACAACGCGATAAAACCCACGGAAACCTAGGATACAGGCCTGGAGGGCTCTCTGGGCCTGATTTCAGCCCAAAACGGGCATAAAATCCTTACAGAATTGTGTTGACAATACTAGTGAATGGGACTAAACTATTCTTGTACTTAACTACTGGCCCTTCGGGGCCGACTACAGGAGTGGCCCTATGGGACACATGAGCACAGCGACACCGGAAGCAATCCACAACAAACGAAAAGAAGCAGCCGCGAAAGCATGGCAAACCATGCGTGCTCGACGAGTCGAACAACAGACGGCACAGACATCCCTTCGTCAACTTTCAAGCCAAATCACGCTGGCACCTGTCCACTCTGGACGATGCGTTTGCGAAAACTGCGGACTGCCAGACGGAGCGCGCCCGATACCCGGCTTTCAGGTCCAGGTAACGCGCAAAGCTGAGAACCGATTCAAGCGCGACTCGAAAGCAACCGTGTGGGTGTGTTCGCGCGAGTGTGGTGTGCAGATTCTGGGTGTATCGACGTACGGGAAAGCGACCTCGCGTTGGCCGATTTCGCTGGAAGAATTCCGCATGACCGTTGCATCTATGTTTCGCGCAGCGTTGGCGCAGAAGGCGGTGAACTAAGATGCCGCAGACCCTACCATGCATTCCAGTCCGCATAAGCGGCGAAGTCAAATCGCATCTTGCTTTCGTGCGTAGAGGCGGGGCCGATTCTCTCACGCTCTGTCTCAAGCAGTGGACTCGTAAATCAAACGACCCATTCTCCGCGAAGTACGATTGCGAGGAGTGCAGGGTGAAGCAGGAGGCGCAATCGTGAAAACACGGATAGGCGTGAGCGTGACGGCTGAATTCAATTTAATTCCTCATGATGCTGACGGGATGGCCTTACCCTACGATCCGTTGACGAAAGTTAAGACGGGCAATCCGAAAGTCGCGACGATTGCCATGCGCTCTAATGGGACGGGAATCTTAACCTGCTATGAAGTTGGGCGCACTTATGTCATGTGGACGTTGCCGTCGGGGATTCGCGGCAAGAAGTTGATAGAGGTGGAGAGAAGTACGGGGCCAGTCGGTTTTGATCTGATTGACGCTTATTTCAAAAAACGGGAAGAAACGGAAAGCGCGTTAATCTTTCCACCCGGTGGAAGGATTGGAGATTGATCGTGGTGCAGCGAAAGATTGATGTATCGACCTTGCTTGGGGCTGCGCTCGTTGCGCTTGGGCATCGGAACTTCGCCGGCGCGTCCGATCGGCTGCAGCGGTCACGGGCGATGATCAAGAAACTCGCTGAACAGAAAGCAATTCTGTTGACGGAAGAGTCTTGGCCGGAACTGACCTTTGGGACGACATCGGGGATTACTAGTTTAGTTGTATCGGCCATCACGGGCATCTCAAAGAACAATCTCCAGGATGCATACACAAAGGTACGGGATGCCGGGTTGATGTTGGGGAAGATGGTTGAGGAGCGGAATGCGCGGAAGAGTGCAACCATCTCTGGGTAGTCACTCAACGGGGCGCAAAGCCCACAAGGAGGAAAGTTATGTCACACGCGGCAATCTTAGTAGCTTTGGATGCGCCAGAAGTTGAGCGCATCGGACTTGAGGCAGCACTAGCGGATCAGATGCTTCCACGAGAACGGGGAGTGGTTCCGGGATGGCAGCCGATGGGACTGGTATGTCGTTGGCGGGCGCTACACGGGGATGTTGAGCGATTACGACCCGGAGAAAGACCCGGAGAATCAGGAGATTTGCAAGATATGCGGCGGAACTGGCGTTCGACCCGGCGGATTGAAAGAGTTCGGTCAGGCATGGTTCGACGGCTGCAAGGGCTGTAACGGCTGCCACGGAGCGGGTAAATCTACCAAGTGGCCGACTCAATGGAAGGAGTACCACGGGGACATCGTAAAAGTGTCGATGCTGGACGCGGCTAAATTCCAACCCGCTGCCGCTTTCCTGATAAACCGTCACTGGCACGAGTACGAGCGCATGGGATGGTTCGGCGTTCCTGCCTACACGGAATGCGAACGCAAGGATATGAGCAAGCCCGTGGCTGATCCGGATAAATGGTTCGGCAAGTGCCTACACAAAGACGAAGCGTTGGGCGCTCAGATCGTTTGCTGGAACGAGCCGTGGGAGATTTGGAAAGAAAAGTTCTTTCACCGATTCATCGAGCCACTATCGCCCAAGACAACGCTCGCAGTGGTCGATTATCACGTTTAGGAGAAACAAGGCTATGGCAAACGAAAAGTATACCCCGGGTCCGTGGAAGTCTCGCGGCCATGGGCAGACGGTCTACGTAGGTAAAGGCGTCATATCGGGGGAGCCGGGGGAAGGCTTGGAGCCGATAGTCATTTCGCCTCACGTCGTTCGTGTGTATCAGGATCAGGACGAACAAAATCGACGCTGCACGCAATTTATCGCAACCTGCAACGGCGCAACCTGTCCGAACGAGGCCAACGCCCGCCTGATAGCTGCCGCACCGGACATGTACGAAGCCTGCAAGTGTGCCGAAACAGTTTTAATTCTACTTTCCGAGGAAGTCTCGCGCCTCGGACTTCGTGCGGAAAACGTGCTGCCCCGACTGAGAACGGCCATCAAGAAGGCTGAGACAGGCGAGTAACTCTCATGGACCTCGAAACTTTCAAAGCGATTCACCGGGAAGGCGATGGCAGATCATTTTGCGAAACTTGCCGGATGGTCACGGAATTCCAAGTTGTGGGGCACGGCGAGATAGTGTGCGTAACCTGCGGCAACGAACCGAAGCTTGACGAAGAGTAACGCACCACGAACCACAGAGGAGAAGAAATATGGCGAAGCACTCGAAAGGCCCTTGGGAACTAGATTCAGCGAAGGACGGGGATACGCGATACTACATCGTTCACGCGGCAGTACCCGACAAGATCAATGCGGATTTTGGCTATCCGGTTTGTGACACGCTGAATCGACATCACTGTATCTCGCCCGACGAGGATGAAGCGAACGGCAAGTTACTGGCGGCTGCCGATGCAATGGCCGATTTGTTGCTACGCGCCTATACGCATGTTACGCACGGCGGGCCAACACGGGCGGAGCTAGAGGCAGTACTCAAGAAAGCTGGCATCATCGACTGACGCACCACGAACCCCGCGCACCACCACGGAGGAAACGATGAAAGCAAATCTGCGACGTATTCGCCAAGAGTTTGAAGCGTGGGCTAAGGGCTGGGGCTTTGACACACGAAGAAACGGGGCTTATGAAGATTCCAGAACTCAAAAGGTCTGGATGGACTGGCTGCGAAAGGTTGCAGTAGATTGCTGACCCCGGCGCACCAAGGAGGAGAAACCAAAATGGCAGCAACTAAATCAGACATCGCTGAATGGTTTGATCGAGGCGTTAAGTTAAGCGCAACGCACTTGATTGTAGTTTGCGATACCTACGATCACGAGGATTACCCGACCTACGTATACCCCGGAGAGGATGCGCAGGAAAAATACAAAGAACACAATGAGGCATCTATGCAGCGCGTCATGGAAGTCTACAATCTCGCGTTGCCAAAAGAATCGCAACTTGCCGAGCATAGGGCGTTAAACTACTGATTCCCCGCGCACGCGAAAGGAAAAAGTATGATGCTGGAAAACGAAAAGAGAACGCGACAGCAGTTAGCCGATGAACTGGAAAAGATGACGGCGGAACGAGACAGTGAGCGGGAAAATGTACGTGCCATCGGCCAGGTAGTAACGAAGCGGGCGGAAATAGCAGATGAGTTAACCAAACAGAACACGGCTCTGATTAAAGAACTCTCAATCGCCCGCGACAGGTTGGTAACTTCGGAAGATGTGCGGTGGCGCGCGAGTCGCTCATTTTGGACACTCGCAGTAGTCATGGGCGTGGCCATCGCGGCTATTTGTATAACCTTGGCCACTAAGATCTCTCGCATCTCGAATAGTCAGCGGCGAACGGAGAGCAACATCTTGGCAATGGCCGAAAGACCTTGGATTACACATAAAGATTTGCTTGATGTCGTGACGCTCGGAGTGACCGAGGGCATTGCCGGATCGGGAGAAAAGAAACCTGCAGAGACGCCTGCGAAGACATCGCCAGTGACCATTGACCTCCAATCTTCAGCGAAAGGATCTGACTCAACCTGCTGGCTGCAATTCACGGTAGACGGCAAGATTCTTTTGAGCGGGTTTCAAAAGCCAAAGCGGTTTACACTCGGAGGCCGGCAGATCGACGTGCGTTCAGGATGTCCAGGCCGACTGCTTTACCACATTGCGGGCAGGGAAATTCACCCGAAGAATCTTGCGGACAATCCCGGCATCGTGGAGCACGTTCTGATTGATGCGAATGAAGCGAAGGCAAGTCAGTAAAAAGCGTCCGCGCTGCGAGTGCAGCCATGCGGATAATCAGCATGTGAAGGGGAAGGGAATTTGCATGGTGCGGAGTTGCTTTCGATGTTGGCAGTTTCGACCGCGCGAGAAGGCATAATCTGTCCACCCGGTGGAGAGATTGGAAACCAAGGGATTCTATGACGAACTACCACATTGCTTATTCTGGTATCGGCTTCTGGCAGTTTATGTGGGCCTGCTATCGCTCTTACCGAGGCGCACAAGAGCATGGAACGGCATACTTCGCCATTTCTCGCCGAGGAGTACCGCAAATAGTCTGCTTTGTCGGACTGGGCCGGGAAGCCTGGAGAATTTCACAGAAGGCAATCGAGGAATGGAGGGAGCCATAAAGCTATGATCCCACAAGACAGACGACGGCTTGAGTTAGGCGTAAGGTGCGCCATGATCGCAATCGCCGAAGACTACGAGCGGGTAGCGGAGTTTCCAGTCACTTCGGAGTCCGCGGCTTTTGCTGTCAGTTGTCAAGCACGCCGTGAAGCCTCGCAACGTGCAGCGGAGATTCGAGCGCAGTATTCCAATTTCCAGTTTCACAAGATTAGGGTGCATTGAAAGACTGCTCTTACGAAACGTTTCTGCTGTCCAAGACTCAGGATAGTTCTGCGCTCGGGTTCGATCCTGTATTCATGCCGGATTTCCTTTTTGATTTCCAAGCGTTTTTAACCGAGTGGGGCATACGCAAGGGGCGCGCTGGAGCGCAAAGGGCTGGGGATAGAACTAAAACCTAGTTATTACAGACAGGCTTTGAAAAATATCGCCGAAGTTCTTAAGACGGGAAAGATCAACGTGCAAGAGGAATTGTACGGAGCGGAGGAAGAGATTACGGCATGAAACTCCGTTTTATCGCCGTCGCTGTGTGCTGGTACGCTTGGCGCTCTGTGAGGCAGACATGTGGAAACGAATCTCGGATTTATGTGTCGAGGCGATGATCGTTCTGACATTGGTTGCGGTGGCAATTTGTGCGGTCTTGATTGTTTGGGAATTTGTAAACGAGGTTATGACATGAAAATAACGAAACGACTGAAAGACGAGAGAGGGCAGGCGATATTGGAGGCAGCGGTCATGCTACCAGTGTTGATTTTCGTGGCACTGGCAATGATCGACATCCAAGTTGCCGAAAGCACAGCGGGAAGTTTGAGTTACGTAGTCACCGAAGTCGCGCGCTGCGAAGCGATTGCAGGACTGCCATGCAATTCTCCGAACAACGCCGGACTGTACGCGAATCAGTTGGCATACAATTTGCGACTAAGAAACGGTTTTGCGGTCGCATCTTACGGATGCGATGAAGTCTCAGGTTCGTGCACGATGGTTGCGTCGTATTCTTACAAGCCGCTCGGTGTGTGGTTTCCGCAGATGGTTATCACGCGGACGGGGACGGCTTCGATTAAGGCTGGAGGATAGCATGGTTCTCTTAGTGATTTATGTCGCTGGCCCATTTCTCTATCTGCTCTTTGCGATTCACGAGCGGATGAAGGCTGGGAAGTTATGAACCGTTTTGTCTCGATGCAAGTGAAGTGTGCGGGATGCGGAGCGCAGTTCGGGGAGGCGAATCACAGGTTCGTGCTCCATGATTCTACGAACGGATGGACAGTTACGGCCACGAGTCCTGATTATCAGCTTTATACCGTCCGCAGGTTTTCTCCGAATGAATCGTTGCATGACCACGACTATCCAGTGTGCGGTGAAAAGTGCTTGAGCACTCTCGAAGGCCAGATTATTGCAGGCAAGAAGCTATGAACATCGCATCGGTAGGCCCGATTGAAAAACTCACCCGGCAAGATGCTGAGGCGCCGGAGTACACACGGCATGTCTGGTACGACGTAGAAAACGGGCGACTGGTCGTAACGAACGGACACGCGCTCGTGATTGCGGCAGTGGAACCTGAAGACGAAGACGTTACTGGAGTTCTCAGCGTTGAGGCGATTCAGTACGCCAGATGGCTTGTACGCAGACATTACTCGTCCTACTTCAAGTGTGTAGCGAAAGAGTATGAATTTGACGATGGCACGCGAATGCCGCGACCCCAAGGCGAGTTTCCGGATTATGCGGCAATCGTGCCTGAGATTGCAGGACCGCCGACCCTGACCTTTAATCCTGAACTGCTGGCACAGATTGTCGCCGCGTTTCCGAAGCAGGAGATTGGAAAGAAAGGGACGAATCCAGGCTCGATCAGTCTGTGGGTTACGCCGTCAGAAGATCCAATGAAGCCAAGCCCGATTGTTTGCAAGGCGCATTATGACGGTGGCCTTGCAGTATTGATGCCGGTCAGTGGCATGGACTCGGCGAGATGGAATACCGAACTCCCGAGAGGGCGAAAATAGTTTGGGCCGACTTGCACACATTGACGCGATTATAAAGCGAACGGAAGACCGCAAGCTCCTGAAGCTTTTGAATCGCATATGGTGGAGCGAGTACTTCAAGAATCACCGAAAGGATGAAAGCAATGCAAGAACCTCCTCCACTACCACAGCAGTTGGACGATGACGAAATTGAGATGCTGTATCTGCGCGGCGAGTTAGTCCGCGGCGAGAAATCGGGAACCAGAGTCATTCGCAACCTATTCTGGTCGGCACATCCCGCTGGTCGTTGAAAACGTTAGAGGCGCACAAAAATATATCGGTCCAGCTAAGGCAAATTTTGGTTCATATTTTTTATTTGGCGATGTCGGGATGGTAGGCAAGCGCGTAGTGGCGGGAGTGCCGAGGTTTGGAGTGAGCGTGCAGCCGATGCGATATGGCGGAGCGAAGGCACCACCGGGGAATGCGTGGCGCGAGAACGGATGCAACGCGGAAAATCGCATAGTGCCGTCGAAAGTGAACGGCGTGAAGCAGGAAGGCATCTCAGGCCCGCGCAACAACGGCAAAGGCGATAAATGGTTTCAGGACGGTGCGGCGCGTCACGGCTCCAAGTCCAACTCTCGCAAGGCTGCTTCTGCGGAGATCGCGAGAATTCCGTTTGCGCTGGCGAACTACATCGCCAGAGCTTTCAAGTCAGAGTAATCCGCTAATCCTTCTACCGGGTGGAAGGATTCGGTTGTCCAGAAATGCACACCCACAACTTATTTCTTGACATCCACAGATTCATGTAAGAGACTCACTTCCAGAGCATTAAGTCACATGCTCTTGTCCGGTTTGTAATCGGCGCGCCCTACTAAAGGGGCTTACCCTGGCGATAAGTGGGTGCTTCACAAGTAGTCACTCCTGCTGTCTAAAATACAATCGCTCTCATCATCCCGCCCAAGATTGGCGGGTTTTGTTTTGTGGAAGGTACGACGCACGTCCGCTCACATGCGAAAAGAAAACATCCGCCTCTTGGCTGAAAACGGCAAGTTCATCGGCTGGACCGATGACGACGATGCCCGCTCCAAGAAACAGTCGGGCTACTGGCAAGAGTTCTACCATCCCCGTACCGGCAATTTCTACGCCCTCCAGAAGATCAAATTCCTCCCAAAACCAAGTGATCATTCCAGCCCATGTGGGATAACTGCATCCGAATCGCTTGGCAATGTCGGGATATGGGATGGCCTTTCTCCAGAGGAAGGCGGAACGATTCCGACCGGGAAACTCCGCGCGGATAAGATGAAGCTACGAATGTGGCCTTTAGAGGGTGACGACAAAGCAGTGCGTGTTTCATGTTTAGCGCGAACCTAGAAAACAGAAAGGAAATTATGCAAGCGAATCGTAGAGACGTCGTGAAATACGTGGCGACGATACTCGGAGGACTCGCAGTTTCCGGCAGCACGCTTTTCTTGACCGCATGTGGCAATGTGGCCGCAGACATCATCACAGCATTTCAATCCGTGCTGACCATTCTCCAAGGTGCCGGCGTCGTGCCGGGTGGAGAGATCGTCGCAGCTGTATCAACTGCACTGTCGGCGGTACTCACCGAAGTGACGGCGTACGCACAGGCACCAGCAGCGGATAAGGCCACGGTCGGCTTGAAACTCGCAACGCTGATTCAGGAGGCGCAAGCGCAACTCCAGACATTTTGGAATGGCCTGAATCTCACTGGCGTTGTCGCAGTTGTGGTCAAAGGCGTGGTGTCCGTGATTCTGAGCACGCTTGCCGGATTCCTGCCAACGTTGCCCGTCCCGGCCACTGAGAGCGAGATAGTGAAGAAGGCGACGCGGTTGCCGAACATGGTGACCTACGTTCCGCAGAAGTTGACCGCGAAGCAGTTCCGTGCGGCAGTCAACAAGTTGATGGTGGACAATAAATATCCGAAAGTGTTTTAGAACGGCACGCCGAATAAAAATCCTATACTGTGGAGGCGCGGATACTGCCAGAGCGGGTTGGGCCTGCGTCGCTATGGTTGTGGCGCGGGCCTTTCCTTAAAGTAAACGAATGAAGAAATGCACGGCACTGCTGATTCTCGCACTTAGTATCACGGCTTCAGCGGTGAACCAAAAGTCGTTGCTGCTAGGCATTGGAATCGGCTTGGGCATGTCGGCCTATCAGGGAACGCGAAGCAAGGTATTATTGCCAACCGCGCATTTTATTCAGCGCACGGTGCGACCGATACCGCAGGACAAGATCGAAAAAGCAAAGAGAAAGGCGGCGAAGGCGGCGCGGAAGAGGGTTGGTACGCCAGTAGCCGAGTGAAAGCGGAACACATGGAAGGTACGCGCGTCACAGGAATAGTAGCGTGGTTCTCGTCGGTGAAAGGTTTTGGCTTCATCAAACCAGAAACCGGCAGAGATGTATTTGTCCATTTCTCGGCGATTCAGATGGACGGCTACAAGGAACTCAAAGAGAATGATCCAGTCGAGTTCGAGATAACAGACGGTCCCAAGGGTAAGCAAGCTGCGAACGTGAGACGGCTGGAAGATTGATTTGGAAAGGCACGGCATGACAAAGCTTGCGTTGATCTTGGTGATAGCCTGCGGCATTGTCTTAGGGCAGTTGGGTTTGGAAGTGCTGGGACTGCTGTTCAAGTTGGCCGGCAGGGCCTACGGATGGATTGTCGCGATAGCGGCAAAGAAGATGCTGGCAGCTCGGCAAGCGCAGTACGAAGCGCAGCAAGTCGCGCTAACTCGACAACGTCCACCCTTGGTGACAGAAACTGGAGGCAGAATCAGTGAAAATCACGACACAACATCTTGAAGCAGTAAAGGGCTTCCTGGCGAAACAGAGCGAACAACTTGCAGCGCAGACAAAGGCTGCGAAGGCCGCAGAGGAAACCAGAGCGAAGCTTGACGGCGAAGTTCGATTGCTGCAAGGGGCGTATGATGTATGTGCGGCCGCGTTTGCGAGCGATGCGGAACTGAGCCCAGCGCAGATCGCGGATCAACCGCAAGCGGTACAGCAGGCGTTAGGAGTGGCAAAGCCTGGGCCGGCGGTCGTGGCAAAGGAATCAGTCTAGAAGGATCCAGCGGATAGCGGTACCGCTAGAAATTTCTGCCGAAGCTAGCGGTCTCGGCGGGACAGCAAATATGAAAGTACGAGCTAAGTTTTTCGTGAATGCAATCGAGATGTATTCGGCCCCGGCTGATAGTGGCAGCGTGAAACTGCTAGCCACAAATCAGAAGGACGGCGATAACACGGATTGGTCGAAGTGGACGCCCAGCGGGTCTGTCCAGATGATGATTACCAATCCAACCGCGTTTGAGTTCTTCAAGGACGCGATGAAGGGCAATAAGCCGATCTACCTTGACTTCCAGTTGGTCGAGGCATCGGAGTAATCCTTCCACCCGGTAGAAGGATTCGATTCGCGCTACAGTGGCACCGTAGCGGAAGAGGGGCTTGTAGGATCGAACAAGCGGAACACTTTTTCGAGACGGTAGCCCCTCATAAAATCAGAAGAATAAAGACATGACTGACGGATTCTCGGCTGAGCAAATCGAAAAAGACATTGAGTACTACTGGGCAAATTATCAGATCCAGCCGCGCTGGGCCGCTATTGGTATCCAAGGCAGAGACGCCCTGATTGCAAAGCACGGATTTAAGGAGGAAGATTTCCAGCGATTCGGCAACTTGTATTTTCTGGGGACACCGGATGCGAACGCCATCATGGACGCAGAGAGTGAGCAAGGAGAGCTGCTATGAGTGCAGACAACACAGCCAACGGACCATGCTCGATGCCAGCCAAGAAACCACAAGACTCTGGAGTTAGGGTACTGCCAAAGCAGCCAACTACGGGTGCTGCGACGCCAGCGCAACCGAACGTGAGTTCGGCTCAGCCGATGGGAATGCCGAAGGCGGATGTAGGCTAGGCATGGAGCCTGTAAGTCCGGTACTGCCGATGTCGAGTGAACTAGATCAAGTCTACAAAGCCCAAGACGGCTCGGACCTCTACACCCCACTGCCAGCTTTTCGCACGGATAAGGCAGTCATAAGCCGCTGGCGATTGACGGATGAGGAGCGGCAGCATATTGCGAACGGCGGCGATTTGTTTGTGTGCATTTTGAATTACGGCCAGCCAATTTGGCCGATCATGCCCATAGCGGCATCGCCTGAGCAGGCGATAGAGACATTGTTGCAGGTTGAGGAACACGTATGAGAAAGCCGTTGTTCAGGCCAATCTTCATCTCGTGGCTGGCGATTCCGGTAACGCCGAAGACTCGTTCTCAGAAGTTCCGCGCATGGCTGGAGAAGTGGCTTCCGGTAAGATTCGGACCCAGAACATGGGACTACCCATGCGGCGGAATCATCGGGCCGAGCGAATATGTTGCTGGAGGCTGGACGGGATGTCAGGTGTACATGTCGGAAGATAACCGCATCACTTTTCGGCAACTTGAAAGCGAAGAAACGGCGTAAGTCCAATGGCTACAGTACGAAAGACGGAAGTCACTGGTATCAGTGGCGAAAACAGTGAAGAAAAGCCAGCGAAAAAGAAACGCGGTGAGAATCTTGTTCCCTACCATTTCAAGCCAGGCGAGAGCGGCAATCCTTCAGGGCGTCCGAAGGGGACAACGGCGAAGGAAATGTTGCGGCGCCAGATCAACCGAGTTGTGGTCGATTTGCAGGGGAAGCCAAGTAAGGATGGCATCGTTCGCGGTGACTTGCTATCAAACACGGTAGTGACCCGAGCGATTGCCGGGGACATGCGGGCAGCGGCCATTGTCTACCAGTACGATCAAGACCGTCCCATATCGTTTGAGCAGCGAGAGGTTCCGCCAGTAGCGGGAACCGAAGTGAACGTGACAGTGAATGCCCAAGCAATTGCGACCGCGCAAGTTGAAAGCAGAAAAGACCCAAGAGAACTCGTCCGGCTCCTTGATGAGTATTACGGACTCGCCCGTAGAGACGACGTCAGACTCAGTGGTTGAGGTACTACCGCCAGAAGTTCCTAAGAATCCGCTACGGCTCTATAAGTATCAAGCGGACTGGATTAACGATCAGTCGCAGCTAACCATTGCGACGAAGGCGCGGCGGATTGGGTTCTCGTTTGCGGCCGGATTTAAGGGCATACGCAAATGCCTGCTAAAGAAGCAAGACTTCATCGTTCTCAGCGCGGGTGAACGCCAGTCGATCGAATTCATCAGTAAGTGCGTCGCTCCACACCTACGAGCGATTGGAGCAATCGCCGAATATCACGATACATTTTTCCCCGGTTCCTCGATTTTAGAGAAGCGCGTCATTCTGGGGAACGGTTCACGCGTCATCGCGCTGCCTGCGAATCCAGAGACAGCACGAAGTTACGGCGGGGATGTACTGCTGGACGAGTTTGCGTTTCATCTTGATGCACGGAAGATTTACGAAGCAATCGCGCCGTCAATTACCCTTGGATACGAACTGGCGATTATTTCGACGCCGAACGGTCAGCAGGGGCCGTATTACGAATTAGCCAAGGAAGCGGGTCTGACCGGCGAAGAGCCGAAGAGTAAACGATTCTCGCCGCACAGTTGCAACATCTTTCAGGCGATTGAACAAGGTTTCTCGGATCGCTTCGGCAGGCTGCTGGTCGCAGAGGAAGTCCGAGCGACATGTCTCGACGAAGAGATGTGGTTGCAAGAATTCTGCTGTCAGTTCCTTTCGATTCTTTCGCAGTGGATTCCGTACGAGTTATACAAAGCGAATGAATCGGCCTCGGCATCGAGCGGGGAGCCCGATCCAGAATATTCGAACATGTACGCGGGTTGGGATATCGCCCGCAATAAAGATTTGTCCGTTGTCTGGTTCATGAATCAGGTTGGCGACGTGAGCGTGACTCGCGGACTCTGGGAGATGCGGAACATTCCCACGCCAGAGCAAGTACGGCGGATCGTTGCGATGATGCCGCGGATTCGTCGGCTCTGTATCGATAAGTCGGGGATGGGCCTCCCCATCTTCGAGCAGCTAGAAGAGAAGTTCGGAGCGAGTCGAGTGGAGGGAGTGCAGTTTACGCTCCAGGCAAAAGAGGCGCTGGCAACGCACGGCAAGCGCCGGATGGAAGAAACGAAAGTCCGTATTCCTGAAGGGCAAGACACGATCCGGTATTCATTCGCTTCCATTAAGAAAACTACGACAGCGACCGGGCAGGCACGCTTCGATGCCGAGCACGATGAGAAGTACGGTCATGGCGATCATTTTTGGTCGTTCTGTCTTGCAGAGAGCGCGGGCCACAATCCAGGCGACAGCTTCATGCGCTGGTTGCAAACGAAGTCAGACGACGCAAAGCGGCTGGCACCTCCGCCGAACCCGCAAGACTTGGGCGGCGGAATAATTCTTGGCTCTGCGATGGTAGCAGTGCCAGCGGTAGTGCCGGGAACGGTTACGGTTAATGAGGCTGAGACGGTACCGAGCGAAGCGCCACGGGAGCAAGTGAAACCCTTTACCGATCCTTATGGCCTCTTGAAAAGAGCGGCGCGGAGCAAGTGAATCAATGGACCATTATCTTGCTAAGGCATTGATGAATGCCGACCAATCTACGGTGGCACTGTTCATTCAAACGGAGCGGTGGGTGCGGATGTCTTGGAGATATTATCCGAACGCTGTAGTTAAAGAAGAGGCCATGAACCACATTTGGCTTGGAGCGAAATAATGTTGGGCACAAGTGATCAGCCACAACAGCATACAGCGAGCGAGATCAAGGCAGTTGAAGAGGCGAAGGCGCGAACGATGAGAATCTTGGGAGAAGAACCAGCAGTTCAAATCGAAACTAGAACATTGAGTGCTCACGATTTCAGTTCACGCGTAACTACGGGCGATTCGGCGCTTATGTTTGGTACGAATCGGGCACAGACCGTTAAGACATTACGAGCTTTGGCAGACAGAATCGAGAAGGAAGAGGTCCATGTGTTTGGCGCACGAGTATCGTCCTTAGCCCCACGTGACGAATTTGTGACGTCCGTTCTTCGTTTAGTGCTCGCCGAGAAAGTAATGATCGGCAAGGAGAAAACAAATGTGTAAGTGCAAGTGGTCAGCTTTTATAGTTCTGCTGGCATCCATCGCAACGGCGCAGCAAGTACCGCCAACGATGTTTGGGATGAACGTGCATCCCAAAGTAATCGCGCCGCATAACGGGATACCTTGGCCCACAATTCCTATCGGAGCATTCCGCTTCTGGGGAACTGAGACAACGTGGAGTGCCATGAATCCCTCGAACGGTGCCTACAATTTCGACACGATGGATGCTTGGTTCGCAGCCGCCGCAAAGAACGGTGTGACTGATTTCCTTTATACATTTGGTGAGACGCCGGCATGGGCTGCTGGACCGCCGATGACTCAATCATGCGACCACTACCCAGGATCGTGCGACGCGCCCAAGGATCTTAACGCCGATGGCACGGGACCGGATCAAATCTGGAAGGACTTCGTTACGGTGGTTGTGAAGCACGCAAACGGTCGCATTAAGTATTGGGAAGTGTGGAACGAGCCCGACATTGGGATTGAGTGGACGCCGACGAACCCGCAGATGCCTTACGCGCAACTGATTCGCATGGCGAAAGACGCTTACGCAATCATTAAGGCGAATTGCCCGACGTGCCAAGTAACAACACCGTGCCCGGTCGATTCCGGGAAAGGGCAGACAATTGGCAATTGGCTACCTGGCTACGTGAAAGCTGGAGGTTTGGCATACGCGGATATCATCGCGTTCCACGGCTATATTGATTCGGCTCTGGGGCAGAAGCCAGAAGCGGAAGCGGGGAAGGTTGCGACGATTAAAGCGGCGATAGGGAACAGCACAAAGCCGATCTGGGACACGGAAGGCAATTGGGGCAACGATAGCGGATTGCCGAACGCGCAACTCCAGGCCGCATATCTCGCACGCATGTATCTTGTGCAACGATCGGTTGGTGTGCAGCGCTTTTACTGGTGGCAATACGGGAACTCGGAGATGGGAACGCTCGTCACGAACGGGACGCTGACCTCATCTGGCACAGCCTACGCGGAACTCAACAAGTGGATCGTAGGCAGCACAATGACCAAGCCGTGCATGAATTCAGGAACGGTTTGGAGTTGCGGCTTCCGTATGGCGAACGGCACGCAGTCGATGATTGTCTGGGACGCTGGACAAACATGTGCCGTGACAAACTGTGGGCAAACGCAGTGGAGTTACCCGGCAGGCTACACGGCTTCGGCAACGCTGGCGGGCGTGAATGCAAAGTTGAGCGGAGGCAAGGTTGGAATTGGCGCTCAGCCGATACTGTTAATGGGCAGCACGCCTCTCGGTAATTTGCCACAAAATGCGCTAGTGGCAAGAAGTACCGGCGCGCAAAGAAAGGTACTATTCATTGACGGCAAGAGAAAAACGTCGAGCGCGAAAGCGACGCTGACTGCTGGCGCTACTTCGAGTACGCCAGAAGTAGTGAACCTGTTGTGGAATGCATCATCGTCTCCGAACGTTCTGGCCTACAACGTCTATCGCAACACGGCAGCGACAGGCGGGTTTACGGAGATTGGCAGCATTCCAAGTTCGAGTTGCTGCAACTATAAAGATTCTACGACGATATTCTCTACGAGTTACTGGTACGCGGTGACTGCCTCAGACGTTGCGGTTGGGACTCCCTGTCCGACAGGCCAGACATGTGAGAGTGCCGAGGATGGACCGATCGGGCCGGAAGTAATTCCTGGACCGCCTCCACCACCCCCACCGCCGCAACCGAACCCGCCGACGGGACTTACTGGCACGGTAACGACCTCGAAGAATGTGATTCTGAAATGGAATCAGCCGGTGCCGCAGGTTGGAGTCCAAGACATATCGACTAGCGTGTACATGTGCTATCAGAGCGGGTGTCCTAAGCCGCCAATCATCGCGACGGTGCTGGCACCTGCCGCAACCTACACGGCGAAATGCACATACCCAGGCGGACGTTGCTGGTATGTGCTGAAGGAAAACGCGATGGTGAATGGCAAGAGCGTGCAGAGCGTGCAAAGCAATATCGTCGCCGCAAAGGTGTCGTGAGGCGGTTCAAAAAGAGAACCGTATGGCAAAAGGTTCGAGACGCCGCACGCAAAAAACGCCCGTTACGGTTGGCTGCAAGCGAGACGAAATCGCTATCTTCGGCGATTGATCCTCTCGCGAAGCTCGACGACATTGATACCGCGAGATGGCGTGAAGAAAACAGGCGATGCTGGTATCAGAATAGGCGGAAAGTAAAGCCGCCTACAGGGCCAGTTTGGCCGCAGTTGAGCGTGAAGGTAGCTGAAGTCTGCGAACTGTTATGCAAAGGGATGCATCGCGACAAGATCGTAAAGGTATTAAAGCTGCCCCGGACTACGGTGAGCAGTAGGTTAGCGGAAGCGTATAGGATCGCTGGGATATCGAATGACAAGCAGAAAGAAGTCGCTCTCGCGGTGCTCCTTACTTACGAACGTCATCCTGAGTTGCGCCCTCGTGATGGGCTGCGTTGCGAAACGAACCACGGCGTCACAGTCGATGAAACCATCAACTACACCCATTCCTATCCCAACCGTCCAAGCGGAAGCAATCGTATCGCCGGCCCAGTCTTTTACTGGACCCAAACTCCCGCCGATCTGCAAGGGCGGCCTGCTGTCGCAGCACGCGAACGCAACAGAGATGATTGCGTATCAGGCGAAGTATTCGACGCAAGGGTGCCGATGGATGGCTCCTCCCAAATGTCCGACAAACTGGAAACCGCAACATGAAGGGCAGTGTACGCCATGAACATACCGCCAGCGGGGTTGATTGAAAGCGCTGTGGATCAGATTGATCCGAACGGAAAGCCTGAGAAAGATGAGGCTTCGGAATTGGTCTCTGCGATTGGCGGATCCACGGCAACGAAACTCGGAATTAATTTTCCGCTTTCGCCCGAGTTCCTGAAAGGCTATCAGATTGGTTTGCAGGTAGCGCGTCAAATGCTTGCAGGCAGTATGGAACTGGCGGTGAAGGGAATTAACCCCGAGATTCTTCTGTAAAAGGAACTACGAATGGCGCGAGGTTTAGTCCAAGACGGGTTCGGCAAGGCGACTCCGATAAGCCGTGGCTTGTTCGAGCGGTTCACGGATGGAGTGAACGCGCAAATCTCTTCCTTGGACCCGATGGCATGGATGGGGCCGTCGCAGCCAATGGGACGCGTGGCCCCGCGCGGTACTCAGGCCCGAATCTTTGACTATCGGTTCGGTCAGAACATCGACTACACGCCGAAGGCGTTTGAAGGCTATTGCTACGATGTTCTGCGCGACCTAGCAGACGGCTACAGCCTGTTGCGGTCCGTAATTGAGACTCGCAAGGATCAAGTGTCGCGCGTACCGCACAGCTTTAGTGTGAGGACATTGCCGGGAGAACCGCCAAGCAAGCAGAAAGAGCGGCAGTTGAATGACAAGCGCATCGCTAAGCTGGAGGAATTCTGGTCGAAGCCTGATGGGCAGCACAGTTTCTCTGATTGGCAGCGGCAAATACTGGAAGATCTTTTTGTTATTGATGCCGCGAGCGTTGTGCCCCGATGGAGACGCGACGGCGGTATTTATGGTTTCGATGTGATTGACGGCGCGACAATCAGTCTACTTGTGGACGAGACAGGGCGCTCACCAATGCCTCCGGACCCTGCCTATCGCCAGATTATCAAGGGAATGCCAGCGGTTGACATGATGATTCCGACACCGGCGATTAGGAAGTCGGATGCATTGTTCTTTTATCCGCGCAACGTTAGACCGTCGCGATTGTATGGATTCTGTTTCTCGCCAGATACAGAAGTTTTGACTCGTGATGGCTGGAAGTTAGTCAGCGCCGTGACTCACGAAGATGGCGTAGCAACTCGCAATCCTGACACTAAGGCTTTGGAATGGCAGAGGCCAACAGCTCTTACGAAACGCCGATACTCCGGCAATCTCATCAATTTCATAGGGAAGGGTGTTGATGTTCTGGTTACTCCAGAACACAACATGATCGTGCGAAACAGAAACACCGGGCATGAGAGTTTGCTTCCAGCGCAAGAGTTGAAGGATTCGCCATTTCATGTTACTCACTGGCAACTGCCATTGGTCGTGGACTCATGGGCGGGTTGCGAAATTAAAGAGATGAAATTCGGCGACAAGTCTGCAATCCATGAACGCAATCGTACGATCAGAACCAAGCGACAGGCTGGCGCGAGTTACTCCGAGATATCTGCTTCGACAGGCGTTCCCGTAGCGACAATCGCCGATGTTGTTACTGAGCGCTATACCTATGAGGCGCACGAGGGCGGAAGATATCCGATAGAAGTAACAATGTCCGGGGATGACTATTGTGCTTTCATGGGGATGTATCTATCGGAAGGATCGACCAACAAAGGGAAGATTGTAGTCATTACTCAGAAACAATCATCCAGGTTTTTCACAAAGTTCCGCGACAAGCTGGAGGGCATCTTCGGACCTGTCGCTTACGATGGTTATGACTTTTATATTCACCGGACTGCTTTAATTGGTCATCTCAAAAGTTTCGGCTACAGTCATCAGAAGTACGTGCCGATAGAAATCATGGAGGCGACCTCGGACCAAATCAAAATCTTCCTTGACTATCTATTCGATGGAGATGCTCGCCGAGCTCCGAGCGGACAAATCTTCTACTACACGACCAGCAGGCGTATGGCTGACCAAGTACAAGAGTTGCTACAAAAAACCGGAGTATCGTCCACTGTAACCCCGCTGGCTCCTCGCGGTAGCGTGATGGCGGATGGCCGGGTGATTAAGGCAGAGAATTGCCGCACGCAATACAAGGTGTCAGTTAATAAAATGAGACGTGCGGCGGCATCGAAATCCAAATACGTTCCATTCGAAGGAACCGTTAACTGTATCAGCGTGCCTAATAAAAGTGTGCTGGCGAGACGCAACGGGAAAGCCACTTGGACATCACAGTCGCCGGTTGAGCAGCTCGTACTTATTGTGAACATCGCATTGCGACGGCAGATGCATCAATTACAGTGGTACACGGATGGCACAATCCCAGATGTGTTCCTAGAGGCTCCAGACGGACTGAGCGAAGAACGAATGACTCAGTTTGAAGCGATATGGAACGAGAAGTTTGCCACAACGCAAGCACGGCGCAAAGCAAACTTCGTTCCATTTGGTACTAAGGTCACATTCGCCAAAGACCCGAAACTTAAAGACGAGATGGACGAGTATCTCGCCCGTATGGTCGCGTACTGTTTCAGCGTGTCACCTACAGCGTTGGTCAAGACCACGAACCGAGCCACAAGCCAGCAGTTGAGCGACGATGCACGAGCAGAAGGTCTTGAGCCGATTCTCTTCTGGTTCAAAGAGATCATGGACGATTTGCTTGCGTTCATGGGCTGTGCGGATATTGAGTATGAACTTGGTTCAAGCAATCGCGAGAACCCGCTAGTCCAAGCCCAAGTGTGGCAGATTCTGTTGAGTACGGTGGACGATCAAGGGCACAGCCCGATGCGTGCGCCAGAAGTCCGAGAAGAGTTGGGACTGGAGCCCATCGACTACAAAGCTGAGGACGACGCGGCATTTGCGAAAGGTCTTGACCAGCAGAGCCAGCGCAATGCACTTCAGGCCGACAATCAGGAAGACATGATGCGCCGGCAGCAGCAAGTGCAACACGCCGACGAGCCGCGGCCGAAGGCGGCACGGCTGGCAGAATGTCCGCTCTGCCGCAGCGGGATGAAAGTTGTAGGGCATAACGGCGATACCGTGATGGGACCGCACCACGTAGACACAGACGGCACGGAATTGCTTTGCTACGCAACGCAAAAGGTACTCGGGACTCGTGCTCTAAAAAAAAAGTCTCAAAGCCTACACGCTACCGCGTCGAATCGGGCTCTCGTAGCGAGCGGCACACACAAGCCTTTGTCCGCACGTCGAACTTACTGAGGCGCTTCTTTAAGCGATGCCAAGCGAAGTTGGTAGCGATCGCAAAGGAAGTCCCATCGCTCGCAGAGATTCCAGAGGGATGGCACTTCTACAACCCCGAGAGCGGGGCGGAGTTGCCAAAGGTAGCTGCTGCGGACTTGCAACGTGATCAGAGCCACGTGGCTTGTGCGATGATTCGATTGCCAGAGGCTATCGCAGACGAAGTACTGGCGAAAGCAGCAATGCTGATTGCAGATGAGGATGTGACAGGCAAGGGGCGTGAGGACGAGCCGCATATCACGTTAAAGTATGGGGTTAGAGAGAACGTAGGCGAGACGGCAGAAGCCCTCGCCGAGTTCTACCCCTTCGAGGTTGAGTTAGGCAAGACGGGAGTGTTCACTCCAAACCAGAACACCGGAGGTGCGGCGGTTGTTTACGTGGAAGCAATCGCGCCAATCCTGAAAGAACTGCACTCCAAGTTGGGTGACAGCATAGGCGTGCGGCACGACGGAGCCGATTACGTTCCGCATGTCACGTTAGCTTACGTGGACGCATCAAAGGCCGACAAGTACGATGACCTGGATTCTTTCGCAGGCATGAAGTTCACCGCGAACGCAATCACGATCACGCGGGCAGAGGGGAAAGATTGGACCTTTGACTTGGGCGGTGCGAGTCTCGTATCCAAGGCTGGAGGTGACGAAGAGGACGAGGATATTGAGGAAATCATTCTCGATATTCTTAAAGGCTTCCAAGAGATCGTGCCTGCGGTGCAACACGAATTGGAAGGCACGTATCTGGACCAGGCGCGGCAGATGTCAACCGAGATGGAGAGCACGGTCCAGTTGTCGGTGCTGAATCAACGAGCGTTGGACTACGCGCGAGCGCGTGCGGCCGAGTTGGTTGGCATGAAATGGGTGGAAGGCGAGCTTGTCACAAACCCGAACGCGGTGTGGGCCATCACGGACACGACGCGGGAAGTGCTGAAGGATCTGATTACAAACGCATTCTCACAAGGCCAGACGCCAGCAGAGTTAACAAGTTCGATTGAGCAGACGGGGATCTTTAGTGTGTGGCGTTCTGACCTAATTGCCTCGACCGAAATGGCGATGGCTACCCGGCAGGGCGCACGGGACACGGCTAAAGATGTTGGAGTGATCGGTAAATCTTCCGAGACGAGCGGTGATCATACTGAAGAGAATTGTGATGGAAGTTGCGACGAAGCGGAAGAGCGTGGCGTCATTGGGATTGATGAAGATTGGGGCGTAGACGGACACTTCGAAGGAATAGGTTGCAACTGCGTAGAAGTTTACTATACGGCGGATGATCCCGAGGCCGCGGACTTGCTGGAGCCAGAAACGGTGGAAGCGGAATGAGCGAAAGTTTTCAGAGTTCGATCATGCCTCAAGTAACGCTGGATATTCCGATGCCACAAGGCGCAGCGATTCCGAAACGCGAGCAGCAGGAAATCGTCAAGCAGGCCGCAGATGAAGTTGCGCTAACGATTGAGTTGAAGCGCCTTGACATCAAGAAAGACACGGCCTACAGATGTGGCCAGTCGGCAAAGGACCGAGGCTTTGGACGTATCTCGCCTTACTATGAGGACGAGGCTGCGGATAGAGCATTCTTCGCTGGTTACGATGGGCAGTCGAAGCCAACCTTGGACGAGTTGCTTGCGCCGGTGCTGGGATGACCACAGCTGATCTGAATCAACTAGCGGAAAGGGCGGCGCGTCGGGAAGAAATACGGGCCAAACTACCAGAGTCGCTGGCGATTGCATGGCTGGTAGTTGAAGAGGACGGGCGTATTTTCGACCTCAATAAGCAGGCTGAATTGTTATTCGGCTATGAATCGACCGAACTCATCGGCAAGATGGTAGAGGATTTGGTTCCAGAGGCAAAACGCGGAGTCCACGTTCCGCACCGCGAAGGCTACTGGGAAGAGCCACACACCCGAACGATGGGAGCTGGGATGCTTCTGAGCGCACGGCGTAAAGATGGAAGTTCATTTCCCGCCGCAATTAGCCTCGGACCAATTGCGGCCAAAGGTGGACGAGTGGTTGCTGTCACAGTGGTTCGCTTGGAATTGCGAAAGCCAGAGACAATATCCAATCGGGTCACGCAGAATCCCTCGAAGGAGGGCCGTGCCTGAATGGAAGGACGTAGGAATTGGCGGTCTGCTGTGCCTTTTGGTGCTCAGGGAAGTATTCAATTTCCTGAAGACGCGGGGCATGGAAAAAAGCCGCGACCAGCAGGACAAGGACAACCGGGATTCACGAGCTGCATTGCGGGAAGAGATTAGAGTCTTGCTTTCCCAAGTAATGAACGACTCTCTGAAATCCACGCTTGACCAACAAATTAGGGCGACCGAGGCCATGAGAGATCAGTTGAAAGTTACGGCTGACGGGATTCTGAAGTTGATCACGATTTACGAAGTACAGAGAAAGAACCGGGATTGATTCAGGAGGTTTCAATGAAGGCACGGCAAGGCAAGCAGGTAAAGAACACGGTCATGACGGCGAAGTGCAAACTAACGCGCGAGGAGTGCAGAGATCCAGCTTGTCCGGTTCACGGCGAACCGGAGAATGATAACGACAAGGATGACGAACTTACTTCGTCGGCGCAGAAGGCTGAGCCTGGATCGATGTGCGGTAGCGAGCACTGGATAGATGGCGCTGATGAGTTTGTAAAAAACATGATCTGCGGTCGCCCACGGGAAGAGCATACGATAGATGCGGCAACGAATAAGGTGGGGATGGATCACGAGTTCGTACCGCTGGCCGCATTGCCGGAAATCGGCGCAACGAACGAGCTGCCCTTGCATGTGGTGGGCGTCTTGCGAGACGCGCACGATTTAATTCAGCACATTCAGCATCACAATGAGTTTACGAAGGGCTTGCTGAAGCGTATGGAAGACATTCTTGATCCGCCCAAAGAGTTGATGACGATGGAAGAAGCGAAAGCACGGCTCGGCTTGGCAGGTTAAATAATCCAGCGGCGCCACGCGCCAGACAGAGGTAAACATTATGGGAGCACCTCGAATTCTTGCATCAGTGGGCACATCACCCGTCGCTGTAACCGCAGGTGGCGCCGGTTATGCCGTGTCGATTACTCAGCCCGGCCCGACATTTACGGCGTTCAAAGTCTATGATCAAAATCAAAATCAGATCGGCGGACCAATTGTTGGGAACAACGGCAGTTATATCTGGACCGCTCCAGGAGGGCAGGCATTCGTTGCGGGGCAGGTCGTCGGCTACGTGGCAGTGTTCTCTGGCACGGCGACATTCTTGGTTAGCGATACGAGTCCAGTTCCGTATCCGCAGCCGATATCCGGACAAGCCTTTCCAAACGCCGGAGCCATTACACTGAAGACCGGGCGCGCACTGTTGACTGGCGCAACAGCGACCGCTTACACGTTGGCATTGCCGACGCCAGGGGCGGACGATTTCAAGGAGTTGACTGTCGTAAACCACACAGGGCAGGCGCACACGGTAACTACTCCTGCGCTGGGCATTAACGGTACTTCCGATACGATCACTTTTGCTACAACGGTCGGATCAACTGCGGTACTCGTGCCCTATCAAGGCCAATGGGATTTGAGAATGGCGACGGGCAACGGCCTGACTTTGAGCGAAGTGTAAGAACGGTAGGGCATGGGAATCACGAACGGCACTCACGGGGAGCAACTTTCCTCTGCGAAAGTATTGCAAGCGCAACTTGCGGCGGCGAACGAAACGCTGCGAAGATTGACGGCAGTTCTTGCTGCGGTGCTGATAGATCAACATCGCGGCAGGCTGCTGGTCGATAGCGTAAGCGTGGATGCAATGTACGGAGACCCAGAGCAAGACAACGGCTTCATGGTGGACGTGCAAACGATCCACGCGCTTAGCAAGCACCGTTTGCAGGTTGTACAGCCGAACGGCTCGACATATGTGCCAGTTCCGGTTGTTACAGTGGTACAAGCAGAGACGGTCTCACTGATTTGCGAGGAAGCAAGTCACAAGCGGGGTAACGGGTTGCGTTGCGAGGAGTGCGGCAAACTGCTAGAGAAGAGGGCTTGATGGATACCGAGAAGGCAGTCCAATATCTCGTGAAAGAGCCAGACGGCAAGGGCCGATTGCCGTACACGAAAGAAGATGGCAAGCCCGACCATACTCTTCTAGGCGCGGCTTGGGCTGCACTACACGGCGGCTATCGTGGCAATAAGTACGAAGGACCAGACAAAGCGAAGGCGCTGGCGAAGTTGAAGAAGATTTACAAGGAGGAGAAGATGGAGTTGCCTTCGGACAAAGCCGCAGCGGCGCTGGGCCACTTAATGACTCTAAAAGGCCGCGTTGGCAAAGACGGGGAGCCTGAGAAGTGGGCCACATTCGCGATTAAGTCCTGCTACGAAGCGCCTGCAGAAGATCCAGAGCCCGGTTTGTTTGTTGAGGGTATCCTCGCAGCCGAGGAGCCGGACTTTGAAGGCGAGATTATGGACTTCGTCTCCTCAAAGCCGAATTTTCAAAAGTGGAACAAGAACTTCTCGGACATGACGGGAGGGAAGTCAGTCGGTAATTTGCGGGGTCAGCACAATCCGAAGATCGCGGCTGGCAAGTTCGTCACGATGGAGTATGACGACGACAAGAAAGCCATCCCGGTTCTGGCGAAGGTCGTTGATCCAGTCGAAGCGGACAAAGTGCGGCAAGGCGTCTACACGTCGTTCTCGATCGGCGCACACTATGCGCGTAAGTGGCGCGATCCTGGCGGGAAGTACATGCGCTGGACTGCCGACCCGTTTGAAGGTTCAATTGTGGACTTCGGATCAATCCCGACGACGCGCGGGTTTGTATATCGTGCAGCGGATGGTCACGAAGAGCAACGTGAATTTGACGGTGGGCGCCGGCAATTGCGAAAAGCATTTGAAGCCTATGGCAGGCCGCTTAGCATTGAAGAAGAGGACCGCGTTGTAAAGGCCATTACAGGAATGGGCGCGGCGCAAAAGGGCCTCTACACAATTTCCGGATTCGCGCAACTCGTGCAAGAGTTGATCTACATGCGCGATTCCATCACCTTCGAGAAAGAGATGGAAGGCGATGCATCTCCGGTCACAGAGCGAGTGGCCGAAGCAACGAACGAGCTTTTGGAATGCCTGGCGGCCTACACGCAAGAACAGGTCAGCGAGGAAATCGGCAAGACGAAGGAGAAAACCGTGGAACTCAAGGACTTGGTAAAAGATATTCCAGCAAACAAGACCGCAACAGCAGCCGATCCCGCTGATAGCAAGCCAACCCCCGACGCAATCAAGACGGCTCTCGATAGCGTTAACGAAGGACTGAAAGTATTGAAGGCCGCAGGCTACTCCTTGCAACCTGGAACGACCTCGGACCCCGGACACAGCAACCCAGTCGGCCCTTCTGGCGAGGATGGGAAGAGCGTGGCTACAGACCCCAAGGCCAAGGGGCACGGCGAGTTGAGCAAGGAAGATTGCAAGGCGGAAGAGTGCGATGTCCACAAGAAGATGAAGGCCGCAAACGACAACGATGCCGACGACAAGTGCAAAAAGACCGCCGAAGAATGCAACGACGAGAAGTGCATGACGCACAAGGGGAAGAAATCGGCCGCAGTCAGTGCGAACGGCGATGCCCTGAAGCGTGCCGATGTGGTCAACATCGTCAACGAAACAGTCGGGCATCAATTCAACGAATTCCGGACCAGTTTCCAGAAGGATGTGGTCGGCCCACTGTCTGAGCAACTGAAGACCATTGGTGAAACGATGGTCGCTATCGGTGCGGCACCGGTGCCAACGCGTATCGCAGCGCGTCCTGGACTTCAGGTTGTGACCAAAGATGTCGAAGTAAACAAGGAAGCAGAGGACGCACAGAAGGCAATCGCAAAAGACGTAGCAGACGGCAAGGCCACGAGCGCCATTCTCAGGATTCGCGAGAACGGACATCGAGTTAGCTGGTAGCTGTAAGAGTTTCCGCAAGTCAGGAATGTTTCCAAGACATTTCTCCCGCACGGCACGTTGCCTGAGAGGATCTGGCCCGGATCGTTCGCTGGCGCAATTCTAAAAATCAGGAGAACACAAAATGTCGTTGCCTCTAGGCATGACCGCGGAAACACTTGAGGCCCTGAAGTCCATTCGCGCACGCGGCGGAGTGGCTTACAAGGACATCACTACGGGCCTCGGCTATCAGTGGTATGATTTGCAACCGCTGGTAGATCGCACCTTCCCACAAATTACCCCGCTGATCTCTGAAATCCCACGGCTGGCTGGAGACGGCGGCAGTTCGACGAATTGGAAAGAAATCTATGCCATCAACGCTGGCAACCTATCGCCGGGCGTTTCTGAGCGCAATCGCAACGCAACGGTGCAGACTCAACTGCGAAACCACTTCGCGCCATATGCAGAACTCGGATACGAAGACTTCGTAACATGGAAGTCGGAACTCGAAGCCGGAAAATTGACGCCAGAAGTGAAGGCGGTTGCGGTCGAGGATTTGTTCTATGCCTCGCGGCAGGCCGAAGAGAAAGTTGTCTTGTGGGGTAACACCGGCTTGGTAAGCGGCGGGAATGGCGTCACGTTCGGCACAGCTCCCACGCCAGTTGCGGCTCTTGTGGCTGGCGGATCGTTGACAGCACAGTCAACCTCGCTGTGGGTTGCGGCTCTAACCCCAGAGGGGTACTTCAACTCGACTGTGGCTGGCGGCGTCCCAACCTCGATCACGCGAAACAACGTGGGCGGCTCGACCGACACCTACGGCGGTGGCAGTTCGCAAATCTCCGCAGCATCAAATGCTGTCACTACGGCTGGCGGTAACTTGTCAGTCAGTGGCACGGTCGCCGTTGTGCCGGGAGCTGTGGCCTATGCATGGTTCATTGGCCTAACCTCCGGTGGCGCGGCTACTGCGCGTCTGGCGGCGATTACAACGATCAATTCGGTTGTAATCACTGCAAACCCAGCCGTTACTACGCCAACTGCTGGCTACACTGTGCTGGCCTCTGGATGCAGCGCAGACAACACAGGCAATCAGCTTGAGTTTGACGGCATGATGACGCAGACCGTTGCGGGCTATCTGGCCGGCTCCTCGGCTGTATTCCAGTCGCAGGCAACAGGAACGCCTGGAACGGGCACCGGACTGACCTACGACGGCGCGGGTGGCATCGTCGAGATTGAAGCGGACTTCCTGCAATTCTGGAATTCCTCGCGCCTCATTCCCGACGACATCATGGTATCGGGCCAAGAGTTGAAAAACATCACCAACAAGATTTTCGCAGGAGGCGGCGCGCCTCTCTATCGAATCAACCTGGATGGCAACGCTAACCGCGATGCCGTGCGGGCCGGCAATCTCATTCGGCAGTACCTTGGCAAGTTCGCAATGGGCGGCGGACACGAAGTCACGATCAGCCTCCATCCGAACATGCCACCGGGAACGATTCTCTACCGGACAAGGAACCTGCCCTACCGCATCCAGAACATGCGGAACACGTTCAATATCCGCACGCTGCAAGAGTGGCGCCAGATCGATTGGCCGATTGTGCAGCGGTCTTGGGACTACGGGGTCTACGTGACCGAGACGGCGGAAATGCACGCGTCATTTTCGTTCGGCCTCCGTACAAATATTGCCAACATCTAATAGAAAACAAATAACTTAGTTAGATGTTGCGTGTAAATCATATGCATGTCATACTAGGGGCTGAGAGGTTCCTAGTATGGCAGGCATCAAAAAACAAGCAACGTGTCATCCCGAGAGACCGAATTGTGCTTTCGGAATGTGCCAACAGTGCTACATGCAATGGCGGAGGACGGCACCAATCGGCGAGGATGAGCCAAGGGCAACATGCCATCCTGAGCGAAGGGCATGGTCGAATGGACTATGCGAACCGTGCTATCAGAAGCAGTGGAGGGAGAATAATCCTAACCGTGAGGCGAAACTCGCGGCGCGAAGAGAGAAAGAAAAGAAACGTTATGCAGCTTGGCGCTCTCTGAATCCAGCGGAGCCAAGACCGAAAGGGATTCGCAAAGCACAAGTACACAATCAATCACTGTGTCATCCCGATAAGCGAGAATATGCGCGGGGTTTGTGCCGTGCGTGCTACATGCGAGAACGTCGAGCGATGGCATCAGGGAACCATAAGCCGACATGTCATCCTGATCGGATTCATTACGCACAGGGCTTTTGTCATGCTTGCTATCAAACGCACCGGCGCAACAGTGATCCGGTAAAACTTGAGGCATCGCGTGGATATGGACGTAAACACCGCGCAGCAATTAGAAGCGATCCCGATAAACACGAGGCTCACAAGGCGCTGCAGCGCGCATCTCGTCGCGAATCGGAATTCGGCATGACCAGCGAAGAATACGAGGCAGCTCTTGTGAAACAGGAACGGCGATGCGCGATCTGTACGAATGCCTTTACCGAATACAAAGAAGGCAATCCGCCGTGCATCGACCACTGCCACGAACTCAACATCTTTCGCGGTCTGCTGTGCCGTTCGTGCAATCTGATGCTAGGTTACGCGAAGGACAACATCTCAATTCTTCAAGCCGCGATAAAGTATCTCGAAGCGTTCGCGGCGAAACAAGCAGCTTAACTTTTCTCGACAAGGGCACCTTTCTTGGATGTCGAGGAGGCCGGAACGGGCGGCAGTTGGGAGACTGTCGCCCTGAAGGTTTAACATTCCACCCGGTGGAGGGATTGGAACGGAATGCTGACGCAAGACGAAGTAGACGAGGTTGTAATCCCGTCGATTAAAAGGAATCCAGCCCCAGCAAATCCTGAGCGCACAGAGTACTGCACCCACGTCTTTATTTGGCCCAAGGGAGCAACGGATGAACAGATAGCAATCGCTTTTGATCACGCCAATGCTCACTGACCTCTCGACCTACAAGCGTACCTACAGCCTGTACACAACGAATAGCGACCAGAAGTTATCGCTGCTCATTGCGGATCAGAGCCAAGCGTTCTTGGATGAGACCGGGCGTACGACATTCGATCTAGCGACTTATACCGAGACGCGGGACGGGCTCGGGAACGACACGATGCAGTTGTCGTATTTCCCGGTGCAGTCGTTTACTTCTTTGGTAAAGAACGGTGTCACAATTCCGCTTTCGACTGGCTGGAACAAGTGGGGCTACCAGTGGGATTCGCTGGGCAAGGTCACGCTGATTTGTGATTCGTTCAACTGCTCGAACGTGACGTTCAACCGCAAGAACGTAGTCGCCACCTACACGGCAGGTTATCCGACACTTACAGTAACGAACGAACTGCAAACGGTTCCCAACAGTCTTCCTCCGGGGCCAGCGGGAACGATTACGACATGGCCTCCGCTGTATACGATCTTTGTCGCACTGCCGAACTGGTTGAGCGATGGCGGGGTAAGTTATTTCGGCGGAGCAGTATTGACGCCAGTAACAGCGCCTCCGACAATCGGCCAGTATTATGTGCTTGGTGGTGGCGGGTATTTGTTCGCGGCAGCGGACGGCGGTAAGCAAGTGACGATGAACTATACGGCGTCCGGCTATCCTGTTGACCTTGTAGGTGCGGTGACGCGGATGGTCTCATTGCGCTACAAACAGCAGGATCATGAAGATCTGAAGCAAGTCAAGAGTGGCGAACAAACCACCACGTTTTCAAAGGAAGCCTACCCAGCAGACGTTGTAAGAATAATCAAAAAATACAAGAAATTTTACTTCACTCCTGGATTCTGAAACGTGCCCAAAGCCTTCGACTTCGTAATCAGTGGTGACATAGCAGCGCGGGCACGGATGGAAGGGGTGCCCGACCGCTTGGTTCCGTTGCTTGTGCGGAATCTGAATACAGTCCACACGCAGTTACAGCGGCACATCGTAAGCGACAAGTTAAGTGGACAGGTTCTAAAGTCGCACTCGGGCAATCTGAAGCGGAACATTTTGCAACTGCCTGCGACGGTGGAAGGCTACAAGGTTTCGGCGGGAGTAGGACTCGGAAGAAATGCGAAGTATGGACTGGCGCACGAGTTCGGAGCGCACATCCCAGAACGGACACCTGTCAACGCAAAGGCGCTTTCGTGGATTGGCGCGGACGGAGTGAGGGTATTCTTCATGCGAGCGAAAGCGTTTGATTTGCCAGAACGGAGTTTCCTGCGTAGCGGCTTCGCGGAATTCCAGCCCAACATCGAACAGGCAGCACATGATGCCGTGCAAGAAGCACTATGACCGTTTATGTTCCGCCCGCAAGGGAAGCCATCTACGCTGCGTTGTTCGCTAAGTTTCAGCAAACCAGCATGACATGGACGAATTCGCCCTATACCCCAACTGGCCCAAAAGCATTTGTAACGACAGGTCGCGCGCTTCGATCTCAAGAGCAAATTAATGCGATTGAGAAGCCGGCAATGTTCATGTTGCAGGCAGATGAAGACTGGAAACAGAACAACAGCGGCTTGCCGTATGTTTCGGAAGCACTGGTTGAGGTCTACATCTTCGTGGCCCAGCCAGATGACCTGATTGCTCCAGTCCCGCAGATCAATAATCTTATCGACGCGACACTCGCGACGATCGCGCCAAACTTCCCAGGCCAAAAGCAAACACTCGGAGGGCTCGTCGATAACGTCGTGCTCCGCGGGAAGGCAGAATACCGGCTCGGGTTGCAGGGCGTTATCAATGCGTTTGCAGTCTTCCCTGTCACGATCATCATGCCAAACATTCAGCAGGGTCTCGGCTAGCAGATGGCTTGGGAGTCGGTGAACCATGCGAACGGTACATGGTTCTGGTGGATGCAGGTAGGGAACAATTGGACGGCATGGGTGATCGACGATTCGTGGAAGCGCGGCGAGGGAACAAAGTATCGCGTCGCGGTTTCGCTTCGTACTGTGACATTCTTTGCAAGCCAGCGGTTGGACAATTTCCGTGCGGCGAAGTATGAGGCGATTGAGTTGCTATTGAAGTTGCAATCGAGTCCGCTGCAAGGAAGTGGGAGATTCTCGCGACATGCGTTGACGGAGGGGAAATGAAGGGCGCTATCAAATTATTGCTTGCTCTGCTCGTGATTGGCGGTGCTGCGTTGGCTCAAGACGTCCAGCCAATTCAACTCACCCCGTTCAAAGAGACCGCGACCTCTCCAGCGATTACGATTTCTGGCACGCCGGTGTTTTTCGCAGACAAGAATGGATCTGTATCGGAACTATTTGAAATCCTCGTGAGCGGTGGCCCGAGCGCGCTGAGTGTGTCCATCTATGGATGCGGCAATAATTCATGCACGACATCAACAATCGGCACCTCAAGCGGAACCGGTTCGCAACCGATTGTTACGGCTGGCGGCTACAACAGGTACGAAGTCGTATCAACGTTCAGCGGGGGTACGAGTCCAAGCGTAACGATCATCCGTTGGGGATTCTCGGGAAGCCCTTCATCAACTAGCGGAGGTGGAAGCGGCGGTACGGTAAACCAAGGTACTCCAGGTGCCAGCGCGTCCGCAGGATGGTGGAACAAACTCACCGACGGTACAAACGGCCCAGTCGCAGTCAAGCCCGCATCGACTGCGCCTCTCGCAACCGATCCATCACTCGTTGTTACGATCTCGCCGAACTCTCCATCAGCTTCAGTTCCAACAGGAACGGCAGGATCTCCGGCAACGCAAGTGGTAAGCGTGCAGGGCGTAGCGGGAGGCACGGTGGTTCCAATCTCAGCCGCAAGTCTCCCTCTGCCTACTGGAGCGGCTACTTCGGCGAACCAAGCAACGCCAGGTACGGCCGGTTCACCGTCTGCACAAGTTCTCAGCGTGCAAGGCGTCGGATCAGGAACCGCTCTGCCAGTTAGCCTTGCGACCGCTCCCACTACGCCCACACAACCAGCAGGATTCGGATCGGCGGTCGGTTTCCAGCAAGCGGTCACAACGTCGGCGGTTGCGCTGGCAACTAATTCGACGCACGGGTTTTGCGTGCAAGCCCTGTCAACGAATGCGCTTACTGTCTATGTGGGGCCAACGGGCATCACTACTTCGACCGGCTTTCCGCTTGGCCCAGGCCAAGGCGTCTGCTACCAACTGTCGAATACGAACGTTATTTTTGTGGTCGCCTCGTCCACAGGTTCATCCGTAGCGGTAACTGGAGCCTAAAAGCTTATGATCCTTCGACGCATTGTTCTCTTCGCTACGCTCCTGTGTTCGATCATAGCGGTTGCGCAGAACCCGCCGGTAAGCGTGTTTGGGGGACCATTCTTCTCATGCGTCAATGGTTCCTCCACTTGCGTGCCGAACAACTTCCAGATTCCAACTGGCTTCGTATTTCAAATCGGGACTGACACGGGGCTGTCTCGCGATTCGGCAGGAGTGATTGATGTCGGCAACGGAACGGCAGGAAATAAGGGTGGCACAATCAACGATACTACCGAGAATGTGAGCGGCACGGCTACTATAGGTACATTGGCAGCAACGACAATCAACGGAGCCGCACTGAATGGTACATTCACGGGTGCTGGCACGTTAAGCGGGAATCTAGTTTTCAGTGGGCAGCCCAGCTTTACGCAGACTACAGGTACGCCACCATTTGCTGTAACCAGTACCACGAATGTCGCCAACTTAAATGCGGCTTTGTTGAACGGGGCAACGTTTTCGGCGCCTGGCGCGATAGGCGGAGGCACTGCGTCTGCGGCTAACTTTACTACGTTGGGACTGACGGGCCTTGAGACCGTTCCAGTGGGCACGGCCACCGCACCAGATATTAGTGCGACCGGATCAGCATCAAATACAGGGTTGCTATTGACGACTTCGGCAATGTGCTGGGATGCTGCTGCATCAATTACCGCCTGCGGTGTTACCGGAGGGTTTCAAGTCGGCGATGGTAAGTCTTTCGGCTTTTCACAAAATACATCAGGTAACGGAGCGGCAGGAGCTAACTATGGAGTAATTGGAACAGGGGCAACGGAAGCATTAGCTCCTTCCACTGTGCTACTGCTGCCGCAGTGCAAGGTAACTTCTCCTGTGAGTATGACATCCAGCGGCACGCCCGTAACGATATGCTCGTGGACGCTTCCGAATGCCGCACAGACTTGGGCATGGCGATGTAGCGGAACTTACACAACGACAACAGCGACGGACACTTTTTCGCTTGGATACACAGCCGCGCAAGCCCCAACTGCCGCTAAAGGGAGCGCAAACATCTATTCGACGCTTACTGGCACCTCCACGCAGGGAAGCGTAAGTTCGACAACATCGACGGCGAATCAGACCATGCTGACAGGGGCTTCGGTTAGTAATGTGACCAATGAGCAGTGGACCTCTTTCGGATGGGTCACAGCTTCAGCGACATCGGGGACATTTGTTATCACAGGAACACTTACTGGTACAACCCCTTCGGGGACAGCAGACGCAGTATGCGAACTCTTCTAAATCCTAACGCGAGATGTATTCATTCATGCGCCGAACGGCCGTCCTTTCTTTGTTATTATTCTCAGTTCTTCTCTGTTTGGGAATCAACGCATATTCGCAGACTCCGCCGCTTGCTCTTGGTAGCGTATCGAGCGTTGCCGGTGCCTCCTGTCCTGGAGGAGTTGGGTTTCTTGGTGCGGATACTTGCTTCACCGCGAACGTTAGTTGCACTGGTGTGCCGAATCTAGGAGTCACTTACAGCGTTCAGAATCCCACAGTTAAACGCTTTGGCACCGTGGTTTATTTCGCCACTGGTCAAGGGACCACGCTATCAGGTCAAGTAATTGGCACCTTCCAGCCATCGCTGGTGGCCGCGGGATACCAAGTCGTAAAGTTTATCTGGGCCTCTTCATGGTGGAATGCGGCAACGACGCCCAATCTACTAACGTCTGCATGTCTGCCGGCCACTCTGGGGAATTATTTTCATACCTCGATTTACACCTCGGGTTTCTTTAATGTGCTGGGCAATAGCGCGGGATCAGCGGCAGTGGGTTATTGGCTAGCATGGTACGGCGGCGCATCGGTGCTGCATTTTGTAGAACTGATGAACGGCCCGGTGTTCTCCGATCTCTCGCAAGGTTGCCAGTTTCCCCAAGCACCTAATGTCACGATCATGCCGACCTACGGGGTTCCGTGGTCAGGCAGCGTGTACTACCAAGGGGGCGACCCGTCATCGCTTACCACTGCGACCGGCATTCAATGCCTCAATCCATCAGGAACCACAGGAACGCAGAACACGGCATGGAAGGCACAGAGCATAACCGCCCCAGGATGGATTTCATCCTATCCGAACGTCACTATTGCCTCATGGGTGTGCAACAGCAACTTGAATAACTCCGAAGGGCAAGCGTGGCTATTTTACAGCGCGCTAACTTCGCCCTACCGGCTGACTCCAGTGAGTGGATGCACAGGGGCAGAGGATATAACGGACGGTACGACGCCAGCGGGAATCAACGGAGGCACGGCGGTTCTGAACGACATGCTGCAAGACCCGTAGACATTTGAACGGCACGGCAAGGCACGCTATCTTCTAACGCTCACGGCGTAGAAAAGGAGTGTCCAATGGTAATTGAATTCGGGAGCGGCATACTTTTTGGCAAGCCGATTGCTGGCAACCTGCCCACCAATCCTACGCCGGTGCGTCTCGGCGTTCTACAAGAAGTCACCGTCACATTCAAAGGTGACCTCAAGAAACTATTCGGCCAGTACCAGTTTCCCGTTGCGACGGCGCGCGGCAAGGTGGAGATCGACATTAAAGGCAAGTTTGCGGCCTTCGATCCGGTAGCTATAAACCAACTATTCTTCGCGCAGTCGCAGACGGCTGGCATCACGCTGATCGCGGATAACGAATCGCATCCTATTGCTGCTACGGTAACTGCGACCAATGCTACAAACTTCGTAAGTCCCGGTGGAGACTTTGGAGTGCAGAATGGCACGACGGGCGCCACGATGGTCAAAGTGGCTTCATCTCCCGCTGTTGGCCAGTACAGCGTAGTGGAATCCACGGGGGTCTATAGCTTCAACGCTACGGACGTAACCTCGGGATTCCCTGTTTTGTTGAGCTATCTCTACACAGCAGCAACCCGCGGCTTGACCACGCAGATTTCGCAGCAACTCATGGGCTATGCTCCGGAAGTGGAAATGTTCTTGTATAACAACTTCCGGTCGAAGTACTTGGCTTGCCAACTCAACGATGTGACCATTGGAGAAATTTCCCTGCCAAGCAAGCTGGAAGATTTCTGGGTCTCGGATATTAGCGGCAGCGCCAACGCCAACGCCGCGAACTCCGTTGGAGCCATCTACTCGGATGTCGCGTAGCAGTCATTAACCTCAACGTGGGCGGGGCTTCGGCTTCGCCCGCATATTTTCAAAGGGAAGGAACCTGCACGATGCGTACGAAAGAAGTGGAATGTGAAGGACAGAAATACCTGTTCGGCAAGTTAACCAGCGGCCAAGTAGATGAATTAATCTTCGCTATCGGCGAAATGCGTAAAGAGGAAGGGAAGATTATCGCCTCCGTCACAGGCGGGAAACGAATGTTGCGGACGCAGATATGCCCGGTGATAGCTGCGGCCTTCAATAACGCAATTGCCGGTGACGGCAAATGGTTTTTCGATGGATGGGATCGTCCCGCAGATCTTAAACCAGAAGCCACTTGGTACAGCGCCAAGGATGTATTTGGTACCTTGGACTTTTCCGACACTATCCGCGTCTATAATGAGATCACTCGATTCAGTGCACTCACAAGCGAAGTCAAGAAAGCCGCCCCATCGGGGGAAGGCGAAGCAGTCGATACTACCGCGACCAGCTAGAACGTCTTATCGCCTGCTTATCCATTGAGCTGCACAAGTTTCCCGAAGAGGTTTGGTGTATGCCCTATGCAGACGCTATGCTCTTATGGCGTGAGTTCGAGGAAGCCCCGCCTGTGCGTACCCTCTTCGCAAAATTCGTCGGCTACGAGAACCCACATCGCCGCTGGTCTGGAAAGAATATGAGTGGCGACGATTTCATGTTCTTACAAAAGGCAATGGGTGCGCCAGCGCAGCCTAAAATGCCCGATCATTTGAAAGATGCCCTGAATTGGGCAGAAAACATGAAGAAGAAACATCCCGCGTTGCAGTAATCCCTCCACCCGGTGGAATCATTCGATGCCTGACGATGTAGTCTTCAAACTCACGACCGTGTACGACGGCACCAGCGTTGCCGAGGGTATGAGTGGAACTACGTCTGTAATTGAGGGCGACACGGCAGCGTGGAAAGAAGCGTTCAACTCCACCTTCCTGCAGATAGATGAGAGCAACGCGACTCTGATTGCATCCATTGAGAAACTTACTGCCGCGATCGACACAATTCCGATAGCAAGTGAACGCGCGGCTGCAGAATCGGGCACCGCATTTTCCGCTCTTTCTGAGCGAATCGTCAACACGGCAGAAGTAGCGAAGCTCGAAGCGGCCGGCATTGGCGGGGCGTTCTCCGGTCTGGGTGCTCTGCTCGGCGGCGGAATCGCAGTCGGATTCCTCGCGCACTTCCTCGACGAAACCAACAAAGAAGTTATCGCACTCGGAAATCTGTCTACTCAGACAGGCATTTCCATCTCCTCGCTCGCTGGATTGCAATTAACCACGCGGGAACTCGGCATTGACTTCCAAGTTGTGCAGCAGTCGATGTCGCGCCTTGAAGCAGCGCAAGCGCGTGCAGTGGAAGGCAGCAGAGGCCAGATAGAAGCCTTCCAGCGTATCGGCCTTTCCGTCAAAGAGATCAAGGACCTCTCGCCAGAAGAGTTGTTCAATACGGTATCCGGAGCGGTCCAAAACACGGCTAGCTCGTCTGACATCGCGGCCTCTTCCATGACGCTCCTCGGGCGCGGTGGCAAAGCACTAATCCCGGTTTTCAAAGAGTACGGCAGTTCTCTCGATGAGGTGATGAAGAAACTCGGAGAGGAGAGCGGGGTCACGGAAACAGCGTACGCCGAAGCGCTGAAGTATCAGAAGGTGATGGCAGACCTTGGTGACACACTGCGAAAGGTAGCCATTGAGTCCATTCCTCTTCTAACGACCGCGATTCGATATGGAGTCGCAGGGTTTGACGAGTTGGCTGGGACTATCGACAAGGTAGTCATTCGGATGTATCAGTACGAGCAGGACGCGGAAGCAATTTCCAATGCCACGCTTACCCTAACGTCGCCGATGCAGGCGATACGCGACAATGCCCGAGAGGCCGATGCTGCTATCGCGCAGTTGACGAAAGATACAACTGACCATGTGCGGTCGGCTCTTGGACTTGCAAGCGTCACCGAAGTGGAAAATCAAGGCACGAAAGCTATCGAAGCCTATGCCAACAGCGGCAAAGACCTCGCGCATCTTTCCGACGTATTCGCGCAAGTAAAAGGCGATTGGTTCGCGTTCACGCAAGCCATCGCAAGCGAAGGCGCTAAGTCAGATCCATTTGGGATTTCCTCAGTTCTTAAGACGATTGATCAGCGCGAAAATAAACCGAGCGGCGCGGGTGCCCCTGCGCCGAAGGATAACCGTTTGGAGGAATGGAAACTCCAACTCCAACAAATGGAGGATGCTAGTAACGCCTCACACATCGTAATCGAATCCCAGGAACTGGCTTTCTGGGATCACATTCTTCAGACAGTAAAACTTAAGACCTCGGAAGAGGTTGCGATTCGTCATAGCATCGCAACCCTGAACAAGGACATTGAAAAGGAACTGCAAGCCGATGTAATCCGTAGTTACGAAGAGGGCGCACGCGCCGCAGGCGAAGGATCGGAAAAACAACTTGAAATTCTGCGCACCCTTTACGAGTACACATCCCGAGTGTACGGCGAATTATCGCCACAGGCCGTGCACGCGTACGACGAGATTATTGCGTCCAGCCGCAAGGCGGCGGAGCAGCAAATCAAAGATGTTACGGAAGTGGCGAAGGCCGCAGAAAAGGCCGCACAGCAGCGTATCGAGGAAGCGCAGAAGCAATTAGAGACCCAGCACAAGGAAGACACGACCCAGATTGAATCCTCGGGCAAGCAAACTGTCGGTGCGCTAGGAGGCGGCAAGGGGATCATTGGCGGCGGTATCCAACTCGAAGTCGCACAGCAAGACACGCAGCAACTCTTGGCATTGGATGAATCCTTTGCTGCGGCTAGCATTGCGAACGCGCGAGCAATCGAAGCTGCTAAGGTCGAAGAGTTAAACAAAATTCGCTCAGAAACCCAAGCGCAGTATGACGCCGGAGCGCTCGGAGAGCAAGCCTATAACGAAAAAATCAAGCAACTCGACACCGAGCAGGAGGCGGCAGTCGAGGCGGAACAGACTAAAGAACTCGACATTACCCGAAAGACGGCAGACCAAAGGTTTCAAATCGAGCAGCAGTATGCGAAGCAGGTAGAAGCGGTTCAGCAGGAGATTGCGAATCGCATGGCTTCGGAACTCGATAAGATGATTTTGCAGTCGCGAAATTTTCATGAAGCCATCACGAAACTCTGGGTTGATGCAGTGCAGGGTATCATCAAGCAGATCGACAAGATGGCGACGGAGTTTATTACCCGGCAGCTGATTATGGTTGCTGCGAAGAGGTCTGCGGACGCAGCATTGGACGCGGCACAAGGAACGGCTGATGTTGGTAAAACAGTCGTCAACAATGCAGCAAACGCGGCAGCGGCCGAGAGTTACATTGGTACAGCGGCAGCAGCAGCTTTTGCAGGGCAACTGGAAATCAGCGACGGTTTAGACGTTCCTGGAGCCGTGGCTGCTGCAAGCGCAGTAGAATCTGCGGGTCAGGTATTCGTTGCTCAAGCCAGTGCCGCAGGTGGCTGGGAACTTCCAAGTAGCGGCGGCCCGTTCCCTATGCTTGGCCATCCCGATGAAATGATGTTGCCAGCGCCAATCTCAACGGGTCTAAAGAGAATGATCACAATGCAGAGCCTGCAGGAGAACAACAGTTCGACAACGAATGCCGCACCTGCGATTGGCAATCTGCACTATCACGCGGGCGACGTACATGCACTGGATGGCAGCGGAGTATCCGATGTTCTTTCTAAGCATCCTGCACAGTTAGCGAAGATGGTCTCTGGACTCGTGAGCAGAGGGCATCTTGACCCGAGAGGCTTCGTGCGATGAGTTTGACGACCTCTCTCGCAATCTTCCCAGGATTCAAGCCCGGCCAATCGTTTACGCCTCCGCCTACGCCGATTCGCGCACAGCCTTCCTGGAATTTCAAAGAAACTGCGAAGTGGAACAACTCAAGGCAAGAGGCTATCAATGGTCGCGTCTCCGTTGTGAAGTATTGGAACAATCCAAAGTGGGACTGGGAATGGATCTACAGCTTTATGTCCGACGACCCATCGGGACAGGCTTATGGTATTGGTTTGAACCAGTTCTATCCACAACCGATTCCTGCAACGGACCTCGGAGTTCTGAAAGGCTTCTACCATGCGATGCAGGGCGCCAACATGTTCGCCTACCAACCGCCAGACTGTGTGATTGGCGGAAACATGAGCATCACTGCAGTTTCGGGCGCGGGGAATCTCTTCACTCTCTACGGCGCGAACAACGCACAGCTTGGGAACTATGCGAACATCTCTGGATTAGGCCCGACGAGTTTTCTTGATGGCAACCGTCAAGTGCTTGCCTGTTCCCCTTTATACATCACGGTATATCTTGCACATGCCGACTATGCACTCACTGCTGATTCAGGGTCAGCATTCATCGGACAACTCCTCTCGCCGGCAGATGCGAACAACAATTCAGAACTGGTGCACACGATTGGCGCCTACCCAGCGATTCCCTTGACCGGGACTCCGCCGACAGCAACACTGGCAACGGAGTCAGTACAGCTAATAGACTCTTCCACGCTTCAAGTTCAGGCCAATGGCACAACTGTAAGCACGATAACGCTCCCAGTAAATACGGTGCCGAACTATCAAGGTCTCGTGCTGAATTTTGCGTCCGCGCCAACGCCCCCGATTGTCGCAGCATTCAGTTATTACTATCCGGTGCGGTTCTCGGAAGACACACAAGAGTATGAAAATTTTTCGGCCATGCTTTATTCGTGCAGTTCCGTAAAAATGGAACAAGATAGGCTCTAAAATGATCGACGAAAAACTAAAGACAGTCCTCATCGACAACATCGGCGAACCCGAAGGCGGCTTCGCGGAATCAACGTCACTTGCCAATGTGGATTCCTTGCGAATACTAGAGATCGGCATAGCGCTTGAAGAGGCTTACGGGATCATCATCGAAGATGAAGATATGCGAAGAAACGGCAATAATGTCTTTGCCGCGGTTGGTGATTTGCAAGAGTATCTAAAGCGGAGGACGAGTTGCCCCGCGTAATCTATAATCCTGCGACAGGAGTTATTAACTCGTCCTCTGTTCAGACCGCCCTGCTAACTGATCAGACCTTGGTAATCTGTAATCTCTACAGCTTCGCGAACCGAGTGTTCTGGACTTACGACCCAACTAGTCATGTAGCGTTCTGGTCATTCACTGATGGAGACTTTGCGTGTGCAGTTAAGTATCTTCAGTTGTTCGCATCGGGCAGCGTGCAAATTTCAGCCTTGAACGCAGGGAATATGTACTACACCGCAGCGCCAGGAGGCGCAGGAGTTACATATTTACCGGCTAGACGCACCGGGGTAGGCGGAGCCCTGAATGATGCAGGCTTCAAGCGAGGTCCGCTCACTTACGAAGTTGGCTTGGCAGCCAACGCTCCAGAGTTAAATTGGTTTGTTGATGACGCTGCCGACCACTTCGCGCCTCTCAGTGGAGCCTACACCCAACTAATTAATCCGCCCGTGGCCATCTTGCCTATGAGGCAGGCAATGGTCAACTTCCGAGCATTCGACGACTGCCCATTCTGGATTCATCGCGCGATCTTTACGGACTTCCCAAATAAGGGAGGATTATTTCTAGGCACGACATTGATGTGGCGCGGGTTCATCCGTAAGGTGGAAGCTGCCGCAGATTACCTCAAAATTACTTTGGCGAGTTTGATGCAGATTATTCAAGACACGCCAGTGCCGACGCAGATCATTCAGGCGAACAGCCGTACTGGGCCATTCCTGCCGTTCCCAACCGTGGGAGCCAGCACACTTGGCCCATATCCTTCAGCAGGTTCCATTGTGCGAATCGCGGCCAAGACTTATACCGTGAGCGGTTCGGGAATCGTCGCGAACCAATTTCAAGACTGCTGGGTAACGTTCAATCCGCAGGCATCGAGTTTCAACTTCGCGCCGCAGAGCGGTCTTCCTCCACAGGCTACGCCATGCTGGAAAATTCAGAGCAACACCGCCTCCAGCGGGGGTGCTGTGAATATTACATTCTACGATCCGCCGATTGTGCCAGGTAACGTGCAGAACATCAACGTGTTCTCATTGGCATCTGGAACAATCGGAGCACCAGGGGTTGGGAACATACCACCGCCAGATAACAGCCTCAGCATATGACCGACGAGGAAATCAAAGAGCAGTGTAATGCTGTGATAACAGAAGCGATGTCCTGGGTAGCGCCGAAGAAAACTGCCTACCATCACGGGAGCGCGATGAAAGGTGTGGGCGTAAGTTGTTCAACATTCATTGCATCTGTATTCAATGCAGCCATCGACACGCATCTCACCGTAGTTGACCACGTTGAGCAGTGGTATCTGAACGCGAAGGAACAACTGTATCTCGATAACCTAAAAGTGCAGGGCTTCGTAGAAATCGAACGCAGCGAAGTTCGGGCGTGTGACCTAGTTGTGTCGAATACGATCTATGAAATTTACTGCCACAGCGGGATCATTCAATCATGGCCGACGCCGGCTCCGGTTATCCATGTCACGCGCAACGGAGCCGAACGAGTGAAATCTCTTTGGTCAAGTTGGTACTTCGCGCAAAAGCCGAACACTAACAAGTTCTTTCGATGGGGAGGTTGGATGTGAGGAAAGAACATGCGCGAGAACTCTTTATCAATCTAGCCCTCTACTTCACTGGAACGGTCTGCCTCTATAGCACAGGACATTGGATTGGCGGCTCCGTACTTTTGCTAGCATGGGCAAGAGTCGCTTTTATTACTGGAATTTAAGAATGCGCGTACTTAAAGGAAATCTCGCCAGCCCTCCGCCGAACGCGACTGGACTTCAGGTTAACAACTCCGCCTATGGTCAAGCGTTTCCACTGCTCTACGGTTACAGCGACATCGTTCCTAAGCTTATCTGGGCCAGCAACTTTCAGGTGCATGGCGGAGGCAGCGGCATATTCGCTAGCGGCGGGAAGGGAAGCACGACTTATTCCACAAATGCTGACTTACTCCTGCCATTCAATGGCATCGAAGGCATCAGCGACGTTTGGTACAACGGGACGTGGTTCTACATCTTCAGCACGACGCAAGTCGTCAGTATGCCTTCGGGGGCGACCGCTGGGCAGGTTGTAACCTTTACGCTGAGCAATCCGGCGCAAATTGCACTTGTTGCTGGCGTCTATCTAGCAGGGATCCCATACTTTGAAAGTTATACAGACTATGTCTATCCAGACGAGAATAACAGTTTCAGCGTAAGCGGGAACGGGATCATTCCACTCTACAACGCAGCCTTTCCCGCGCCGAACAATGGCAACTGGAGTTCGCTTGGCATTCCATATGCGGAGTACAACCAACCAGGAATCGGGCCGACAGTGGGCACGGTTACATTCCCTGCGGCAATCAGCGGGTCATTCAGTATAGTCATTGTCTACTACTTCAACGTGAACGTTAGCGGATATGCTCTCCCGCTGCCTTCAGCACAGTTGACTTTTGAATCCGAGTTAGGAAACGGCGCTTCAGGGCAACCGATTGTCTATCCTGAGTTTGCTGGTGTCTACGGCGAGAACATCAATCTTGGCGGTTCTCCAATGCTGCCGCAATGGAGACTCCACGGGAAGGGCTTGTTTGGTCTCGGCTTTCCGGTTACCCAAGGGACTGGAGTACCAGGTGCAACGGCTCAGACCGTGCAGCAAATGCCGGCCGCGGGCGACTGCAATCCAGCGGACGTGATGTTCGATTTGATTTCGTCCGGCAATGCCGTGACTTGGTTTGGAACAAACGCCTGTTGGAATCACGGTTGCGGGTTCAGCGGAGTTATCTACGATTCAGGAGGTGGTATAGATAATCAGTTCCAATACTCCCGCTACGGAAGTCTTGCCATTGACGAAGCTGGGCCGATCGCGTTCCTGCGACTGCGAAATTACTGCCTCGCATATAGCATTCTAATTTCTGCCGAATTGCGTGACCAGAGTTCGTGTGCTCAGATTCTCAAAGACCTTGCAGAGATTGCGAACTGTGCGCCGTGCTACAACGGTGCCTCGCTGGACTTCGTTCCTTATTGCGAGATTTCCAACTTTGGCAATGGCGCGAACTACATTCCCTACACTGCCACTGGCCCTTTCTTCGCACTGATCAGCGCACACTTCTTAACGACAAAGAAAGACAAGCAAGGAAACTCCAATCCAAAGCCACCGGTCGTTCTGCAGGCAGGGTTGCCACAAGATAATTACAACTCTCTACAGATCAACTTCAAGGATCGAACAGGAACATCGAACAATAATTCCCTTATCATCACGGATTCCGGTGATCTCACAAGACAAGGGCCACTACCTACCAAATCTCTGTCTTGGCCTTGGGTGCAAACCCCAAGCATAGCAGCCAATGCAGCTTGGGCCGTGATGCGGCGCAATGCTGTCATCGGACGCGATGGTAAATATATCTTCTCGCTCCCGGCATATTGGAGTCCCATCTTGACGTTAATGGACTTCATCACTCTGGACGAACCTTCGCTCGATCCGCTCTTGCCTATTCCAGTTCGGATAACGAAGATTTCGGAAAACGAAAAAGACTTTACGCTGGAAATTGAGGCAGAGAAATATGTCTATGGCGGAAGCCTTCCGACCGCACCGGCGAGCGGAATAGGTAGCGTGGGCACAGGCGGAGGCGGAGGTGGCGGCGGTGGGCAAGACAATCCAGGCAGCGTGAATCCGCCGATCTTCATTGAGACAACGCCAGAGATGGTTCCGCTGCAAGAAATTTGGATTTGTGTGAGCGGTGGCAAGCCGATTGTTAACGGCATTGAAAGTGCCACAAAAGTAAGTGGTGGCGCAAACTATGCTGCCGCCTCAGTCTCGGTCGCCGGCACGGGCACGGGCTGCACGATGATCGCGGTGATTAGCGGTGGTTCCATTTCAAATTTGGTCGTTACCAATCCAGGCCAGAACTACACAGGAACGCCGACGATCACGATCACTGATCCTACGGGACTAGGTTCTGGCGCATCATTTACGGCAGTGATACAAGCCAGCATCCCCGTGAGTTATGGTGGCTGTCTCGTCTACATGTCCACGGATGGAGGTACGACCTACGATGCGGTAGAGGACATCTACAGATCGTCGCCAATCATCACGGGCAGTCAAACGATGGGCGTTACTTACAACGCGGATTATCCGTTGCATGTTGATCCAGATAGTACCGACACGTTGCATGTTGATCTTACCGAGAGCCAGCAGCCGTTGAGTGCGTTTACGACAGGCCAGCAAAATGCGTTTCTGTCGCTATGCTATCTCAACGGAGGTGGGACCGTCGAGAACCCCTGTAATACAGCACTGCTTACAATTCCCTATGAACTCGTGGCCTACGGCGGTGCGACACTCGCCGCAACAAATAAGTACACTCTCGCTCCGCCAATCCGGCGCGGATGCTATGTAACACCTGTCGCGGATCACCCTATCGGAACGCCGTTCTCATTTATGAATGATGGGAAAGTGTTCAAGATGGCGCTCTCGCCAAGCCTCGTGGGAGTGACTCTTTATTTCAAATTCTTGGCGTTCAATACATCTAATACTCTCACGCAAACTTTAGCTCAAGCGACGGCCTATGCCTTTACTCCGACAGGGACCGTGGGCTGGCCGATTTGCACGGTAGGAGGCGGGTCGCCGACGATTAGCCTAGTCAACTCCGGTCAATTCTTGTTCTATCCGAGTTACCATAATGCAGGAGGGCCGACTCAAGCGGAGACTCTTACCTTGGGATGGACCCCGACTCCTGGTAACACGTTAATCATAATGGTGCAGGCGCAGGCGGAACAAAATGCTCCAGCGACTCACGTGTACCCGACGAATGGGGTTACCGCGTTTCAAGACGGTTACGGCAATTCATTCCAAAACATTTCACAGGCTACCGAAAACTATACGTACATTGCGCCTGCTCCGGATCTATCTTATGGCCAGTTCTATTCAGTGGCTTGGTGGGAGGAAAATTGCAGTAATTCAAAGGTAATCAATTTTAACGTAACTGGTTTGCAGGCCACGATAGGAATCAATGACACTACGGTATGCGTAACCATTTATGAAATTACACCTGCGTGCATTGTTGATGTGGGAGGAGTCACGCAATCCACCATAGCCACATCGAGCGTAACTCCGTTCAATGGAGCTTCAATCCCCGCTACCGGAACGCAGGATTTCTACGTGACCGGTATGTGTATCTGGCCGACCACTGCGAGTGTGGGTGGAGCGTGGAACTCATCCCTCTTGACTAATAATGTGACTGCATCCGCTGGCACGATAGGGGCAACCTACGTTATATCTTCGGGAACGCAGCAGGCTACCTTTACTCCAGCCAGTTTCCCGAATCAATCCCTTGCTGTGACATCTGGAGTGTGTTTCAAGATCGCGCCATAGTCAAATGAGGAGATCGTGTGACATTTGTGTCGCACTGGACAACGACTCCGCTCCCAAGGAGTGCCAGTACTGCCGCATCTGCGGGCAGTGGATGTGCACAGATTGTCGCAAGAGCCTTGTTAGGCGAACGCAAGCCGCGATAAAGGCATGTGCTCAGAAAGTTCTAGGCAACGGCAGCACTTAGCAGATAAAATCCATGTGATGTAGGACTACCAAGGTTCCCCATCGACGCAAGGCACGGACCAGCAGGGCGCTAGTAGAGCAAGATACTTTTTAAGGGCGCAACTATTGCGATGAATGGGAGGGAGGACGTGAATGGAACTCTTGCTCTGCTCGTGGATTCCGGGAACTCTCAATGGCTCTATCCTGCAATCGCTTCTGTGGTTATTGGTGTTCTGTTTCTTGCTGTTAAGCGGGACTTACGCAGCAAGGACGAACTCCGCCGGAAAGAGGATGAACAGGAAGAGGCAGGAAAGAAGGCTCTTCAGGCAGCAGTTGACAGCCTCAATGCAGGGCTCGATAAAGAAACCTTTGAACGACAGAATGCCATTAGCGAAGAGTCTTCAGCCCGAAGAGATCAATTCGCCAATCTTGGTAGGGACGTTGGCGAGATTCGCGAAGAGATGTGCCACGATTACGGGGAACGTGGCAAAGCGCGTCCGACGTTCGGTCGGCAACAGTCAGGGCACGACTAGCGGGGTGTGGGCGCCGGTGTGGTTTGTATTCGTCATCATCGGAGGAATCGCAGTCTACTTTGTCATCTATCCCCCGGATACGGTGCGTCCCGCCGACTTCTTATGTCCCGATAATTGCACGGCAATTCAGAAAGTCGAAGGCGTGCAGGGTATCGAGGGGATCAATCTAAAGACTGGAAGAGTTAACGAATTCAGATGGTGCCGGCCTTTAGTTGATCCAAACTATCCTAAGTTGTTTCCTGGTTATGTCATCGAACTGCACACGGTACGGCGCGGTTTATGCGACGATATAACTCCGCCGACCTATTACTTTCACATCGTCCGCGGAAAGGAATTAGTTAAGCGCGAATATCAATTGGTTGCGGCCGTTGCTCACCTCGACCTCTTCCATGTTGATCCAGATGTTAATCCGGGCGATAAGCCCGCGCTGTCCAACCGCTGTCGCGACACGGATGACGACACCAATGTAATCTGTGACGGACAGCCATTTGTACCGACACAGGAGGAATCCAATTCCGAACCCACCGGATGGCACGTTCTCAGCGCCAGTAGTAGCTACTAAGGGAATGACCCCTCAGCAATGGCAAGCTAAATTAAATGCTGCGATAGCCACGGGCTACCCAGCCTTTAGCGCCACGACTCCCTCGCCAGATATACCGGGCGAGACGTGGACCTGTGTCTACTTGAAAACCAGCAAGGACTAGCATTTTCACGGCAAGGCACGTCCCATTTCTCACTGAGGTCCAGCCTTGCCTGAAGGTTCTGCAAAGTCGGTCACGCTCACTACTGCGGACTTAGAGCGTTTACGCAGTGTGCCCGTAATTGATCCCACCGCAAACGTCCTTGGACTCGTGGCCGCAGAAGGAAGGCGGCAGGATGACCTTCGGGCAGCGGAAGCAGTCAGACAGGACGATCTAAGGAGAACGCAACGTGAAAGCGACCAAGAAATACGGCGCGTCAGAGCAGAATACGAGCACGCTTTAACGGGTGCGGAATCGAGAAGGATTGACGCCCTAGCAATTGCGGAATCGCGGCGCCTAGATGCCGTACTCGCGGAGCAAAAAGCAAATGTTGCGCTTGCCAATTCGCGGGCTGAACTTACGGCCACGAATCTTGCGGAGCGCGTTGATAGTTCGGCAAAGGCTCTGGCGCAAGCCGCGCAAGCTATTACGGATGCACTCTCGAAGCGAGTAACTGAACTCGAAACTAACCGCTGGTCCTCTGGTGGCGAAAAATCCCAAAGACTGGAAGGTCGCCAGTTCAATCAATGGCTCATTGGTATCATTGCGCTGTTGATCGGAGTCGTGCTCGCCCATTTCTGGAAGTAGTGATGCGACGACATGACCGAGCGGGAGAAACTTGAGGCCACGATTGAACGGCTTGAGGAATTGTTGGAGTTCAACCCGACAGGCTTGCCGGCCGTGGCGATAGCGACAGAGATTCTACGATTAGAACGGCGGCTTGAAGAGTTGGAGAAAGAGGGCAAATGAAATACGACGGCGACGATCTTCACGCAATGGCGCTTTGTATTTGGCGAGAAAGCCGCGGTGAAGGGAACCCTGGTATGCAGGCGGTCGCCAGCGTCATCGTGAACCGTGCGAGTGCTTGGTACGAGATGAGCAGCACTGATCCGATTCATGCAACGATCTTTCAAAAGAATCAGTTCACCTCTATGAGCGTGCCGTCAGACCCAGAGTTCAGATTGCAGCCAGAGTTAGACGATCCGCAGTATGCCTTCGCAGTGTCGATCTGCGAAGCCACTATTAATGGCAGGAATTCAGACCCGACCAAGGGAGCCCTATATTATGCGAACCTCGCGGAGGCCACGTCTGGATGGTTTAGCCGCGTAATCAGCGGTTCAGATGGCAAGGGAACTCCAGAGCATCCGCTGTGCGCCGTGATTGGAAGACAGAGTTTCTACCGCTGAAGGGAGAGCGATGCAATACGAAAGCTGGATGCCGTATGCGGGTATCGCAGTGGTTGTGTTCGGCATGTTTTGGATTTTCGCACTGAAGTTGCTGACAAGCAAAACGATCAATCTCCCCACGGTCCAGGATATTCAAGAGCTCGCTACAGTTTTTAGTACCAAGGGCGGCTTTATTCTGGCACTGCTCGTCATGTGGTTCGTGACTCTATTCGGTACGGTTTCGTTTGGCATCTGGGTGATTGTGAAGGGCGTTGATCCGCAGCACGCGGTTGTAGTGACAATCCTTGGAATGCTGGTCAGTCAAGCATTTGGCAACGTGAACGGTTCACTCTTTACTTCATTCAAGGGCGATGACCCGAAAGCGCCTCCCGGCGTCACTTCTGAAACGAGCAGAACAGTAGTACAAACCACCGAAGTGCAACCGACCATTCTGACCAAGCCTTTAGTGGATGCCGTCTCGCCACCTGAGCACATTTGAGCATCTAACAGCGGCTCGAAGATGAAAGAATCTGACAGGAGGAAAACCCTATGTTTGTCTATCTGCCTCTGTTGATCTGTCTGGTCGGCTTGTTGATGTGGCTGTTCGTGGATGCTGCCAAGTATCCGAAGGCTCTTGAGATCGGCAAGGTCATGTTCTGGGTTGGACTGCTTACCTTTCTGCTGACTTGGCACGGCGGGAAGCCGTTCGGTCTGGCTGGTATGTTCTTCGCTCCGCGCCTGCTCTGAAGTTCCTCGCTGCCCACTCGCCCGATTCTGCCCTTCCCTCAACGGCTCAGCCCTAACCGGGCTGGGCCGCTTTTCTCGTTGCGCCAATACTCACCTTCGCGTATCTTTTCGGCATGGGATTCGGAACGAAACAGGTTGCAGGTAAGTTCGAGGTCATCGACTTCGAAGATGACTGCATCACGCTGCGGCATCTTGAAAGCCAAGCAGAATACACAATCGCCATTGCCGAAGGAGCAACTGACAAGTTCCTAGAAGTGATGCCTCTGGGCACGTTCTTTCTCGGTGCGCTGGAGATCGAAGACTACCATGTCTGTTAACCCCGCCATTCTCCAGCGCATTATGCTCCCTAGCGGACACTTCATTGTGACGGACTTCAAGCGCGGCATCGCATTGCTGTGCGATCCTGAAGATGGGCGCTGTCAGTGCTGCGGGAAGATAAAGAACCACTGGAATCTCACATTCAGTTTTCAGGTAGCGGGGACGGATGGGATGATGAGGCCGGGGATGCGGATACAGAACGGAATGAACTGAAAGTCTCCACCCGGTGGAGAGATTCGCGCTTGACACGATTCACTAGCACACGCTACAGTCAGATTCGGGAACCTATGGCTTCGATTTCACCATCTCGCGCACGAGCACTTGAGGGAAGGCAGGCGCGGGAATAACTGAGTTGGCAAATCGCGTTGAGACTCGAAGCCTTCCCGGCACCTTTGCAAACGGGAAGGCTTTTGAGTTTTTCGGCAAGGAAAGGAGGTAGTCATGCCTGTACTTGAAATGCTGGAAGAAGTTGAAGGCGTTGCGGACATCGGCTACTGCGTAGCGTCGGAAGAAGGGGATCACGAACGCTTGGTGCGGGATGCGCGGGCGGATCGTGTGCGGCTAGGGTTTGATATTGCTTCGTCTTCGGTGTTTTGCGGCCGGTGCCGGATGGTGATTCCGCTGGAGTGTCGGGTCGGGTAATTATGACCATGCATCGTTCCAGAGCGCCGGACGATCTCTACGAGCAGTATGGACTAAAGCGACGGAAATCAATCCCGGTCAGGGTGCCTACGAAGCGAAGCATGGACTTGATCCTTTTCCGGAAGGACCAGTGAATGAATGCAACCAAAAGGCAGTAACTTTATGGACAACGAAAAACTCATCGCACTTTGGGGAAGCGCCAAGAGCCAGTTGCTATGCGGCAAACTGATTCGCACTTGGGATTGCAGTCTGAGACCATGCCTCTGTACTGCCGATCACGAAGGCGGATGCAATCCGTTTTCTCCGACACCGAATCTGAGCGTTCGCAGGAAATCAGAAAAGGTGTGCGTTTAGGCGGGAATGTCGATGAATCCTGTTCTTGCCTGTGCCCATAAGCGGCAGTTCTCCAGTCAATCAGAATGCGATAAGTCAATTCGCGCAAACGCGAACTCTACACCCGGCTTGTGCAGCTACAAATGGAGCGTTTGCGGGCTGTGGCATAAGACGAGCAGAAGACGAAACGGAAAGAAAGTCCGGCGCTAGCAAATGATTGAGATTCACTTCAAATTTTTCAGGTCTCGCGGTGAAGCCCAAGAATACACGCGACGGTGGCGCAGGGCGCACAAAGGCAACCTTCCTAAACCGTTGCGAGGCCATCACGGTATCACTTTCGGCACCAGCGATTGGTTCAAGGAATGTGGCAGCAAAATCGGACATCGCAGCCTTCATTCTGCGATCCAGCAAATCACAGAACTGAAACTAAAGCCAGCCATTCACAATACGGGTGGAGCATGGCTTACGGTGTATCTTTGTCGATGGTGCGAATGGTTTCATGTTGGGCACTCAACCGAAAAGTGGGAACATGAACGAAGCACGGTCTATTCCGAGAAAGGAATGGATCATAAAGTATTTGCGCCAGACCTGTTTCTTCCCTGAGTGACCGCATCGATTTTATCTATGCAATTCTCCTCGAATTGCAGTATGCTTAATCCCGTCTGGATTCCAGCATCGCGGAGAACAATCATCATGGAGCCAAAGAAAGCAGTTGCCGCCCCACTTCCTGTCAAGTTCAATGTTTCAACGCACATCATCGGCCACGGCGAGAAAGCAAAATTCATTTTCCATCCCGTAGGTGCGGACGGCGTTGGCATAGCGTTGCCGATAGGTACAGACCCGGTCGCGTTCGAAGCCAGCGAACCAGAAGCCTTGCACTTGCAAACGGACACGACCGACATCACCGGCCTGACGGTAATCGGCAAGCCAATGGTTCCAGGCGTTGAATTGGACGGGTTGACGGTGCATGGGCAAACGTTGCTTCCCGGCGCAGATGCTCCCATCGAAGGCACATCAGATCCAATCAACCTCGTATTCGGACCTATCGGAGCCCACGGCCACAAGCTGGAATTGCCAGAGACGGCAGAGCAGAAGGCCGCGAAGGACAAAGCGAAGAGTGCGGCCAAAGAGCGGTCTGAGAAAGCGCGTGCAGCGCGGAAGAAAGCTTCTGCGACTCCAGCGCCGTCGCCAGTCACGTCGGGCAAAGCTGTGGCACGGCTTCACGATCTAGAGTAAATGACAAAACATTCCACCGGGTGGAGGGATTGAGTGGGCGGTCTCCAGTGGACAACTCTTGCCGCACTAACGGCGCACAACACGTCGGCAAATCCTGCCTACAACAAAGCGAACTTTCCCGCAAACTTCACCGGCGAGTCAATGCTTAGCCAGTCAGGAACGATGGAGGCCGTTGACTCCACAAAGTCAGATGACAGTTTCAACCCTGTCACTCCCTGCCACGTTTCCAAGCTCAGCGTGCATACTCTTTTCCCGAACTACAAAGGGAAGATCATCAGCCTTTGCGTACCGTACAACTACGGCGGGAATCATATAAATGTCGGGATTAACAATCTCACCGAGGCCCAGGCCGAAGCCGCGATGCTGAATGAGCAAATGATCGGCGCAGACGGAATCACGATCGATTGGTACGGGCCGAACCGGGCAGAGGACACAATTAGTCTTTTGTGGAAAGCGCAGATTGAGGCAATGCAGAACTTCACATTCGCGCTGATGATTGACACGAGTGGGGGATCGTACTCGACAACCGCGGAACTAATTGCCTATCTGGCCTATGCAAAGGCGACCTACTTCAGTTCGAAAGCGTACCGCACATACAACGGTTTGCCAATTCTTTATCTGTGGGGCAGTCCGGTGCCGGGAGTCAACTATCCGCAAGCACTTGCGACGGTAGGCCCGATGTATGTTATCGGGCAAGGTCCAAGCGCACTTGCATGGGTATATTGCAATGCGGGGTTCGATTGGGTGCAGCCGTATCTCAACGGTGTAGTCGCGGCCGACCCTTATAATCTCGAAGCGAAGCAGTCCTTCATCAATAACTACAAGGGCGCCGCGAAGGGTTGCGTGCTGGCGCTGTCATCGCGATTCAATGGAACGCTGACCAAGACGAAGGCATGGTCGGAAGGGAAAATGCTTCCAGGCAATTACGGCGGATGCTGGCTCAGTCAGGCTGCGCTCATCAACGCAAACCTGCTGCCGAACTTGGTTGAGATCATGCTGGCAACGGGCTGCGCGGGCGATTGGGAAGAAGGGACACAACTGGCCGGCGGAATTGACAACGGAATTACGGTCAATGCTTCGCTCAATGGTTCGATGCTGAGTTGGACGGTCTCAGGCGGTCTGGGTAACGAGTCCACAATCAGTAAGTATATGATTTTGGCGCAAATGGTTGGAGAAGTTCCGAACGACACAGCAATTATCGCAACGCAAACTCTCGGCTGGCCAAAATCTTTGGACCTGAGCACAGTGAGCGGATTGCCTCCAGGAAATTATCAGCTCTATGTGTACGCGGTCGGAATGCCTTGTGTGAGAAACCAAATTAGCGCACCGATACCCTACACGGTTGCATCGCAGAGCATGACCGGGACTTTTACAGGAACGTTTGTTGGGACTTTCACGCCAAGCGGAAGCTAGACGATGAGTCGCGAACTTATTATGTTTCTTCTCAATACGCTTGTACTGGTTCTCATCTCAGCATCCTTCGTCATTGGGATATATCGACCGAATCCCTATCGGATAGGTCGCTGGCTCCTACGGGCCAACATGGCCATGTGGGTTGTCATCTGGATTATCGGTCTGACAAAACTGCTGCACCGATGAACCGTTACTAAAGTCCACTCTCCTCTCGTACTCTTTCCCCTCGCACTTAAGCGCGCCATACTTGCGTCATGGAGGAATCAATGGAAAACCGATGGTTGGAAGAGGGGCTTGCGGCTGAGATTGCAAGACTCTGGCAGATGGTGGATGGGTCGGCGAATTCACCTGCTATCGACAATCGCTGCGATGATATAATTCGCACGCATGACTCCCGCCGAGATCGTCAAAACTTTACAACGCTACCGCTTTAGTTGCGCAACGGAAGATGAGTTGCAACGCGGCATCGCGAAAGTTCTCGGTGACGATTCGTGGCAGCGAGAAGTCAGTTTGACGCCGATGGATCGACCTGATTTCTTCTCGGAACCGGATGGCATTGTTATCGAAGTCAAGATTAAAGGCTCGGTCGGTAACGCCCTTCGCCAACTCGAACGTTATGCAAAACACCCCGCAGTTAAAGGAATCGTATTTGTCACAACCCGCTCTGTGCAGGCACTACAGATGCCCGGCACTCTTCAAGGAAAGCCTCTCGCAGTCTGTTACCTCAAATCATTATGCTGAAAGCGAAAGTGCAAGACCCGCACGGTGTCGTGTCGTTCTGGGACGATGGCAACTGCTGGCTGATTAAAACCAAGCCGCACATCGCGCTCCGCATGAAGCGCATCTTCCCGAAGATCAATCCAGGCGAACAGGGAATCTTGCGCCTCTCGGATACGCCAGAGAACTGCCGCGACCTCGAATGGTTTCTCGAACGGTACCCGCATGATTGCCCCTACGTTCACATGCTGCGGAGCCGTGCGAAGATGCACCGCGAGGCTGAGGCGGTCATCGCGAGCTTGATGAAAGCCACGCCAACGAATGGGCGTGTGAAAGAGTTCAAGATGGCGAAGCCTCCGCGCGATTATCAAGTACAACTTGCGGACTTGCTAAAAGCTTCGGGCGGATTGCTGTGCGCGGACGATGTCGGCCTCGGAAAGTCGGTAAGTGCTATCACCGCATTCGTTGATCCGACGCTACAACCGGCGCTTGTGGTTTGCCTCGCACATCTCCCGCTCCAATGGCGTAACTTTATCCGCGAGTTTGCGCCACACTTGCGCGTCCACATTCTCAGCAAGGGAACCCCGTATAACTTCAAAGACAAGTGGGGCGACCTCCCAGACGTGATTATCAGCAGTTATGGAAAGATGCGAGATTGGGCCGAAACGCTATCGGCCATCATCAAGAGTGTAGTGTGGGACGAAGCCCAAGAATTGCGGCATGAAGATACGCAACGGTATGCAGCGGCCCGTGTTATCGCCGATGCAGCCCCATACAGACTAGCTCTAACCGCGACTCCAATCTACAACTTTGGAATTGAAATGTTCAATGTAATGCGCTGCGTGAAGCCAGAGGCGCTGGGAAGCCGCGACGAGTTCGTAACCGAGTGGTGTGCGGGAGATGCGATCCGCGACCCACGTGCCTTCGGAGAATATCTTCGATCTGCCGGCCTCATGCTTCGTCGCACACGAGCCGATGTTAAGCGCGAACTGCCGCCATGCTCGTCCATCGTGCATTCGATCGAATGTGACGAGAAGGCATTAGAGGCAGGTATCTCCGGGTGTGACGAACTGGCGAACATCATTGTGAGTCGCAGTGAGTTGTACCGCGGACAGAAGATGCAGGCAGCGGCCGAGTTTGACATGCGAATGCGACAGGCTACGGGCATCGCAAAGGCTGGCTATGTTGCGGAGTTTGTGAGGATGCTAGTCGAGGGTGGACAAAAGGTCGCGCTATTCGGCTGGCATCGTGCCGTCTATGCAATCTGGATGAAGAGATTAGAAGATCTGAATCCAGTGATGTATACCGGAAGCGAGAGTCCCACCCAAAAGAATGCCGCGAAAGAACGATTCGTTAGTGGAGATTCAAAAGCCATCTTGATAAGTTTACGCGCTGGCGCCGGATTAGATGGATTGCAGAAGGCGTGCAGCACTGTTGTCTTTGGTGAACTGGATTGGAGTCCGGGCGTACATTACCAGAACTCTGGACGTATAGCACGCGACGGGCAAGAGAATCCCGTGTTCTCTTACTATTTGGTCTGCGATTACGGCTCAGACCCTATCATCTCCGACACTCTTGGAATCAAGCGGCAGCAAAGTGAAGGCATCCTAAATCCAGCGGCGGACATTATCGAAGGTCTGCAAATTGATCCTGAGCACGTAAAAAAGCTTGCAGAGGCTTATCTACTACGAAAACGCCGTTGACTCTTTCACTAGTATTGCTTTACGCTTGAGGTCATGAGTAAGTCTCGTCTACCCAACGGTCCTGGCCCACGCGCCAAGCGGACTGGCACGCCTGTTAAGAATGGCAAAGGGATACCTGTATGGTCGTATCCCAGAGAGAAAACTAGAGCCTGTTTGGTGAAAGCGTCCGAGAGGGCAGGGCAGAGCCTTGGAGCGTTCTTGATCTTGGCAGGCTTGGAAAAAATCGCACGGATGAAGATGCAGGCCGATGGAGAAACGGTGCTAGCGTTGGCCGACATGGAAACCGCAGTGCAAAAGCTGATCCCCGAAGAGGAGTATGCGGAGTTGCTGCGGAAGCGCGGAGGGAAGGGTGGAAAGTGAAAATCGGCCGCGCGACTGAGATACTATTCGGCATTGGAATCTTGGTCGCAGTGATATACGTTTGGGTTGTGAAATTCATCTCACCCTGTTGCTATCATCACTTTCGATGACACCCGACGAGCAAATCCTGCAAACAATCATCACGGAGCGCGGCTACTTGGTCGGATGCACGGACTATAACTTGGTTGTTGGTCAAGAGATAAGATTTTTATGGGATTGGGATAATCTTCCGCTTCATGTTAACCAACCATTTCGAGTCATTCGGCAGACCGATAAAACTGATTTCGCGATACAGGCTGCGCTTATTGAGCACCACTGGCCGGACATGAATTGCGAAGGAGATCGGTGCGATGGGGAAAAGTTCTACCGGATCGGAACGGACTGAGAATGGCGCAGAGCAAGGAGCGCACCCGCCAAGCTGCCGCACAATTCATTCGTGACCTCAACGATGACCTCCGAACAATCAAGCGAATCCAGCAAGACGTAGACGCTCTACTTGATGCTGGGAACGAAGGTTCTCATGGCTCATGTCTGCTCGAAGCCATAGCCAGCCTCTTGGAAGATGTCAGCGACGATTACCGCGCCACGCGAGATTCCTAGCAGAAGATCAAAGAGACAGGCGTCATCGGGAAGGAATAGTTCCAATCCTTCCACCGGGTGGAGACAATGCCTCTTGACTGATTCACTAGTATTCTGTATGCTCCTTGGCATGAAGATACAGAAGTTCTGGATATTTCAAGGCGAAGCGGGATTGTACGCATCTTCCCTTCCTCCGCGTAATCCTCGGGTTGACTTTGAAACTGAGCGAGAGCGGTGGGTAAGAGAGAGACAACAAAATGCCTTGTGGGTTACTGAAGCGCAGAATGCCGAACAGGCGCTAGCCAAATACAATGAATACGCGGCCCAGCATCCTGTCATAATCGCGTACTTGTCCGAATGGAGGGCATCTCGCTATAAACGGCTCGTTCTCTTTCTCCAATGCCCGATTGTCTGCCGCCTGTTCAAAATCGAGAGGTCGAGAAAATTCTTCGCACGCGAAGCCGAGAAGGTTGAGAGCGGCGGAGATGTCACCACTTTTACCGCTAGGGAATTCCGCGATTTAGAGCGGCACTGTCTTGAAATCGAGAGCAAACTTCTAACATATGTCAGATTAGACGGAGATTCTTTGCGTGCGTGAAGCGACC